TCAAAAAATATTCAAGTATAATGCATTATGATGATATAAAGAAAATAAATAATGTTATAGAACATCGTCCTAAATTAGCCGATGCTCTTTATATCATAACAGAGAAAATTCATGGTGCAAATTTCAGTATTTATCTTGAAAATGGTGAAATAAAGTATGCATCAAGAAATGAAATGACAGTAGACTTTTTTGGATGTCAAGCAGTTTTAGGTCAAGACAAATTCCAAAATTTCTTTAAAGCATTAATGGAAGATTATCCTAATCAAGAAATAGTTGTTGTTGGAGAATTATTTGGTGACAGAATACAAAAAGGTGTTAATTATGGGAAAGAAAAAAATTTTAGAATATTTGACATAAGAATAGATGAAGAATATTTATCACCTTTTGCATTATTATTACTTCTTGGTAAATATAAAGTACGTGATTTATATGTACCAATATTAGCAACTATTAGAGGATTAGTAAATGCTTTAGCTTTCAATGTTAATATAAATAGTAAGATATTAAGTTCTTATGAAGAAAATATCATGGAAGGTGGAGTTATTAGACCATACTATGGTAATAAAGTAATAGGACAAGAGAACAGTCCTTTCAGGATAAAGAAAAAGAATGAAGCGTTCTTTGAAAAAAGTCGTGGACCAAGAAAACCAAAAGAACCTAAAGTATATACAGAAGTTATAATGGCGTTAAGACTTGATTTTGATAAATATTTAAATATGAATCGAGTTGAATCTGCTGTATCTAAATTTGGAGAATTTTCTATGAGAGATTTTGGTAAATTAATTCCTATAGTATTAAATGATGCTATAAAAGATTTCACAGAAGACTTCCCTAAATTAATGGATTTAAGTAAAGAAGAAAGAAGATTCGTTACAGGATATGGTGGTGGAGTGATAGCAAAATTATTAAGAGAATACTTAAAAAATTAATAAAATTTTAAAAGTCAATAAAAATTTATTGACTTTCTTTTTTAATTGTGATATAATATATATAGTTAAAGAAATGAAAAAAAAAGAAAGGATATAGCTATGACAGATAGAGAATATATTAAATTATTAGAAAAAAAATTGCAACAATTAGAAGAACAATTAGAAATGGCTGAAGATTTATTAAATGAGGCTCAAGATTTAATGAATAATGTTCATTGCTATGATACTAATATTTATTATGATATTAGATTTTATCTTAATGAGTATTTTGATTTAGTAGGTCAAGGTTCTAAAGGATTAACAGAATATTATAAAAGAGAAGAAGAATAGGAGGAATTATGTTTAATACGATTGGGGTAAAACGTGCAATGCTAAAGAATGATAAAGGACAATATTATTCATTTTTAACTGAACGTTTCGCAGATTTTAATCAAGAAATAATGGAAACATTTATTACTATTAAACAAGAAATAAAAGATATGATGAATTTGATAAATTTTTTAGTATCAACTGAAAATAAAAGATCTTCTAAAAAACATGCTCAAAAAATGGTTGATGATGGATTGCATATAGTATATGTTAACTTGCTTATTAGTATGATGGCAGAAGGATAGAAGAGAGGTGATTTAAAATGACTGTTAAAAATAAAACTACTTATTATATAACAGGAGATTGATACACATGGCATGGAAAATTTTATCAGACGTTTTAATACTAAAAATTTTCCTGTGAAAGATATGTTTGGAGAAAATTATATAATTGTTTTAGGAGACTTCGGGATTCTTTGGAATAAACATAGTAAAAATAAAGTTGGATATTTAACTAAATGGTTAAAACAAAAGCCTTTTAAAGTATTATTTGTAGCAGGCAATCACGAGAACTATGACATGTTAGAAGCTCTTCCTGTAAAAGACTTTAAAGGTGGTAAAGTAGGTGTTGTTTCTGATCAAATCTTATGGTTAAAACATGGATATGTATTTAATTTTGATGGAAATAAAGTAGGAGTATTCGGTGGAGCATCTTCTATCGATAGAGGTGAACGTATTGAAGGTGTATCTTGGTGGAGACAAGAAATTCCAACAATGCAAGATATGCAATTGTTTATAGACAATTTAGATGCAGTTGGAGGTAAAATTGATTACCTCTTAACTCATACAACTGCTTCAGATATATTACCTTATTTTATTCAAAGCAATTATAAGATAGCTGATGCAGTAAGTAGCTTTTTAATGTTTGTACGTGATAATTATGAAATAGGAGAACACTGCTTCGGGCACTTTCATGTTAACAAGACTATTGAATGTGAATGGATGGGGCGTGTAACATGTCTATATACAGAAATTTTAAAATTAGGTGAAACTTTAGAATAGTATAGAAATTCTATACTATTCATTTTATTTTTTTATTGACAAACTAGTATATATTTGTTATAATATATATAGAAATAAGGAAAATAAAAAAAAAGGAGACTGCTATGTTTACTAAAGAATTTAGAGATAAAATCATAAAAGAATTAGATAAAGATAAAAAAGATTTAGAATTCATAGGAGTAGGAGCCGCAAGAGTGGTATATGGATTAAATGAAGATGTTGTATTTAAAATTGAAAATATTGATAGAAATAATGAAGATGACGAAGATAGAGAACATACTTTAAAATTTAGAAATAGAATTGAAAAAGAAATTAAAGAAAAGACTGCCGCTGATTGTAGAATGAATGATTATTATAATTTTATAAAAATTTTAGGATTGAAAGATAATAATAAATCTATAAAAATTTTTACAACATATATGTCTGCACATCAATCTATACAAGAATTAATAAATTGGAATTCTATTAAAGAAACAATTTTAAAAAATGAACTATGTGAAATTTATGATATTTTTATTTATAGAGATTCAATTATTGTAGTACAAGAAAGAGGCACTCCATTAAGCAGCAATGGTCCAGGTGCAGCTTGTATAAAAGAACCAGAAGGAACTGAATATGATAAATCTATAGATGAAGATGAAATATATAACAGAATAGATGAACTTGAAGATATGTTTGATGATAAAGGATTTTTTCTTTCAGATGCTCATAAAGGAAATTTTGTTGTTGCTAAAAATGGAAAATTAAAATTATGTGATTTTGGGTGGGGAAACTACCTTGATACCAATGATGAGCAAGAATCATATTCATACAATAAACAAAAATCATGTTCATGCAATAAACAAAAAATCATAGGTATGTTTTAAAAAAATAATTAAAATTTTATTGACAAGTTAGTACAATTGTGATATAATATAATTAGAAATAGGAGAAATATAATAAAGAAGAATTTAAGGAGGAACAAGATGGCTCGTACAAAACCTAATTTAACACGTGAGAAAACATATGAAACTATTTTAAAAGCATTAAAAGAAGCTTATCCACAAGATGAGTTTGGAGATGTATGCTTAGGAAAGAGTGATGAAGGATTAATTTTTGAAGTTATTAATGAAGAAGGCGAAATTAAGCAATTAGCAATTAAAGTTACAGTTAAAAAAGATACACCTTATGATAGCGAAGATTTAAATTCATTTGTTACTTATGAAGAACAATTAAAAGAATTTGAAAGTACAGGTAAATCAAAAAAATTAGTAGGAAAAGTAATTAAAAAATAATTAAGGAGGATGTGCTATATGTCTGGAAGAAGAAATTTTACTATTAGTGAATTATATTGCAGTCATTGTGGCATGATGGTTACTGTTCCTAGAAAGAAAAGCAAACAAAGAGAAAAGGGACATGTAAAAGATTTATGGTGCATCCATTGTAAAGCAATTACAAAGCATACAGAAAGACGGGCAATGGATCATGAGAAACCAAACTTTACAGAAGATAATAACTCTAGTTCTAATTATGTTAGTACTTGTGTTTAATACAAGTCCTATTTATGGAGAATTAATTGATGAATACGATGTTACCGTTGATGAAGTTGATTTAAGAGATTACAAACAGATAGAAATAATGCCTATTTCTCACCAATATTATTTAATTACAAAAGCTAGAAAGAGCTCTTTTAGTTCACACTTCTTATTTGCTGTGATAAAACTAGAGAGTTCTTTTAATTACAAAAATATTAGTTATAATAAAAGTGAGAATGGAAATATTCTTTCATATGATAGAGGATATTTTCAAATAAATAACAGATATGAACATTGGTATGCAGAACTTGCGGAATTAACGCAATATGATGTGTTTAATCCTTATAATAGTATTGATATGGGAATTGCGGGATTAGAATTTTATAGAAGACAAGCTATTAGTTTAGGTTATAAATCTGAATATGATATACTTAGATATGTTTTAAATTCTTATAACATGGGAGAAGGCGGATTTAGAAACTATATTAAAAGAACAGGCACTATGAATAGAGCATATAGTAATATTATACTAAAAACAACTAAAGAATATGAAGAAGAATAGTAATTATTCTTCCTTTTTTTGGTAAAAAATACACCGACATAATATTTCTCCTATATTTTTACAATTATTTATTATTGACAAATATAATAAATTATGGTATAATATATATATAAGGAGAAAGGAGGAAAAAAATGATGGGATTCAATGGATATTATGTAATGAAAATTTTTAATGGAGAGAAAGTAGATGTTAAATATATAAGACAAGATTGTTATATTGCTACAGAGAGAGGATTAGTAAAAGGATATATTTATGTACCTATTAATTTAAATGAAGCTCTTCCTATGGTTACAACAGAATACAATGGAGGGATAATGTTTAAATTTATAAAAGAAAAATTTGATTACAAAGATAAAGAGACAAGTATTCATTAGGAGGAATTTAATGAGCAAAACTTATAAAAAACAATGATTAGAGATATAATATATGACTTTACTTGCTATTGGACTTACTATTCTATTCCTTTGTTTGTATTCAGAGGGAAAAGCAGATGCAATTAATCAAATTAAGTCAGACCAAAAAAGAGATGACCTATTATTAGGATACTTAGCTGGCAAACAGATAGATGATTAAAATTTAACGAACTTTATTTGACAAATGTGAAAAAAAGTGGTATAATAAATTATAAACGATAAAAAACTATTAGAAACAGGATTATTTAATTCTGTTTTTAAGGAGGTCAATATGAGAATTACAACAAAAGAATTAAAATTAAAAAATGGTACAAAAATATTATATACAAAAAAGATTGGAGATCCTTTCTTTAGTTTGTCCATAGGTATAAATGTAGGAAAAATAAATGAAAATAATAATAATAGAGGAATTTCTCATTATATTGAACATATGTGTTTTAATGGAACTAAAAAATATACTAAAGATGAAATATCTAATATACCATATAAATGTGGTGGAGATTTTAATGCTAATACAGGGAAAATTATGACTCAATATACTATTCAGCATTTAAAAGAATACGCAGAAGAAGCTATTGATTTAATGACTCAATTAGTATTTTTTCCAATATTTCCTAAAGAACTTATGCAGAAAGAAAAAAAAATTGTTATTGAAGAATTAAAGCAAAGTAAAGATGATTCTTATAGTATTGCTTTTGAATTATTCTATTCTGCGTTCAAAGATGAAAGATTAAAACATCCTACTATTGGCTATGAAGATACTATTAATTCATATACTAAGAATGATATATTAGAATATTATAATAAATATTATAATACAAATAATTTAATAATTTCAGTTTGTTGTGATATAGATGAATATGAATTATTAAAATTATTAGAACAATACATCCCTTATAGAGAAGGTAAAGCAGTTGAGAATATAAAATTTAATTTAAATACATCTTTTTATATTGAAAATTTTAAATCAGATATTCAACAAGGTATTTTACTTTATAATATTTCATTCGATAGAGAAGATTTAGTTACAGCAGAAGTTCTAAATTTTATTTATGGAGAAGGCATGAATTCTAGATTATTTAAGAAAATTAGAGAAGAAAAATCATTATGTTATGAAATAGGTTCTTATATTCAAAGTGTTCATAATTTAAATAATCTTTGTACATACATATCTTTTTCAGATTTTAATAAAAAAGATGAAATTATAGAAGAAATTAGTTTTATTTTACTAGATATGATTGAAAACTTAAAAGATGAAGAAATTGAAATATCTAAAATTCAAGCAAAAAGAAATATTCTTATTGAAGAAGAAAATTCAAGTCGATTATGTTTTAATAAACCAGGAAGATATTTTAATAATGAATATATTAATTCAATCGATTTTATTTCAGAAATTGAAAAAGTAACAAAAGAAAATATTATTTGTTTAATTAAAAAAATTATTAAAAAAGACAATAAACAAATAGCTTTTTTAAATAAAAATGATTAGAAACAGGATTATTTAATTCTGTTTCTTTTAAAGGAGGTAATATAATATGGCTAAACTACGAACTATTAAAGGTAAAACTAAAGTTATACCCAAGAGAAAAGAAAATGCGGTTAAAACGCAATCTGATTGGGGTAGAGGTTGTAAAGATGAAACTTGCTTTACAGTATTTAAGTCAGGCAATCACTTTTTAATCGCAAGTCCTTTAAAAATTATGAGTAAGCCAGGGATAAATAGTTTCAAATATATAATAGAAGAAATGCTTGATTTTGATTTTGATGTAGTAATTGATATGATTATAAATAGATTTAATGCAGAAATTATTATCAATTCAAAATTTAGATATTTACAGTTTAATATAGAACAAGATGCAAGAAAATGTAAAAATCTTTTAAACAAATTACTACGAGAAATGTAGGAGGATAAATGGAAATAAAAAAAGAATTAGACAACTATGGTATAAATGCAATAAGACATTTAGAAGACATTGAAGCGATTCGAACTAGACCAGGCATGTACGTCTCGTCTATCGGAGCTGAAGGAGTCTTCCATATCATCTTAGAAGTTATTTCTAATGCCATCGATGAACATTTGAATGGATTTGGTACTTCTATAAAAATTAAACTTCATAAAGATGGATCAATTTCTATAGAGGATGATGGCAGAGGTATGCCAATAGGATTAATGGAAGATGGAACTCATTCTCTCGTAGCTTTGTTAACTATGTTACATACAGGTGGTAAATTTGGAGATTCTGGATACAATAGCTCTGGTGGATTAAATGGAGTTGGAATTAAAGCAACTAATGCTTTATCAGAATGGTTAATACTTACTATAAATAGAAATGGAATAACTTATCAAGTAAAATTTAAACGTGGTGTAGTTCAAGGAGAAGTCCAAGAGATAGGAAAGAATATTTCTAGTGGAACAACTCTACATTTCTTACCAGATAATGAAATCTTTACAGATGCTAAAATTGATTTTGATTCAATCAAAAGACAAGTTGAAGAATTATCTTATCTATCTAAAGGGATGCGGTTTGAACTTGAAAATGAAATCACTAATGAGAAAATAGAATATTTAAGTAAGAATGGATTAATAGATTATGTTAATATGTTAAATAAAGATAAAAAATTAGTTCATAAAAATATTTTCTATTGTGAAGAAGACATTGAAGATGCTACTGTTGAGATTGCTGTGCAATTCAATACAGGAACAAATGAAAAAGTAAAACTCTATACAAATAATATCCCTAATAGTGCTGGAACACATTTAACTGGATTTAGAAGTTCATTTACTAAAACAGCTAATGATTTTGCAAAGAAAGAAAAAATTCTTAAAGATAAAGATAGTAACTTTACTGGGGAAGATTTAAAAGAAGGATTGACTTTAATAATCAATTTAAAGATGCCTGAACCAGTATTCGATGGACAAACTAAAGACAAGTTAACAGATGCTAGAGGTAGAAGTTATGTAAGTAAAATATCTACAGAAGCATTAAAACAATATTTTGTTAACTTTAAAACAGACATAGTAAAAATCTTAGAGAAAGCATCTCTAGCTAAAAAGGCTCGAGAAGCAGCTAAAAAGGCAAGAGAAACAGTAAGAAGAAAAAGTGTAGTAGGTGGAGCAATAGTCTTGCCTGGTAAACTTACTGATTGTCAAAATGCGAATAAAGGAAATAGCGAAATATTACTAGTAGAAGGAGACAGCGCTGCTGGTTCAATAAAGTTTGCTCGTGATAGAAAAATACAAGCAGTATTGCCATTAAAGGGTAAGTAATTTTGCCCTCACACTTCTAACCGGTAATCACCGGGGTCACTTTAGTGGCTAACGGGGAAGGCTGACCATTACACAAATATGTTAAAATTTGTTTAGGTGAAGTTAATCCCGTGAGTAATGATTATTTTATATGTTATATGCTTTATTATCAAAGGAGTAATATAATGATAGGTATATATTGTTTTAGAAATAAAACAAATGGAAAAAGATATATTGGGCAATCAATTAATATTGAAAAAAGAATTAGTAACAAACATAAATATGCATTTAATAATCCAAAGAATTGTTGCTATAATACAAAATTTTATCAAGCTTTAAGAAAATATGGACTTGAAAATTTTGAAATTCAAATTTTAGAAGAATGCTCAATAAAAGAATTAAATGAAAAAGAAATATATTGAATATCTTTTTATAATAGTTTTAAAAATGGATACAATTCAACTAAAGGTGGAAATTTTGTAGCGAAAGAAATATTATCTTCAAAAGAAGTAAAGGATAAAAGATTAAATACATTGAAGGAAACAAAAGCTTTAAATGATCAAAATCATCCAAGAGCAAAACTGTCTAATAAAGAAGTTATAAAAATTAGACAAAGGTATATTGACGGTGAAACTCCTGCTCAAATTTGAAAAGATTATAAAGAGTTGTACCCTAGTAAAGATACTTTTAGAAATATTATCCATGGAGTAAGTTATAGAACAGTAGGGAATATTCCAAAAATAAAACATGCTCAAACTGGAGTATTAAGATTCTCTAAAGAAGAAATATTAGAAATAAGAAGATTATATGACAATAAAGAAAAAACCACAACTGAACTAGCTTGTATATACAAAGTAACATATAATCCAATGCGTAGTATAGTTCTTAGAAAAAGTTATAAACATATAAAATAATACTTGTATCGACTATCCTGGGTTAGACCGGGAGTAGGGTTGCTATTGATACGCAATTCGAAACGGAGTGCTCTATAATAGAATTAACAATTCTTAGAGTAAGATATAGTCAGTGCCCATGGAAACATGGGACTAACACGAAAATTCTTAATAGCCAAAAAAATGACCTTTCAAAACTATTAAAAAATAATGAAATAAACGCTATGATTACTGCTTTTGGCTGTGGGATTGGAAAAGAATTTAATATAACTAAACTTAGATATGATAAAATTATAATTCTTACTGATGCTGATGTAGATGGTAGCCATATTAGAACTTTACTTTTAACTTTCTTATTTAACTATATGAGACCATTATTTGAGCAAGGGTATGTTTATGCAGCAGTTCCTCCATTGTATATTGCAACTTATAGGAATAAAAAAACTTATTTATATACACAAAAAGAAGCTAGTGAATTTGCGAGGACTCATAAAGGTGCATCAATAGGTTATCTTAAAGGACTTGGTGAAATGAGCCCAGAAGAATTATGGGAAACAACAATTAACCCAAATGATAGACAACTTATTCAATTCAAAATAGAGGATGAAGAAGAAACGCAAGAAACGTTTACTGTCTTGATGGGGACTAAGATCGCACCACGTAGACAATTTATTGTAGATAACGCTCAATATGCGAACATAGACAGTTAGGAGATATTATGGATAAGAATGTTACAGTAACAACTACGTCTAAACCTTTTAAAGGAATGAATAATGAAAGTTTTAAACGATTAATAGAATTAATAGAAAGTCAATATATATTTATAATTGCAACTGAAAGAACTATCAAAGGTGCAATAAAAGAATTAAAGAAAAAATACAGAGAACATGATACAGAATTAGCAAGATTTAAATTTTGTATTTGTCCATTGATGGAACATGAAATTTTTGTAATAGTTGATAAAGAGAATACACTTTTTAAGTCAATGTTAAAACAATATAAAAATAAGGAGGGAGCATGGATAGAAATAACATAAAAATTGTTAATTTAAAAGATGAAATGGAATCTTCTTATTTAGATTATGCAATGAGTGTAATTACAGATAGAGCACTCCCTGATGTTAGAGATGGATTAAAACCTGTACATAGAAGAATCCTTTATACTCTTTTCGATTTAGGAATGCTTCATAATAAACCATATAAAAAATCAATCCGTGTAGTAGGAGAAGTATTAGGTAAACTTCATCCTCATGGAGATGTTAGTGTGTATGAAGCTATGATGAGAATGGCACAGAAATGGTCATTAAGATATCCATTAGTAGATGGACATGGGAATATAGGTTCTCAAGATGGAGATAAACCTGCAGCTTCAAGGTATACTGAAGCGAGGATGTCTCAAATTGCGAAAGAAATGCTTTGGGAAATAAAAAAGAATGTTATAGATATGAAATTAAATTTCTCTGAAGATTTGTATGAACCAATAGTTCTTTCAAATATTATTCCAACACTAATTATTAATGGAGTGACAGGCATCGCAGTTGGAATGGCGACAAGCATGCCTTCTCATAATATGAATGAAACGATAGATGCAATTATTGCATATATGGAGAACACAGATATAACAACATTACAATTAATGAACTATATTATAGGTCCAGATTTTCCAACTGGAGGTATTGTAATTAATGAAAAAGAATTATTAGATGCATACTCAACTGGAAAAGGTAGAATTCGTATTCGTGCTAAAGCTAGTATTAAGGATAAAACTATTTCTATTACAGAAATTCCTTATTTAACTTATAAAGAAAAAATTGTAGGAAATATTGGAGAACTTATTAAAGCTAAAGAAATTACAGAGATTAAAACATTAAGAGATGATTCAGATAGGAATGGTATGTGTATTACAATAATTGTGAAGAAAGATGCAGACGCTAATGCAGTTTTAAATAGACTGTATAAATTAACTTCTTTAGAAACAACTTTTAGTTTTAACAATACTGTATTAATCAATGGCAGTCCTGAAACAGTTGGATTAAAAATTTTAATTTCTGAATTTGTTAAACATCAAATTAATATCTATACTCGTAAATATAAATTTGATTTAGAAAAAATTGAGAAAAGATTGCATATCATTGAAGGATTAATTATTGCAATAGAAAATATTGATGATATAGTTAAACTAATCAAAGCTTCAAGTAGCAAAGTAGAAGCTAATAGTAAATTGATTAAAAAATATAAGTTAACTCAATTGCAAGCAGATGCAATTTTAGCTATGAAACTATCTTCGTTAACAAACTTAGAAGTAGATACGCTTAAAAAAGAACAAATTGGATTATTAAAATCTAAGAAAGAAATTGAAATAATTCTTAATAGTGAATCTATATTATTAGGGATTATAAAGGATAGCTTATTAGCAACGAAGAAAAAGTATGGAGATGCAAGAAGAACTCAAATTACTAACATTGAAATAACTAAAGGAGATAAAGCTAAAAATGAAGTTCCTTCACAAAATGTAGTAGTTACTTTTACTCATGGAGGATTAATAAAAAGAGTATCAACAAATAAATTTAAACCGCAAACTAAAGGTGGAAAAGGTAAAAAAATAAACAATATCTATTCTCATGTTTTTATTGGAAATACTCAAAATTATATGCTTGCTTTTTCAAATTATGGTAATGTGTTTAAAGTTCTTATCAATGATATAAAAGAAGGAGACAATCGCGTTAATGGCGCACCTATAGCTTCATTAGTTAATTTAGATAATGGAGAAGAAATTGTAGTTGTATCTTCAATGGAAGGTAATATTGATGATAGCCTTATTTTCATTACTAAGAATGGTAAAGTGAAAAAAACTAAATTAAGTGAATATCAAAACTTTAAAAGAAGTAAAATAAAAGCTATTAATCTTAAAGAAGGAGATTCTTTAGTAAATGTTAGAGTAGTTAAACCAAGAGAAGACATAATAATGTATACTAAAGATGGTTATTTAATTAGATTTTCTAATTCTAGTATTAATTCTACAGGCAGAAGTACAGGCGGAGTTAATGGAATTAAAGTTAAAGATGGCGATCGTGTTATAGGATTTGATTCTATAGATAAACAAAAATATTTAATGACTATTTCACGAGAAGGAAAAGGTAAAAAAATTCCAGTATCTATGGTTTTAAATCAAGTTAAAGGTGGCGTTGGATTAAATGTGACTAAAAAACAAGAACTTGCGGCAATAATTCCAATTACAAATGAGAGTATTACAATTTTTACTAATACTTCAATGATAACTCTAGAGACAGTTGATATTGTAGAAGTTAAGGATAAATGTGCGGTTGGAGTGAAATTAATAGATAGCAAAAATGTTGTAGCAGTGATTAAATTATAGCACTCATATCATTGGGTGCTCTTGGGATAAAATTTTAGAAAATTTTTAAAAATTTTATTGACATATTAGAATAAATGTGATATAATATATATAGAAGTTAAAAGAAATCAAAAAAACTAGAAAATATAGCAAGATTCATTGACTTCTGGAACAAAATATGATATAATTATTATAGGACTTAGAAAAATAAAGGCACATCCAGCAAAATAAAACTTCTAACAGAAGAATAAATTGAAAGAGAAATCTTTTTAATATACTGGATAGTAGTTACTTTTTCCAATTAATACAGTTTCGTGCCTAGAAAAATACTGATGGAAAAAGTAATTGTATTATCAAAGTAGAAATTCTAACTGTATTGGTCTCGTCTAACGGTAAGACAGGAGCTTTCAAACCTCAAGATAGGAGTTCGACTCTTCTGACCTTTGCCAGTTAGCTTAAATTTTAAGCTAATACCACAGTCTTTGGCAACTAGACTTAAATATAAGTTGTGGAGATGAATACCCAGGGACACTCCTAAAAAAGTCTAAGGGACATGGAGCATACATTAATGGTGATAAGTAGTCTTGAAAACTATGAGGAGGTAATACTCTACAGAGTTCGATTCTCTGGTGCTCCTCCAACGGTTCTTAACTGAACTAATGAAGTATTGGGAGCTTCTAAAAATCCCGTTAAATTTATGGGTGAGAAGCTTAATAGGAAAAGCAAAAAACTGTTAATTTTGAGATTGTGGGTTCAACTCCCATCTCGCCCGCCAAATTGGATTAATGCCGTACTGTGATGCGGCAATCCTTTCTAAAAAAAAGAAAGGGAATACAATGAAAAAATGTGAAATTTGTGGAAAAGAATTTACGCCTATTAAAGGTGGAGGAACTAGAAAATACTGTTTTGAGTGTAGTCCTTCAACTAAAAATGGAGAAGGAGAAAAAGAACGTCAAGTGCATAATAAAACTGTTTTAAGACGTGCTATGAAAAAACAAGCAGTAAAAATTAAAGGTGGAAAATGTAGTAAATGCAATTATGATAAATGTATTGATGCATTAGAATTTCATCATTTAGACCCAGCTATCAAAGAGAGTGGGTTAGGTAATGGAAATACTAGAAGTTGGGATAAATATAAAAAAGAACTAGAGAAATGTATTTTATTATGTGCTAATTGTCATAGAGAAGAACATAATAAATAAATATATTTACCATTTAGACACACACAGCAAAACTAAAATCAAGCCAATGGTAGGCAAAAAAAACTACGAATTTTTTAAGACTGGTTCGATTCCAGTGATAATTTTGTGTCTAGTATAGTGTGCTCTCATCACTTTAAATTGGGGAAGTGCTTTGTTTCTCATCGTAGCACTTTAAAGATAAAATGAGATGCTAAGTACGGAGTAGCTCTCTGTGATGCATAGACCAACCTGTCAAGGTCGATAAAAATAGACAGGATATGCTCCTTTCGTATAATGGCAAATTACTACAGTTTTGTAATCTGTGAATCTCAGTTCGATTCTGAGGAGGAGCTCCATTACATATTAAGTATGTGTTGTCACTTCAGACAACTAAAAGAATACGGAAGTAACGATACTGCATCGTGTAATAAAATGCAGGATACATATGGCTATAGTGTAAGGGTAAATGCGACAGGCTTTGAATCTGTAGATGGAAGTTCGAATCTTCCTAGCCACGCCAACCAAAAATTAGATGCGAACAGCAAACTAAAATTTAAGAAAAGCTGGGCAACTTGCTTTACAGAAATTAAAATGCATCTAGGTTTTTTTCATTAAAAATAAGGAGGAAACACATGACTTTTATTAAACATTTAGAAACAGAAGATAACTTTAAAGAAACAGAAAACGGAGCCGTTGCTCTTAAATCAACAACTTCACATGTACTTGATTTGTTCGCTTTAGGTGGAGCAATGAGAGATAGAAGTGAAACAGATATTGTTCAATTATTTTCTAAAGCATATGCTGAAGATAAACTTCAAGCATTAAGAGTTGCTTTTCATTTAAGAGATATTCTTGAAGGGCAAGGAGAAAGACGCTTTGGTAGAATTATATTAACATATTTAGCGAAAATTGATCCTACAACTATGTCTAAAAATATGCACTTAATTCCCGAGTTTGGTAGATGGGATGATTTATATTCATTTGTGGGGACTTCTTTAGAGAAAGCTATGTTTAAGTTCGTCCAAAAACAACTTAACGTAGACCTAAGAGCAGAACGTCCATCTTTATTAGCTAAATGGTTAAAATCTGAGAATGCATCTAGCTTTGAAACTAAGAAATTAGCAAAAAGAACTAGATTAGCATTAGACATGACTCCTAAACGTTATAGAACTACTTTAACTAAATTAAGAAGTAGAATAGATTTAGTTGAAACAAAAATGGGTAATGGAGAATGGGATACAATTAATTATGAAACTATCCCTTCACAAGCGGGATTAAAATACAGAGATGCATTTTGCCGTCATGATGAAGAAAGATATAATAGTTTTGTAAATGCTATTGTTGAAGCACCAAAAGAAGAGTTAACTAAAAGTGTAAAAACTTTTAAAGCAAAAACTCTTTTCCCTTATCAAATAGTAGATAAAGCATTAAATAGTGATATGTATGATCAACATAGTATTAATGAATTAGAAGCATACTGGCGTTCATTGCCAGACTACTTGAATGGTAAAGAAGTTAATGCATTAGTAATTGCGGATGTATCAGGCTCTATGTGCGGTGCTCCGTTATCAGTATCTATTTCTCTTGCAATGTATTTTGCAGAAAGAAATACTGGAGAATTTAAAGATTACTTTATGACTTTTTCAAATAAACCTGAATTAGTAAAATTAGTTGGTAACAATGTAGTAGAAAAAGCACAAAATTTGAATAGAGCAAATTGGGATATGAGTACTAATCTTGAAGCAGCTTTACAATTAGTATTAGATACAAGTGTTAAAAACAATCTTACACAAAGTGAACTTCCAGCTAAATTAATTATTGTTTCTGATATGGAATTTGATTCTTGCGTAGGTGGAGATGGATATGATCCATATTCATATAGAAATAATAATAAAGTTAAAATGATATTCCTTAAAAAAATGAGATTTGAATTTGCTCAATATGGGTATACTATGCCTGCTATAATCTTTTGGAATGTTAATGCTAGAAACAACACTCTTCATGCAGCAAAAGATGATAGAGATGTGCAATTAGTTAGCGGGCTTAGCTCTAATACCTTTGTTAACTTAATTAAGTCTGTAGCTACTACACCTTATGAATTAATGCTAGAGGTAATTAGCTCGGAGAGATATGCAGTTGTAACAATTTAATAATAAGGGGAGAAATCCCCTCTATATGTGTGATATAGCACAATGGCTAGTGCAGAGGGTTGTGAACCCTTGTATGGGAGTTCGATTCTCCTTATCACGCCCAATACATAGGAGGCTGTTATGAAAATTAAAACCATAGATGATAATAATACTAGATTTGATTTAGTAGAACTTGCTGATGATGGTAATATAGGCAGATTAACACCTCATTGTAAAAAACATAGAGCTATGAATAAAGTTTCCAAAGTTTATTGAAGATGTCTACAAAAGAATTGTAGAGCTGGTTGTATGGAAATTAAATAAGTATGCGGGTATAGTATAATGGCTATTATTCTTGGTTTCCACCCAAGCGATGGGATTTCAATCATCCCTATCCGCTCCACCTATCTGTATCCATAGGGTATAGATCTGTCGATCTAAGCGACATTAAGTCTTAGAGGGTGTTCCCCTTATGAAGAAACAATGGTAGCAACCTAAATGAATCGAATAGCTACCAAGGTTTTTCTGGAAAGGGGTTTAAAGATTAACAATATACATGTCACTATGTTAATCAACCTTAAAAAAACCCTTCTCCCCAATTTGGGGATGTAGTATAACGGCTATTACACTGGCTTGCCGAGTCAGTAATGAGAGTTCAATTCTCTTCGTCCCCTCCAATAGAAAGGTGGTTAATATGCAGAAACGTTATTTTTTAGAACAATTAGAAAGGTCTAAATTTATTACTAAAGATGAAATGCAAGAATTACCATGAAATGTTTTTTGGGCATATCATAATAGAGGACATTTATTTTTAAATTTTCTTATGTCAGAAGAAATAATTGCTGATAATAATCAAATTGATATTAAAAAACATAAAAAATTCTTAAATAAAAAAATTATACAATATAACAAAGTTACAGACAGATTAGATGCAAAATATAATTATTTTGAAAATGATGAAGAGATGTCTGTAGGAGATGAAAAAAGCTATAGTTTCGCAGATGGGATTATTTGTGAAGCATACTTATATTTATCAATATTAAACAAGAAAAGATATTTAAATAAAGAATCTTATATTTCAGATTTTAAATAATATGTGGAGATGTAGTCTAATTGGATAGGCATGGTGCTTCTAACGCCATACATGAGAGTTCGAGCCTCTTCATCTCTTCCATGTCTAACTTGGGAATGGGTTTCCTTGTCTATTGGAAGATAGGTAAAAAAACGAATGGTATATTTTGACAGAGAGTATATCAGAGAAAGGTTCGATTCCTTAAACGATATTATCTGTCACATTTGGGGGATGGGACTGCATGGGGTGGTCACCTGTTTTGCAAGTAGGAAGTCAGACGAGTTCGATTCTCGTATTCTCCACCAGTTGGCTTATAGAACATTAGTGCCAAGTAAAAAAAATGTTCTCGCATGTAGGAAGTGGTTGAGCGCGAGTAATTCCTATTAAAATAAATCCACACAATTTTTAAAATAAAAGTTTTCAAGAAAGGGTTAAAATGAAAGTTTAAGAATTTACTTGACAACTTAGTATATATTTGTTATAATATATATAGAAGTTAAAGAAAAAGAAAAAAAGGAGAAAATTATGCGTAATGATTTTATTATAGGAAGACTTATTAATGGGAATGTTACCAATGGTTATGAATATGTATTATCAGAAGAAAGTAATTTTACATTTCCTATGATATTCACAACTATTAAAGATGCAAAAGATTTCATGAAAGAAGTAACAGGAGAAAGTATAGAAGATATTGAAAAAAATTATGTTTTTCATGATTCAACAGCTTTCTTTATAGATAATATGCTCGGATAGTATAACGGTTAGTACTTTGGTCTGATACGCCAATAATGGAGATTCAACTTCTCCTCCGAGTACCAATAAAATATGTGGGATTAGTATAACGGTCAGTACCAGGGTCTTATATGCCTTAGACAGGGGTTCAACTCCCTTATCCCACACCATGTGGCTTTAATCTATGGGGAATTAATCTTAGCAAAAAGATGTGTAGGTTCGAATCCTACTAAAGCCTTGAGACTCAATTAATTATTAGAGACTTGCTATCTCTAAATTAAAGCGCAACCTTTTAGGCGCTGTATAAGTTAGAAGGGACATGTGGCTATTATAGTTTAATCGGTAGAATTTCTCACGTGGAGTGGGGAGGTGTAGGTTCGAATCCTACTAAAGCCAAGTAGAGGATAGCTTCCTCACTATCAAACGTTTGATTCAAGGTGCCACCCGATTGGGCACTATAAAGAATAACGATCGGGGCGTGGTCGTATAGTCCAATGGCAGAGGCAACTGGTTTAATCCCAGTATAGTTCGAGTTCGAATCTCGATATGACTACCAGTGTATCATAAACCAGTACACAAACCAATAAGCAACTTAAAGCACCAATGAGTTATTGAGTTCTCACTAAAAACTCTCGTATATGGAGCGTTCTTCTAATGGTTAGGAACTCACGTTTTCACCGTGACAACAGGGATTCGACTTCCCTACGCTTCACCAACGAGGCATATGGCTATATGCAGATAGCTCAGGCAAGCTATCATGGGTTTTACGGTTCCCTTGTCCCAATAACCGTCATTACATAATTTTAGGAGGTTGTTATGAGAGATATTAATAGAATGAAATTGTTTTTAGAAAAGCTAGAAGAACAATGGAAAGAATTCCCAGATTGGAGATTTGGTCAATTAATGTATAATTTTATGTCTACTATGGGAGACCCATTCTATTGGGAAGAAGAAGTATTTTTAGAAAAATTAGAAATTTTTATTGACAATCTAAAAAAATAATGTTATAATATTTATAGAGATAAAAAAATAATAGATTATCTAAAATTATAACCTAAACGTATTTGGGAGGTTGGGGAGCGTAACCCCTGATAATTTATTATTATATATGGAAGTGTAACTCAGTTGGCAGAGTAACGGTCTTTTAAATCGTGAGCCGCGAGTTCGATCCTCGCCACTTCCACCAGCCAGTTTGGTAGTCCTTGGCTATAATAAAAACTATCAAGGTATTTGTATATTCCTTTTGTTCGAGAAACCAACAAAAAAATATATACTAGGTAAGTGATCTGTTGCTAATCTCCGATTGTTTACTGAAATTTGAAGATTGGATAGCTTTTGAGTGTGGGGAAGGATAAAAAACACTGGTTTCAAATATATCCAGGTATAGCTGAGTTTGGTTGTAGCACGTGCTTTGGGCGCACGGGACGAGAGTTCGAATCTCTCTACTTGGTCCATAGGAGTGATTATCCTTAATTAATCATATTTGCCCGAGTAGTCACGTAAGGGGCGTGAATAGTCTGTAAAACTATTGCCGGAAGGTCCTTTGAGTTCGAATCTCAACTTTGGCACCAACATAACATATCATCAAAAAGCTGTGAAAGCTAGATTATTTTATCGGCTTTTACTAGAAGCCTAGTAAAATTTTAGAGTCCTACTAGTAATAGTACTCTAAGATATGTTATTTACATAATTATATTATCTTTCGGGGGTCGGTAGTCCGAATATACGTGTAGCACCTTTGTATAATTCATATTCCGAGTGTACATCAAGATATGACAGTGTCAAAGGTATGAGGCTTGCTGTAGAGCAGAGGGTAAAAGGAAAGCATTTAATGAGAATCGATGTCTCTGCCGTCCGCCGAAAGATAATATATATTACATAGCTACTTAGGAAGGTGATTACTATGAGTAGGAGTTTCAAGAAAGAACCTTGGGTAGTAGATAAAAAAAATAAATTTGAAAAAAGAAAAGCGAACAAAAGAGTTAGAAATACTAATATCGTTGCTAATGGAAGATCTTTTAGAAAAGTTTCTTGCTCATATGATATTAGCGATTACAAATGGAGATTAGATAAAGAAGAACAAACTTATAAAAATATGAATAAATAAGGAGAAAACTATGGCTAAAAGAATTTATACAGAAAAATCTGCATTAAAAGCAATCACTTCTGCTCATGTAACTAAAAAAGTTATTGAATTAACAGGATTTAGTGGATTAACAGAATTAGGAGCAATTGATTTCTTAAGATATCAACTTGGTTATAAGGTAATTGGATTTCGTAGATAGGAGGAATGTTTTATGAACAAACAAGTAGGAACTTTACCGAATGGATTCACAGTAATTATTGATGAAACATCTGATAGACGAAATCTTAGAATGTTTAAGGTTGCAACAGAAAAACGTATTAGACAAGAAAAAGCACGATTAGAAAGAATTAGATTGAGAAAATTGGCGAAAGAAGAAGCAAAACTAGCGAAGGAGTAATACTATGGAACTTATAATTGTAGCAACATTGATCAATGGACAAGAACAATTTATGATAAATCTTGAAACAGATAAGATACTTAGATTTAAAGATATAGAAGAAGCAGTTCAATTTATTCACTTAGTAGGAAAAGTACCTATGGAAGAAATTCAAGAAAATTTCCTTTTCTATGGAATAAAAGAAGAAGAACTTGATAAAGAAGAAGCAAACATGTAGATAGTATGTAGGGGCATGGTGTAATGTTAACATACGTGATTCCAAACCACAAGATTGAGGTTAAATTCCTTGTGCCCTTGCCAATAAAATTATATATGTCAAGCGGGAGGTAAGTATCTCAATAGTGCTCATAACTCTAATGAAGCTGGAGCGTTACCAGCGCTTGCTACCAGTTAACTATCTTATTTGACATCTCAATAAAGATATGTTATAATAATAATAAGTTAAGAAATAAAAAAATATGTGTAGGTAATCCAAATGGAGGAGATCTTTGGCTTAGACCCAAAGTTTTGAGAGTTCGAGCCTCTCCCTACATACCACTAGGTTCAAGGAAGTTGGTTAAAGTCCCTATAATTCCTGTTTGTACAGACAAAACCCAACATAAAGACGCATACAGCACATCAACCGCTGCTAAGCGACCAACTTTTAATTGGATAAAAATTAGCGTCTTGATATAAAATAATAATTCATAAGACACATACAGCAAATCAAAACAGGCTGCTAAGCCATACAAATATGGATTGTATATAAATTAGTGTCTTGAAATGAATATGGATTGATAACTCAGTTGGAAGAGTGTTGGTTTGAAGAACCAGAGGTCGAGAGTTCAAATCTCTCTCAATCCACCAATTGAATAAGATATTTAGGAAAGGAGATAAAGAACTTGTAATCCTTAAAACGAGGTAAGGAACGACCCGTTTATGAGTATAGTTGTTTCTTCTCCCAAATATCTTATTCAAAACATGGGCACCCATATATATTGTGGTCTCTGTAATTCGTTATGATATCTTGCGATTACAATAGAGTTATCCGTGAAATTCGGTATCCGATGCCCGCCATATGCGAATAACCCCAAATGGGCAGGGACTAGTCTGCAAAACTAGTATGCCGTCAGTTCGATTCTGACTGTTCGCTCCAAAGGCAGTAAGAGTCTGTCTAAGACACTATTCATCGATGGATAGAATGTCAAAACTCTAATCAAAAAAATACGATTCTGTGAAGAGATGTGAATACATCTAAGATGATTAAACAGAAAAAAAAATAATATACGTTTAATATATGTAAGTCATCTACAAATATATTAAACTTGATATATTAATTGGTTTTAAGCGTTTTCCAATAAATATGCGGGTCTCTTACCATCGCTTTATAAAAAGAGTAAGAAAGCTTGGTTTTATAGTATAATGGTATTACAATTGGTTGTCTGCCAAAAAATCAGAGTTCGATTCTCTGTAGAACCGCCATAGACCTGTGTGACCGGAGGTCTTAAAATTCCCTTAAAAAAGGAAAGCTATTGCTAACCCGGGAGGAACCTTGACAGTCTGATTCGCAGAGCTATTGCCAAAAGATGGTGTTGCCTAGTACACCACGAAAAATACTAGGCATTACATATGCTCGATTCGTCTAACGGGAGGACATGGGTGTTACATACCTAAAATGAAAGTTCGATTCTTTCATCGAGCACCAGACTAAGCCTTGATCATCCGTGACAAGGCTATTTTATTTTTAAGGAGAAAACTATGAGAATGAGAAAAGTTGAAAAATTTAATTGGATAAATTCTACTTGAGAAGAATGTCTTCCAATAGATATTAAAGAATTAGATATGTTCAGATTATTCGAACCTGATGGAGAACCTGTTAAAACTAAATCAGGAACTACAACATTTATAGCAAAATCTGATACAATCATTAATGGAGAAGGAATAGAAGAAGTAACAGTGTTTTAAGGAGGGAATTATGAAATTTGTAGGCAGTAAAAATAGACTTTGTAAATATATTATTCCAATAATTCAAGAAATTATAGATGATAGTAATTGTGATGGATATTTAGAAGTATGCGTAGGTGGAGCGAATGTAATAGATAAAATAAATCATAATAATAAAATTGGTTCAGACATACATAAAGAATTAATTGCTTTATTAAATTATATTAAAATATTAAATAATCCATTACCGACAACAATAACAGAAGAAGAATATAAACAAGTAAAAAATAATAAAAATAATTACCCTAATTGGTATATTGGATTAGTTGGATTCTGCGCTACCTATGGTTCTCGTTATTTTCAAGGATTCGCAAGAGGATTTAAAGCAGACAAAATAACTCCTAGAGATATACCAAATGAAGGTATAAGGAACATAGAAAAACAAAGAAAAAATTTAACAGATGTAAAATTTTATTGTAAAAATTTTAATGAATACACAAATGAAGAAATTAATAATTATGTTATATATTGTGATATTCCGTATAGAAGCACAAAGCGTTATCCAGAACAACCAAAATTTAATTATGAAGAATTTTATGCATGAGCAAAAGAAATGAGTAAGAATAATATAATTATTATTAGTGAATATCAAATGCCAGAAAACAATTTTGAATGCATTTGGAGTAAAGAACATAAAGTAGGATTAGACAACAAAGGCACTCATAAAAAAAGTGTTGAAAAATTATTTATAGTTAAAAATTAAGGAGAAAACTATGGGAAAAATAGAAATTATTATTTATAGTTCAAAAAATTGTCATCATTGTACTATAGTTAAAGAATTTTTAGAAACACAAGGATTTGAGTTTGAAATAAGAAATATTGCCAATAAATATAATAGAAAAGAACTTATGGAATTAGGTTTTATGTCTGTTCCTGTTACAATTATAAATGGCAGACCTATTCTTGGTTCAGATTTAAACAAACTAATAGAAGTTATTAATGAAGAATTGGAGAGATAAACATGTTAAAAAATATTAATACTCCTGAAATTCTTGAAATTATTGAGATATTAGTAGACTTAAATATACCATTATGTGATAATTATGGTGACATAAGGTCACTTGAAGAAATACTTGATGATATATCTGCTGTATGAGAAAAAATAGATATTGATACAAGAGATAAATTATATAATTTCTTTACTAAAAATCAATAATCAAAATTATTTGACACCGCATTAAAAATATGATATAATATATATAGAAATAAGAAAATAATAAAAAGAAAGAAGGTTTTTATATGAAAAAGATATTAGCTTGCATAATGGCTTTAATACTTTTGATTACCTTTGCTTTTGGTTGCGTTGCAGAAATAGATATTGGCATTAACGACGATACAATTATAATTGATACTAGTAATTATGAAGAAACTAATTTTGTAGTTGTCGTTGAAAAAGATACAGTAAATTATTTATATTTTATTGGTGCAGAAACTATCTCATTGCCAATACAAATGGGTGATGGAGATTATATAATTACTTTATTAACAATTGAAAACAGAAGAGGTAAAGTAATATCTAAGAAAAGTATTAATATAGATGTAAATGAAGAAGAAGTATTTTTAAGTTCACATCAACTCATTTCTTGGAATGATGAACTAAAAGCAGTAATTTTAGCAAAAAAATTAACTAAAGATATTGAAACAGATAAAGAAAAATTTGAAATTATTTATGATTATATAATTAATAATATAACGTATGATTATAAAAAACTTGAAAATATTAATAATTTACCAAGAAATTATATTCCAAAAGCAGATGATATATTAGAAACAGGTAAAGGAATTTGTTCTGATTTTGCAACTTTAACAGCAGTTATGTTAAGAGCAGTTGATATTCCTACTAAATATATAAAAGGATATACTGTATATACTCCAGTTTATCATGGTTGGAATGAAGTTTTTATTGATGGAGAATGGATTATTGTAGACACAAGTACAGATTCTATCGCATTAGAACATAATGCTTATCTAATAAATAAAACTAATGAAGAATATTTCACTAGCAAAGAATATTAATAATAAATCTTTGAGTGTGGTAAGATTAAACGCTCAATATATATGTCTGTAGTCTAATGGAAAGGCAATGTCCTACGAAGGCATTTTATACGAGTTCAAATCTCGTCAGACATTCCATATATCCAGATTTGATAGCATGAAATTTTATAAAAAAGTCGACTACTTTATAAAATTTCATAGACGGTTCTTAGCTATCTCAGTGACTTAATTACTCACCCATGAAGGGGTTCAACTCCCTAAATCTGGTCCATTACATACAAGGTAAACAAATGAGAATAAATAGATATAGTTCTATAGTTATTCAATTGGAGTTTAACTAAAATTTAAAGGAGAATATAATGTTTAAATTTTATAATGATTTAGAATGTATTGAAGAAAGTTTTAATGAATTGAATACAATACACATTGATAGAAACATACCAATAGTATTTGTTTGGAATTGGTTAGATATCATAAAGTATTCCTATATATTTAAAATAGAAACATTTAATATTTTATACAGGCATTTGAAAACAGAAGTTAGTGGTTCAGCCTATTATAAGAATAAGATATATGAACCTCGTAATTTTATAATATTATATGGCAATACAAAGAAAAGACATGTAAATAATATTAAGGGATTACGTAAAAGAAACAAAGCTCTTAAAAAAATATTGCTTAGAGTTACATTGCATGAAGCTAGGCATCAATATCAATATTTAATTAAAAATGACTGGTTTGTTAGTGCTAGTAAAAATGAGCAGGAAGATGATGCTAATGAATACGCAAATAATTTACTTGATAATTTTTAAAATTAATCTTAAATAAAAAGAGGAGTAATAATATGAAACATTATTTTAAAGAAGGATATTTGCAAGATAGATTTAAAAACATTCCATTTAAAGAAATTGATGAAATGATGTGGGATATCGTAGGTGCATTTAATATTATTGGCATGAAAACAATATTTTGTTGTCAAGGACATAAATCTTATGAATATCCATATGTAATATTTGATGAAAATATATCTGATAAAGAAATAGAAAATATAGCTTATATATTATTAACTTGTGATAGTTATAAAGGTAGTTTTAATAAATGAGTTAGAAAAGATGGAAATAAAATTTCATCTAATTGAATTTGAAAATTAAATTATAATAATGACCAATTATTTGAGAGAGATACTGAAACAGAATTAATAAGTATAGTTGATATACTTTACAATATCAGGAATAAATTAGCTATTACACAGCGTAGAAACTGTGATAGTATATAGACAGGAAGATAGAAACTAGAAAAGGAGAACAACATGATTATTAAGTATTATTATGAGGGATGGAATTACATTGACAATGCAACAGATGTAAAATGAGTTAACAAGCTTTCAGGTGATTTAATTTTAAATGCGAATAAAAGATGGGAAAAGGAAAAATATACAGATAATGTTGGTGATTCAGTAGAAGACCAAATATATTATAAAATATTTGATCAAATTAAGTTTGAAGCTGAAACAATCAATGGAGAAGAATCTGTAAGATATTCTAAAATAGCAATTGAGACGTCTTTTATTATAAAAAACATGTATGAAACATTTGGAGGTTATATTAGAGTCTTATTTTATACAGAAAATGATATAAGACATATGTTAGTATTTAATAATTCAGGATTTTTAATGAACGATAATGGAAAAACTATTGAAAAAATAGGTTAAAATTAGGGAGACTATTCTCCCTTATACGGAGATATGACAGAGAGGTAATGTAGCGGTTTGCTAAACCGTCGTCGAGGTAACACTCGCCTGGGTTCGATTCCCAGTATCTCCGCCAATAAGTTAAGTTAAATAAATTATAAAACAGGAGGAATTATGAAAGTGAAACAAGTAATTGTTGCTAGAAAAGATTTGAATATGTCTCCAGGAAAGTTAGCCGCACAAGTTTCACATGCATCATTAGGTGCACTCTTGGACGAAATAAGAGAATCAAGGACAGATACAATTTTTAAATTAAAAGAAAAATCAGCAGCATATAAATGGCTAGCAGAAGATTTTACTAAAATAGTTTTACAAGTAAATAGTGAAGAAGAATTGTTAGCTTTATATAAAATAGCCAAGAGCAAAGGGATGTCATGCGCTTTGATCGTGGATGATGGCAGAACAGAAGTTGAACCAGGTACTGCAACTTGCCTGGGTATAGGTCCAGATTTTAACTGTGATATTGATGAAATAACAGGACATTTAAAATTATATAAATAAGGAGGTGTTCACATGAAAAAAGGATTAGTTATGTTTGCAGAAGAACCTAAAGATAATAAAAGATTTAAAATATCAAAGAAAATAAAAACAAAAAAAAGTAATCATATCCATGAATATACTTATTTTATAATTTATGTTGGAGAAAAATCTAGATGCACATCAATAACTATACATGGTACTAGATGGACAACTCATACAGATTCGGGATGAAGAATATATAAACTTTGTAAAGAATGCGGTAAAAGTGCGGGTTGAGATCTTTCAGGTTTCATTTGGTGGATAGATGAAGAAGAATTTATTAAAGCGATGGACGAAGGAATAGAATTTAAAGAAGAATAAAGTGGAAGGGAGACAGACAAATGGATTGGAGCACAGGATTTTCAAAGGCTATATTTATTAATGGAAAAGGTGAAAAAGTAACTTTCTCAGAAATGGAACAAGAAATATTAGATATAATTGCAGAGAGACCAGATTTAGAATATGTCCTTTCTGTTGGGACAGACTCACAAGTTAAACCAAAGGCTGATGCTACTAAATTTGTAACTGTTGTACATTTGCACAGAGTTGGACAAGGTGCTTGAGGCTGGAGATATGTACAAGTAGAAAAAAGACGATATTCTCAATTAAAAGAAAAAATTATGACTGAATGTCATTTAACTCAAATGCTTGCTTATCAATTTTTTGAATCAGATATAACAGAAAAAGTATTAGAGTTAACTATTGATCATATATATAGTGGTGCAAAATTTTTATTAGTACCGCATGTAGACATAGGGCGAAATGGAGAAACAAAAAAGTTCATTAAAGAAGTATACAATATGTTCAGAGCTATGGGAGTCGACGTAAAAATTAAACCAGATTCTTACGCTGCTTCAGGGTACGCTGATAAATACAGCAAGTGGTAAACAGCAAAGGAGGGATTTTATGTCAAAAGTGTGGTTTATTTCAGATACCCACTTCTTCCATACAAATATTATTAAATATTGCGACAGACCATTTAAAGATGTAGAAGAAATGAATGAAACAATAATTAAAAATTGGAATAAAACAATTAAAAAAGAAGATAAAGTTTTCTTTTTAGGAGATTTATTTCTTGGTAAACAAGAAGTAGGTAAAGAACTAGTTAGAAGATTAAATGGTAATAAAGTATTAATTATGGGAAACCATGATAAATATAGTATCACATATTATCTTTCTCTTGGTTTTAAAGAAGTGTATAGATATCCAATACTATATAAAAAATTCTTTTTACTATCACATGAACCAATAAAATTTGCGAATGGAACTCCATTTTTAAATATACATGGTCACATACACAATAATGGGTATAGGAATGATATGGAAATTAATGAGAATAATTATTTTAATGTATCAGTAGAAAATATAAATTACACTCCTATTGATTTTATGGAGATAAAAAAAATACGAGGATTTGATTAATCCTTGTATTTTTACTATAGAAAGGGTAAAATCATGAACAGGAAAAAAAGCAATAAGAAAATTAAGGTCGGTGTATTTTCTAGAGAAGATTTACTTAAAAATTCTCCAGGAAAAGCAGGAAAGCATATGGATGTTGTAAGAATGGGAACAGGTCGTCATAAATCTAAAAAAGACTATACTCGTAAACAAAAACATAAAAAGAATACTAGAGACTTATTGTAACTAGTCTTCTTGCGTTTATTGTATAAATTTGGTATACTTAGAATAGGATTGGAAACTATTTAAGAAAGGAAAAATATATGAATTTTGAATTATTAACAGGATATGGATTAGATATAACTTATTTAAATTCTGCAGATGTAGATCCATTAAATAGATCAGGAATTTCAGGTCATAAATATGGATTAATGATTATAATGGCAGAAGCTACGGTAACATTTTCTACTTCTTGGCGTAAAGGTGATGGAACTAAAATTACTACATTCACTTCAAAAGTGTTACAACCAGGAAATTATCCAATGTATATTTATAATGTCACTGCTATAGCTGGTGAAGTATGGTTGATTGGTTAGGAGGAAGAAATGTTTAATATAGGAATTAGAAAATCAGGATTTCCATTAGGAATTCAGATTATTCTGTCTGCTTGAATATTAGCAACAAGTTATTGAATTGATAACGGAGTATGGAATGACTTATCTAGCTGGATAGATTAGGAGGAAATAAATGGCAAAGCAAGTAATAAATAATAATGAGAAAGGATTATCAGTTAGAACAAAATTGAATGAAAATTTCACAGAAGTATATGATGATATAACAATATTAGAAGCAATAGATACAATAATCGAGGTTTCCACAGGTAGAAATTTAGCATTAACTGATGTTGATAGATTTTTAAATTGCACAAATGGGACAGCAATAGATGTAACAGTACCACCTAATTCAAGTGTTGCTTTCACAATAGGAGATAAAATAGATATTACTCAATATGGGGCTGGTACAGTTACGTTAGTAGAAGGTTCAGGAGTAACTATTAATTCAAAAGGTAGTAATAAAGTATTAGATGGACAATATTCAACAGCATGCTTAAAAAAAATAGGTACTGATGAATGATTGTTAAGTGGAACATTAACAACTTAAAAATATTTAATACTATAAATTTTATATAAAACACAAGGAATTTAATAGAATTAAGCTAATTTCCTTGTGTTTTTCTTTGTATTTTGGTATAATGAATATAGTAAATGAATAAATTAATTTTATTTAAATAAAGAAAAGGAGATAATTATGGAATTTAACTTTGAAAGAGATATATATCTATTCGGAGATGTTAATAAAGAAATTGCATTTAAAATAATTGAAAGAATTAATATCCTTAATAGATATGATGAAGAGATGTTAAGGAATGGACCTCGTACTTTTAAACCACAACCTATAAGTTTACATATTAATTCAGGTGGTGGAAGTATTTATGATGGAATGGCATTGTACTCAACTATAAAAAATAGTGTAACTCCAGTAATAACTATAGGGAGTGGTATGGTAGGTAGTGCTGCATTGTTAATTTATTTAGGTGGTAGATATAGAGTAGTTTATCCTTATACAACATTCTTATTCCATTCACCAAAATGGGGAGTAGTAGGTACTCCTTATGAAGTGCATAATTTTAACGAAGAATATAATCGTATGTATTTACAGTTAATAGAAATTACTCAAAAAGAATGTAATCTTTCTAATGAAATTATAAATAGAATATATAGAGAAGACCTACAATTATACATGGATCCTAAAGAAGCGTTATCAGTAGGAATTTGTGATTTTATTTATGATTTAGAAGAAATGGATAAAGAAGCAAAGAAAGAAAAAGCTAAAGTACCAAAAGAAATTATAGATGCTATTAAAGCAATGGCAAAGGAAGAAGAAAAAAATGAAGAACCCAAAGAGTCTGAAGAAGTTAAAGAAGAAGTATCTAAAGAATCTGAAAAAGAGACAGAAAAAGTTCAAGAAGAAGTTAAAGAAACTGAAAAAGAGACAGAAGAAATTCAAGAAGAAGTATGTCAATGTGATTATTGCAAGAAGAAAAGAGGAGAAATATAAAAAATAATTAGGAGGCATTATGGAGTTACAAGGAGTTAAAATAAATGATTTTACAAGAGAACAAATAGACAAATTGTATCCAGAAGCATGCATGATTATGCCAATGAAAATTTGAAGCTTAAAGAATAAGAAACATACAAAAAATGAGATACTTTTAAATGAAAAATACGTTGCACAGATTAAAAAGGATGGTTATTATTACTCCTATGAAAAACATGAGAACAATTCTTATCTTTTTAGTAAGAGTGTATCAAAAAAAACTGGATTATTATCGGAAAAATTAGGGAATGTTCCTCATATAAAAAAAATATTAAATAAGTATTTACCAGTTGAAACTGTTTTGATAGGAGAAATATGTTCAAGAAAAGGCGGTTCTAATGAAGTTACTAAAATTATGGGTTGTTTGCCATTAAAAGCAGTTGCTCGGCAAGAGAATGATTCTAATTCTAAATTATATTTTTATGTGCATGACATCGCAATCTATGCGCAAGAAATGCAATTAAATATAAAAACTGAAGAAAGAATAGTTCTATTAAATGGAATAAAAGAAAATTTTGAAAAACAAGCTACAAACGAAGAAAAAATGTTTGTTGAATTTGCAGAAACTTATACAAAAGACTTAGGACAATTACTTTCAGATACGTTTGCTGCGGAAGAAGAAGGAATTGTATTAAAAAGTAAACTTGGGTTTATAGTTCCAAATAAGAGACCCGCTTGAAACACGATTAAATTTAAGAAAGAACTTGCTGATATGGATGTAATTTGTTTAAGATTTTGTAAGCCAACTTATTATTATGAAGGCAAAGAGCTAGAAGCTTGAAATTACTTTGATGATAATGGGGATGCAATTACAAAAGCAGCACATATGGATTGGATAGGCAGCATCGAGATTGGCGCTTACAACGAAAATGGTGAATTAATATCTATTGGAACAGTATCTTCAGGATTGACTGAAGCACTTTTGAAAGAAATTAAGGAAGATTCTAATAAATTTATAGGAAAACCGCTTGTAATTGGTGCAATGGAAACAGGAGTAAAAGAAGGTAAATATTCTTTAAGGCATCCTTATATAAATAGTAAAGCTGGATGTTGTTATGGATTTCGATTAGATAGCCAAGATATAGATTCTAAAGATTGTTTGCTTTCAAAAATTTTTGATAATTAGGAGATTTTATTATGGAGAAAAAAGTAGGATATATCTATAAGATTGCCAATAAAATAAATAGTAAAGTTTATATCGGCAAAACTTATCACACCATTGAAAATAGGTTTAAACAGCATATTAATAGTTCAAAAAGAAATAAATGTAAAACACAGCCTTTATATTTAGCAATAAATAAATATGGAATTGAAAATTTTATAGTTGAAGAAATTGGAAAGTATGAAGAAGGACTATTAGAAGAAATGGAAATTGAGTTTATTGCTAAATATAATAGTTATCACAATGGATATAATGCTACTTTAGGTGGAGAAGGAGTAAAAACTTTTTCATACTCTGACAAAGAAGTTATTGAAAAATATAAAGAATTAGAATATATTCATAAAACTGCTGAATACTTTAATTGTTGTAGGAATACAATATGTTCTATATTAAAAAGAAATAGCATTAGGATAAAACATGCTCATTATTTTAATTATTCTGATGAAGAAGTTATTGAAAAATATGCAGAATTAAAATATCTTAAAAAAACAGCAGAGTATTTTGATTGTTGCAAAGATACTATAAGAGAAGTATTAAAAAGAAGCAATATCAAAACAGATTACCGTCTTAAATATACTGAAAAAGAAATTATTGTAAAATATAAAGAATTAAAATTTGTAAATAAAACTGCCAAATATTTTGAATGTTGTGAAAAAACTATAAGAGATATATTAAATAAAAATGGTATTGATACTAATATTAGTAAACCTAAAAGAGTTGTTAAGTTAGATAAAAATACATTAAAAATATTAGAATTTTATGATAGCATCAGTGATGCAGCTAGAAAATTAGGCAATATAAATAAAAGTTCTCATATAAGTCAAGTTTGCAAAGGTAAAAGAAAAACTGCCTATGGGTATAAATGAAAGTATATAGATTAAGTTGAAAATATTTAACTACAAATATTGTAGTTTCTGGAAAAAAATGTTATAATATATATAGAAAGGTTAATAAAAGAAGAAATTATAGATATAAAAATTATTAGCTTCATTAATTGTCCTTTCTAGAAAAATAATGTATAATAGAGTTAGGATTTAAAAAATAACCAAAAATAGAATAGGTTATTAAACAACAAAATTAAGGAGAAATAACATGGCTATGAAGGAAAATACCAAAAGAATACTTTCGTTCTTACAAGAAAATGCGTCAGAAGATATGACTCATAACGAAGTAGCAGAAGCTTTAGAATTAGGACCTAGACAAGTAATTGGATCTTTCAATTCTTTCGTTAAAAAAGGTTGGGGTTATAGAGTAGAAGCAACTGTTAAAATTGATGGTGCTGATAAAACTATTAAGTTCTTAAAACTTAATGATGAAGGATTAGCAGTTGACGTTGCAGCATTAGAATAATCAGTAATACCAGTAGAAAGAAGATTTTAAAACAATCTTCTTTCTTTGTATATGTAAAGGAGTAAAATTTTATGTTAATGCAAGAAAGAATATTTGCTCATAACATTATGATTTTGTTGAATAAAGGTTATACAACTGAAAAATTTGAAGTTAGACCTGTTTGACATGATGGTAGTCCTGCTCATACTATTTATACAACTTTTATTGTTGAAGAATATGATATTTCTAAAAATGAATTCCCAATAACTAGATTAAGACCGATTCCTTGGAAGAATGGTATAAAAGAAATTTTATGGATATATCAAGATCAATCAAATGATTTAGCATTATTGAGAAATAAATATGGGATTCGTTGGTGGGATGATTGAGATATAGGAAATGGTACAATAGGGCAACGATATGGAGCAACAATTAAAAAATATGGATTAATTGATAAATTAATAAAAAATTTAAAAGAATCACCAATGGGACGTAGACATATAATGAACATGTATCAATATGCTGATTTAGAAGAAACAAAAGGACTTTTTCCTTGCGCTTATTCTACAACTTGAATGGTGCGAGATGATGGATACCTAGATATGAAATTAACACAACGTTCTAACGACTATATGGTAGCCGGACATATCAACAAGGTCCAGTATGTTGCACTCATGATGATGATAGCTAAAGCTGTTGGGCTACAACCAGGAAAATTTGTGCATGTCGTAGATAATTTACATATCTATGATAGGCATGTTGATGCGGCAAAAACAATATTGATGAGATTCCTATCTTTAGAGAAAGAAATTGCAGATGGGACAATAAAAGATCTTACTGCTAGGTTAGTATTTAACCCTAAATCAGATAATTTTTATGATTTTACTATTGATGATTTTGAAATGATAGACTATGACCCAATGTGCAGATTGCCTAAATTTGAGGTGGCTATATAATGATTATTTTAATAGCAGCCGTTGATTTAAATAATGGACTCGGATATCAAGGAGAACTTTTAGCTAATATACCAGAAGATATGAAGCACTTTAAAAAATTAACAATGGATCATTCAATAGTTATGGGAGATACAACTTGGTATAGTTTACCAATGAAAAATGGTTCTCATAGATTAAGTGGTAGACATAATGTAATATTAACTAGAAGCAATAGAAAAGAAGTTGAAGGACTTACAGATTTTGATACAATAACAGATGATATAAATTTTGTATTAACAATGAGTAAATTTGAAGATGTTTACATTATTGGTGGAGCAAGTGTATATAAACAATTTTATCAATATGCGGATGTAATTGAATTAACTATCTTTAATACAACTTTTGAAAAAGCAGATATTTTTTTTCCAATAATTGATAATAATGATTTCATACTGCAAAACCAGTATGTCCAGGAAAGAAAAGATGATTTCAGCTTATCTTTTTTAACCCTTGTTCGCAGAAAAGAGCAATAATATTTGACCTATCTTAAAAAAAATGATATAATATAGGTAGACGTTGAAAAAAAGAAAGGGTGAAATATTGAAAATAGACAGAAAATTAATAAAAGCGTTGAAAAAAATAATGGAAAAATTTGAATTTGAAATTGATGATAATATTGTATATGTAAAAAAAGTAATTGAAAAATTTGAAAAAGAAAATGATACTATTACTTTAACAGAAAATGGTGCATTGATATTAGATTTTTTAAAGTTAAATTCAGAATATCCTTTATCCGCGAGAGAAATAGCAGCACAGATAGGATACACAAGTAAATCCGTTGCTGGTTCAATGAGAAAATTGATTGGAGATGGATTGGTAATAAAAATTTCCTCTAATGACGGAAATAAATACCAAATAACAGAAGATGGAAAAAAACTAGAAATTAAAAATCAGGAGGAAAAATAATGGCTATAAAAGAATCTTTAAATAAAATAAATGTTCAAGGTATTTTATTAGAAAACAATTTAGAACAAGCACAAAATGAAAAATTAGGAACATTCATCTCTGGAACTTTGGTAGTTCGTGTAGGCGACTCTGATATTCCTGTTAACTTCTTTTCAAAAGAAATTAAAAAAGATGGCGGTTTAAATAAAATTTTTATCTCTTTAAAGAAACTTATGCTTTTCCCATCAGTAGCTACAGATGGAGAAGGAGTTAAAGTTAATATGACTGGCGGAGCAATTTCAGGTAGAGATTTTTATACGGATGACCTAGAACTTATTTCTTATTCAGAATTAAAATGCAACTTTTGTAAAAAATCTACAAAAAACTATATAGAAGAAGCTAAATTTGAATTTGAAGGAATTGTAAGAAAAGTTTATGATGAAATTAAAAATGATCAAGAAACTGATAGATTAGTTGTTGAAATTGTAGGAGTTAATTATGCAGAAACAGCACTTCCTGTAAAATTTGTTGTTGCAAAAGAAAAAGCTATTGCTTATATAAAAACTTACTATGCTTCAGGTAAAACAGTAAAAGTTAATGGAGATATTATTTATACAACTGAAAAAATTAAAAAAGTTACAGAATCAGCTTTTGGTGATGATATCGTAAAAATTTTTGATAAAGTTACAAAAGATTTTATCATTACAGCGGGAACACAACCTTATGATGAAAATGATTATAGTCAAGAAGCTATTCAAAAAATTATGCAAAATAGAAATATTTTCCTTGAAGGAGAAAAAGCAAAGAAAGTAGCTAAAATGAATTCAAAAAATAGTGCTCCTAACTCTGCTCCTACTCCAAATAAAGAAACTGAAACTAAAACTGGAAATAAAGACGGATTCCCATTTTAATTAATGGGAACTATCTTATCTAAGGAGGATAATATATGATAGATATTTTAAATATAATGCCACATGAAATCTCTAGAGACTTAGCTGGATATATTCTGTTCTTTTATGGATCTCCAAAAACTGGGAAAACAACAATCGCTTCTCAATTTTCTAATTCCCTTATTCTTGCATTTGAGAAAGGATTCAATGCTTTGCCTGGAGTTATAGCGCAACCTATAAATAAATGGATGGAATTTAAAGAAATTTTAATGCAGCTAGAGACAAAAGCAGCGAAAGAAAAATATGAATATATAATAGTTGATACAGCAGATTTGGCTTATTTATATGCAGAACAATTTATTTTCAATAAAGAAGGAGTTACAGAATATAAAGAAATTCCTTACGGTCAAGGATACGGTATGGTTGAAAAAGAATTTGATAAAGCAATGAGAAAAATTGTTCAATTGGGATATGGATTAATATTTATTTCACACTCTCAAGATAAAACAATGGAAGATGAAAATGGAGAAGAATATAATAAAATTATTCCTACTCTTGAAAAAAGAGGAAGAAAAGTTATAAATAGGATGAGTGATATTATAGGATATACTAGAATCGCTAAAGATCCTGAATCAGGAGAAGAAAAAACATACTTATTTATGAGAGGAACTTCTCGGTATGAAGCTGGTTCAAGATTTGCTTATACTTCAGATTTTATAGAATTTTCTTATAAAAATCTTGTTCAAGATATTGGGAATGCCATTGATAAGCTTGAAGCGAATGGCGCTACTTTAGCGACAGAACGAGAAAATCATTATATTGTAGAAGAAGAAGAATTTTTAATAGAAGATGAACTTGAAAAATTCTATGAAATGGCTGATAAGTTAATGGAAAAAGATAAAGACTATCAAATAGGAATTTCAGATATAATTCTTGACATTCTAGGACCAGAAAGAAATATTAGAAATTGTACTCAAAAGCAAGTTGATCTTGTTCGTTTAATTAATGAAGCGGTTAATAAATTATAAGCATAAAAGAGGTGTTTTAAATAATACCTCTTATTTTACATTAAGGAGGTATAGAATGTCTGACAGACCAGTTAAATGTCCCTAGCTGTGGAGAATTTTTTAGACGCAGTGAAACGGCTCACATTTACGATGAAAAAAAGAAAAGATACTTCCATAAAGAATGTTATGAGGGGACAGAAAAAGCAAAAATGGAATTGGTTTCAGATAGAGACAGCCTTTACTTGTTCATGTGCGAACTATTTGGATATGAGTATGTAGTTCCAAGAGTAAGAAAACAAATAAATGAAATTATGGAAGAATATAAATATACTTATAAAGGGATTGAATTAACATTAGATTATATTTATAGAATAGAAAAAATGGATAAACAAAAAGCCAATGGAGGAATTGGTATTGTACCTTATTTTTATGAAAGAGCTAAAGAATTTTATAAGAAAAAAATGGACATTTGAGAATCTAAAGAATTAAATTTTGAAATTGTAGAAGTTAAAATATCTACAAAAAAATGCATTGAGAAAAATAAAAAATTAATTGATATAGGAGGCTTATAGTGTTAATAGATAAAAGAGCAATATTACAAGTCTTAGGGAGTTTAGCAAAAAATCCAAAGCTTCTAAACGAAAAAAAATATTCTCTTAGAGAAGAAGACTTCGGTGAAAGATTCTATAGAATCCTATTTGGCGCAATAAATAATCTTCATATTATGGGAAGATTTGGAACAGTAGATGGAATTGCAATAGATAACTTTTTATCATCATATAAAGAACAATATGAAATATTCAATAATCAAGATGGAGTTCCTTATATAAATAGTGCTATTAAATTAGCAGAAGAAGATAACTTTAATTATTACTATGAAAGAATTAAAAAATATTCTTTTATAAATTATCTTACTTTAAGAGGAATGGCAAATACGGAACTATTCTTAGGAGTAGACGGACTTGCTCATAATAAAAATAGACAAAAAGAATTTGATTCATTAACATTAGCGGATTTAACAGGAAGACTTGACAAAATAGTATCAGAAATAAAAGTTGAATTTGAAATTAATAGTACATATGAAATTAATAGTGCTGATATTGGAATTGAAGATTTATTAAAGCAACTTAAAGAAAGTCCTGATATAGGATTAGCTCTTCAAGGTCTTATGTATAACAGTGCAATTCGTGGCGCAAGAAAGAGAAGACTATACATGCGTAGCGCTGCAAGCGGAGTGGGTAAAACACGGTTTGCAGTTGGAGATGCTTGTAATTTAGCTATAACTGAATATTACGATTCAAAAACACAATCTTGGATAAAAAATGAAAATACTGTTGGAGTTGGATTCATTACTACAGAAATGGAATTATCTGAAATTCAAACGATGATACTAGCATGGATTACTGGAATAAATGAAGATATTATTAAAGATGGTGAAACTAATGATTTTGAAGATGAATTATTAGCAAAAGCAGCAAAAATAGTAAAAGAAAGTACATTAGAAATTGCTTATATTTCTAATTTTGATTCAGATGACATAGAAGCTATTATAAGAAAATTACATTCAATGTATAATGAAAATAAAGTGAAAAAAGTAATTGATTATATCTTCTTTGACTATATACATTCTACACCAAAATTATTATTTGAATCAAGTTCAAAAACAGGAATGAAATTAAGAGAAGATACAATCTTATTTTTATTTACTGTAATGTTGAAAGATTTAAGTTATGAATTAAATATTTTCATTCAAACCGCAAGTCAATTAAATGGCTCTTGAGAAGACAGGAAAGTACAAACTGTAAATGCCCTCCGCGGCGCGAAATCGATGGGGGACAAGCTCGACGTTGGAGCCATATGCCTTCCATTAAATGAAGAAGAAGAGGATTTCGCTGATATATTTGTTGAACAATATAATATACCTAGACCTGATATGGTTACTACACTTTATAAAAATAGAGGTAGCAAGTATAAGGGAATAAAAATTTGAGCTAAATCTGATTTAGGAACTTGTAAAATGCAAGATGTAATAGTTACTGATCTGCGGTCGAAACCTATTGAAAACTTTAAAATTAAGATTCCTAAATTAACAGCTTTTGATGTCAGCGAAGATACTGAAGACGACTTCTAAAGGAAGGAGGAAGCTACCAATGTATTTAGATAAAGATTTTATAAAACAAAGTCTAACTATCGAAGAAATAACTAAACTATTAATTGAACTTGGTAGCGCAGCACCTCTTACTGATAGGAATGGGAATCCTAAATTTCAAACTATATGTCATAACTTACCAAACCAAAATAATAGTTTCAAATTGTATTATTATGATAATACAAAATTATTTAGATGCTATACTGGATGTGGTGAAAGTTTTATTGACATATTTGAATTAATTGAGAAAGCTATATATATACAAAAAGGTTATGAATGAGAGTTAAATGATTGTGTTAATTATGTAGTAGAGAAAACAGGAAAAGCTTTCGATCTTATAGAAGATAGCACTTTCTTAATAGATGTAGAAAATTCTACTGCTGAAGATTGAGGATTTATAAATAGACAATTAAAGATATTAAAGAACAATTCCGAAGAACCTGAACAAGAATTGAAGTATTACTTAAAAACTTATTTAAAATTATATAGAGAAATTTATTATACAGGTTGGATTAATGAAGGAATATCAATAGAAGCAATGAAAAAATTTAATATAGGTTTGCATATCACAACTGAAAGAATTACAATACCTTACTTTGATATAAATGGTTATTTAATTGGAGTCAGAGGTAGAACTTTAAGAGAAATAGATATAAAAAATAAAATAAAATATATGCCGATGAAGCATTGTGGAGAATACTTAACATTTCCTATGCACTCATCAATGTATGGAATTTTTCAAAATCAATTTACTATTCGAAAGTTGAAAAAAGCAGTAATTTTTGAAGCTGAAAAATCTGTATTACAGCTAGAGTCTTTCTATCCTAATAATAATATTGGACTGGCATTAGGAGGCAGCAATTTATTCGACGCGCACGTACAATTATTATTAGATTTAGGAGTCGAAGATGTTTATTTGGCATTAGATAAGGAATATAATAAATATGAAGATAATAAATATTTATCAGAATACAGTTTAAAAATAAAACAAATGAAAGATAAATTAATAAATTATTTTAATGTTTATATAATAGAAGATAGAAGTGGGTTGTTAGAATATAAAGATAGTCCAACAGATAAAGGAGAATATATTTTCTCAAAATTAGTAAAAGAATCCATAAAGAGAAAGGAATAGTTATGCTATATGAAATAATTAACAAAGATGCTGATTTTACAAAACCATTAGAAACTATTTTTAATAATAGAGGGATACCATTTGAAACGATGGAAATGTTATTGCATCCAACACAAGAAGTAGAACATGATTTTAGGTTATTGCCAAATATTATAGAATGTGCAGAGAGAATCATTGAAGCTATCAAGAATGAAGAAAAGATATTCTTACAAGTTGACTCAGATGCAGATGGCTATACAAGCGCAGCATTAGCTTGAATGATGTTGGTACATTTCGGAGCAAAAGAAGAAAATATAATTTATAGAATGCATGAAGGAAAACAACATGGGATTATAGTAGAGACAGTACCAGAAGAATGTACATTAGTTATAATCCCAGATGCTAGTTCTAATGATTTTGAAGAACATAGAGAATTAAATGAACAAGGAAAAACAATTATCGTAATGGATCACCATGAAGCAGATCATTTAAGTGAGCATGCCATAGTTGTAAATAATCAATTTGGATATCCTAATAAAAGCTTAAGTGGAGTTGGAATAGTTTATAAAGTATTCCAAGCACTTGAAGCTATAGTGCCTAAAGTAGAAGAAGACTATAGATACAATGTTGGCATGATAGCTCCTCACTTCTTAGATTTAGTTGCTGTTGGAATAATCGCAGACGTTAGTGATGTTAGTAATTTAGAAACAATGTATTATGTTCAAGAAGGAATGGCTAATATTCACAATCCTTTTTTAAGAACTATAATAGCAGGCAATCAATATAAGTTAAGTGGAGATATTTCTCCAATGAAAATTTCATTTTATATTGCTCCGTTAATTAATGCAATGGTTAGAACGGGGAGCCAAGAGCAAAAAGAAGCAATGTTTTTAGCTATGATTAAGGGAGATGAAATAGAACAAGAAGATGAAGGATTTGGGAATACAGTCTCTTATGCTGATAAAGCATTGAAAATATGTGCGGCGGTAAAACGAAAGCAAGATGTTCTTAAAAATGAAGGTATGGTTAAATTACATTTAAAAATTACAAAAAATGGAATGGATAAAAATAAAATCATTATTGGTAAAGCCTTTAGAGTGGCTGATACTTTAAAAGGATTAATTGCTATGCAGTTAGCATCAGCTTTTAAGAAACCAACTTTGGTATTAAGTAAAAATAAAGAAACGAATTTATGGTCTGGTAGTGGAAGAGGTATTAACCAATCAGATTTTAAAAATTTCAAAGATTACCTTAATAGTACAAATTTATTTGAATATGCAGAAGGACATCAGGGCGCTTTTGGTGCGGCAATCAAAGATGAAAATCTTGAAAAATTTATTGAACAATCTAACAAAGATTTAGAAAAATATAGTTTCAGTAATAATTATAAAATCGATTTAGAATATACATCAAATCAAATTAACGCAGACGTAATAGCGCAAATAGCTTCATTTAGTAATCATTACTCAAAAGGTTTTGAAGAACCTTATATATTAATTAAAAATATAAGAGTAACAGAAAGAAGTCTAACTATCATGGGTAAAAATCCTGATAAACCAAGTATAAAAATTAAAGTAGAAGACGTTAATTTCATCATATTTACAACTACGAAAGAAAAAGTAGAAGAATTAAAACAAATGAAATATATTAATGTTATTGGTAGAGCAAATGAGAACATTTGGAATGATGACATAAGTTATCAAATTATGATAACAGATTATGAAAAAGCGATAGTAAAAGCAAGAGACTTATTTTAAAGGAGAAAATTATGAATATACCAAAAAAATTAATGATAACAATGAAAGCATTAGAAAATGATTTAATATTCTTTTCTCAAGGAAAAGGAATTGCTAGAGTTGTAACTAATCAAGGGACTTTTTATGGCAAGACTTTATATGATGCTATGATAAAAGCGATACTTTATAAAGAAGAAATAAGTAAATAATATAAAATAGGAGTAAATAATGACTGATATAGTATTAACAGGACAACAAAAAAATGCAATGAGAACTGTTATTAAACGGTTAGATGCGCGAGAACGTGTTACTATCGTCGCCGGTTTTGCTGGAACAGGGAAGACTACGTTAATTCGCTATATTATAGAAGAGATGAATCTTATGCAAAACACTGTTTTTGTTTCTTACACAGGTAGAGCAAGCCTCGTTCTTAGAGACCGAGGATTGCCTGCTACTACTATTCATAGATTAATTTATGAAACAAGGAAGAATAAAAGAACAGGTGAAATTACATTTAATCGGAAGACAAGACTAGATCCAGGAATAAAACTTATCGTAATTGATGAGATATCAATGGTTCCTGAAAAATTGCTTAAAGACCTCGCATCTTATAAAATTCAAGTTATAGGATTAGGAGATCCATTCCAATTACCTCCTGTTGAAGGAGATGATAATGGATTGCTGAATAGTCCACATGTCTTTTTAAATGAGATTCATAGACAATCAAGAGATAGCGAAATTATATATTGGAGTATGCAAATAAGAGAAGGTAAAATTCTTAAGCCATTTAGAGGAAAAAATGTTGCAGTAATTAAAAGAGATATATTACGAGTTGAATCAATGGAAGCCGCAGATCAAATTATATGCGGTAAAAACGTAACTAGACATAATATAAATAATTATTTTAGAGAACAAATCCTAAAACGTAAATCAAAATATCCTGTAAAAGGAGACAAATTAGTTTGTATAAAAAATGATTGAACTATTGGTAGCCGGTTAAGCGATGTGCCTTTAATTAATGGAATGATAGGGTACGCAAACAATAGTGCAGTAATAGGATTTAATAATTTATTCGATCTTTATTTTTCACCAACCTTTAATAGAAAAGATACTTATTCTGGATTAAGAGTTAGTGGGAATCCTTTTAATGGGAAAAAATTTAAACATGACAGACAAGGAGTTAATCACTTTGAATACGGTTGAGCAATAACTGTATATAAAGCACAAGGTAGCGAATTTAATAATATTATTATTTTCGATGAAATGTCATATAGAAAAAATCATGCAAGACAATTATATACAGCAATAACAAGAGCAAAACAAAATGTAATCATAGTATTGGAGGATTAATGAATAATATAATAGAAATTTATACAGATGGAGCATGTTCTCAAAATGGAACTTGAGAAGGTGGATGGGGATTTTGTATTGATGATATCGGATATATGGGGTATGAAAAGAAAACAACAAATAATAGAATGGAATTAACTGCGGTTATAATGGCATTAGAAACTGTAACTTCCTTTGATGATTTTAAATTAGAACAAGCTTTATTAGGAGCTTTTGAAAAAAACAAAATAATAGATGTTAAAAAAATTAGAATAATTATATATACAGATTCTTCTTATGTAGCAAATGCTTATAATAAAAAATGAATAGATAATTGGAAGAAAAATGGTTGGAAAAATTCTAAAAAAGAAGAAGTAAAAAATAAAGATTTATGGAAATGGTTAGATGCATTAGTGAATAGCTCTATGTGTATAGTTGAATTTGTAAAAGTAAAAGGTCATTCAGGGGTTAAAGGGAATGAAAGAGCAGATTATTTAGCAACAACAGCAATGAAAGAAAAATTTAAAGAAACAAAAATAATAAATTTAAATAAAAGTTTTTTATAATAGGAGGTAAAATGATAAATAAACAAATATATAATCAAATTCCTTATTTGCATAATCATACTGAATATTCTAATATAAGACTTTTAGATAGCATTAATAAAGTTGAAAAATTAATAGATAGAGCAATTGAATTAGGTAGTAATGGTATCGCTATTACTGACCACGAAGTTTTATCCGCGCATGTAGATGCAATAAAACATTTAAAGAGTAAAGAATTAGATAATGATTTTAAATTAATTCTTGGAAATGAAATATATTTAATAGATAGTGCCGAAGAAATTAAACAAATTTATGAAGATGGTGGAAAGGCATCGTTTTATCATTTCATTCTCTTGGCTAAAAATAAGAGAGGGCATGAAGCATTAAGAATCCTTTCTAGTCAAGCATGGGAAAATTCATTTCATACAAGAGGTCCAATGGAAAGAGTTCCTACTGATAAGAAATTTTTAGAAGAAATTATGGAAAAATATAGAGGCGACATTATTGGAGCTACAGCGTGTCTTGGTGGAGAATTTCCTCAAGCTGTTTTAAACTATTATAGAAGTGAAGGTGCGGAATCAAGTAAAATTTGGATAGATAATTTTATGAATTGGGGAATTAATACATTCGGTATTGAAAATTTCTTTGTAGAAATTCAACCATCTGCACAAGATGAACAAAATATTTTTAATAAATTAGCTTATGAAATAGCTACTGTTTATAAAGTTAAAACTATAGTTACTACTGATAGTCATTATCTTACAAAAGAAGATAGGACTGTTCATAAAGCTTATCTTAATTCTAAACAAGGAGATAGAGAAGTTGATGATTTTTATTCAACTACTTATATGATGGAAATGAATGAAATGGTTGATTATTTAAGTATTTCTTTAAAAGAAGAGCAAATAAAAGAAATTATTGAAAATACGATAGCAATTCCTGATATGTGCGAAAATTATGATTTATATCATAAGCAAGTTGTGCCTAGTGTAAATGTGCGTGAAAAATTAAAATTAGACAAAATAGAAAAAATGATAATGACAAATAGAGAATTTAGAGATTTAGTTCATGATGCTTATATGAAATATGATAATATTGAAAAGTATATAAATTCTGACAATGATCAAGAATTATATTTTGCATTAAGAAGTCTTTATGGATTATATAATAAAGGACTATGGTCTGACCAATATCTTGCTAGAATAGATTTAGAAATTAGTGAAATCATTGGTATTGGTATTAATATGGATGAAAATATAAGTCAATATTATAATACAATGGAATATATTATGGATTTAATTTGAGCAGATGATGGCGGTAATAGTTTGATTGGTCCAGGTCGAGGTTCTGTAAATGGATTCTTAACTGCTTACTTAATGGATATTACTCAAATAGATTCAATAAAGTATGAGCTTCCTCATTGAAGACATATCTCAGCAGAAAGACCAGAGCTCCCAGATGTTGACTTCGATACTGAAGCTAGCAAACGTGCTTTAATTTTACGAAAATTAAAAGAAGAACTTGGCTACAAAAGAGTTCTTAACATTGCTACTTTTGGAACTGAAAAATCTAAGTCAGCCTTGCAAACTGCCTGCAGAGGGCTAGGAATTGACAATGATACAGCAGAATTTATTGCTAGTTTAATTCCTATTGAAAGAGGATTTAATTGGACTTTAGATGATTGTTATTATGGGAATGAAGAAAAAGAAAGACGACCTAGTAAAAAATTTATACATGAAATAAATAAATATGATAGATTAAAAGAAGTAGCATTTGGAATTGAAGGGCTAGTTAATAAGCGTAGCATACACGCTTCTGGAGTTTACATTTTCTCTTCTGATTTTACAGATTGAAATGTAATGATGCGTGCTCCAAGTGGACAACCTATCACACAATTTAATATGGAAAATTCAGACTACCTTGGAGGTCTTAAGTATGATTTTCTCACAGTGAAAGCTATGGATAAAATCCGAGTTACGTTAGATTTACTATCTGAAGATGGTAGAATTGAATGGAAAGATTCTTTAAGAGAAACTTATGATTATTATTTATATCCTGATAAATTAGAATTTGATAATTTAGAAATATGGAAGTTAATGCATAAAAATAAAGTATTAGATTTATTCCAATATTCAACTTCTATTGGGATACAAACAGCCCAAAAAATTAAACCTATTTCTCTTAAGCAAGCTGCTTCTGGTAATGACTTAATGAGATTAATGGCAGAAAGAGGTCAAAAACAACCTATCGATAAGTATATAGAATTTAAAGACAATATAAAACTTTGGGATAACTTAATGATAGATTATGGATTAACCTTAGAAGAAAGGCTAATATTAAAAGAACATTTAGAAGCTACTTACGGGATTGCTACTACACAAGAATCAATTATGAAATTAGCAATGGATAAAAGAATAAGTGGTTTTAACGTAAAAGAAGCAAATAAATTAAGAAAAGCTGTAGCTAAAAAGAAAAAGAAAATAATGGATGAAGTAAAAGAATTATTTAAAGAAAAAGGATTAAAACTAGGAACTTCTTTAAATATGTTACGCTATATTTGGAAAGAATGTATTTTGCCACAAGCTGGATACAGTTTCTCAGAGTGCCATACTTTACCTTATACTGTTATAGCTGTTCAACAATTGAACCTTGCTTATAATTATCCTATCGTTTATTGGAATACTGCTTGCTTATCTGTAAATGCTGGTTCATTAGAAGATAGTGAAGCTAAAAAAGCAAAAACTACTGATTACGGTTCTATCGCATCCGCTATAGGAAAAATGAAAGAAAATGGAGTTATATTAGTTTATCCTGATATTAACCGTGCCAACTTTGATTTTAAGCCTGACGCAGATAACAATTTAATACTATTTGGATTAAAAAGTATGAATAAAATTGGTCAAGATTTAGTTGCAGAAATTATTGAAAACAGACCTTATGAATCAATAGAAGATTTTTGTATGAAAGTAAAAGTAAATATAACTCAAATGATTTCTCTTATTAAAGGTGGTTCTTTTGATACTTTAGAAAACAAACCAAGAGAAGAAATAATGAAAGATTATTTATGGAAAGCATGTGCGCCTAAAAAGAAATTAACGATGCAAAATCTTAATGCTTTAATAAATGGTGGGTTTATACCAGAAAAATATAAGATAGAAATGAGAGTTTCTAAATTTAATAAATACTTGAGAAGAAGAGGAAACAAATTTATTATTAATGATAATGATTATTATTTATTTGACGAAGCAATTAAAGAAGGATATTATACTATCTTTGATTTTCCTGAAGCATTTGTTGAAACTATAGAAGGAAATTTATATATTTCTAAAAAATTATGAGATAAAATATATCAACCTATAGTTTTACCAATTAAGAGTTATATTAAAACGAATATGAAAGAAATATTAAATGAATACAATAATTCATTATTCGCAGAGTTTTGGAATAAGTATGCGAAAGGAACTATTTCTTATTGGGAAATGGAATCTATTTGTTATTATCATCATGAACATGAATTAGCAAATGTTGATTACACAAGTTATGGGATTTCAGAATTTAATGATTTACCTAAAGAACCTATCATTGAAAGATGGTATAGATATAAAGGTATTGACAGACCTATTTATAAATTAAATACTATTGCAGGAACTGTATTAGATAAAGATAAAATACGACATACTGTCACATTATTAACAACAAATGGAGTAGCAGTAGTTAAACTTTATAGAGATCAATTCTCTGCTTTTGATAGACAAATTTCAGAAGTATTAGGAAACGATGATAAGAAAACTATAGTTGAACGTTCTTGGTTTAAAAGAGGAAATAAATTGTTAATAACAGGTTTTAGAAGAGACGGTCAATTTGTTGCTAAAACTTATAGGAATACTGGCAGACATACTATATATAAAATAACTGATATAGGAGAAGATGGAACTATCTCTCTTATTTGGGAAAGAACAGGAGAAGGTGGGGAATAATATCTCCTCAACTTCTGTTTTTTTACAAAATATGTTATACTTATATAAAGGTACAAAATATAGTACATAAGAAAAGGAGGAATACAAGATGTTACTTTACAAAGAAAAAGAATTTGCTTTAGGAGAATTAGTAGAATATTTGAATAAATTAGAAACAAAATCTATAGTATTAGATTTAAAGTTTGGAGAAAAACCAGTTATAGTAGAATATAATATTGACGATAATAATGTAAGTAATATTAGAATTATTGAAGAAGAAGGAGAAAGATTCCCAGAGAGTGAATATCTTTATACATATTTAACTTATAAGAATATTTCAGAGAAAATATTTACTGCAAAGATATGCGGTTGGAAAGAAATTTCTTATTTAAATTTAATAAATATGATTTTAGATGATGAACAATTTGAATTAGCTTTTCAAATAGTATCAGAAGAAACTATGCAAGAAGATGAAGAATTATATGAAATTGAAAATATGGAAATTTTTAAAGAACTTCAATTATATGATGATTGAGAAATAATTCTCTTTAAAAAATTGTAAGGAGAGGGATATATGTTTACAGTTATAAAAAGAAATGGTAAAAAAGTTCCTTTTAATATTATGGTAATAGAACGTAATATAAAACTCGCTGCTTTAGAATCAAACACAATATTAAAATTAAGTGAAATTAAATTGATTTCAGCAGCAATTATAGATAAAATAAAAAAACCTGAAGTTCATGTCGAAGAAATTCAAGAGTTTGTACAATTTTCTTTAATGGAACAAGGATTTTTTAGAATAGCAACTGATTATATAGAGCATAGGAACAAGCATAAAATTAGAGTAAAAAAAGAATACCAATTTTTAAGTGATGCTTTCCTTAGTAAATATAAACATTTACCAGATCCATTTAAAAATCAATTAGGCGCATTCGTATACTATAGAACTTATTCTCGTTATATAATAGAAGAAAAAAGAAGAGAAAGATGATGGGAAACTGTTGCAAGAGCAGTCGATTATAATTGTTCTTTAGGGAATTCTTCTAAGAGAGAAGCAGAAGAATTATTCGATGCTATATATAATCTTAAAGGATTTTTATCAGGTAGATCATTATGAGTTGGAGGCACAAAGGTAGCAGATATAAGCCCACAGTCAAATTTTAACTGTGCTTTTGATACTATTAATGATTATGAAGTATTTTATGAACTATTTTACTTATTAATGATTGGTTCTGGTGTTGGACTGAAAATTACGAAAAAAGAAAAAGAAATATTACCTTTAATTAGGACAAATACAGAAATTATAAATAAGCACTATAATTCAATTCCAAAAAATAAACGTACTGAACATACTACTTTAGAATTTAGTCCTGATAATACTATCGTAAAAATTATAATAGGAGATAGTAAAATGGGATGGGCAACTAGCTTAAGATACTTTTTTGAGCTTCTTACAGCTAATCATTTCGCGGATATATCTACAATTATATTTAATTATGATAACGTTCGACCAAAAGGAGAAATGTTAAAAACATTCGGTGGATATGCAAGCGGTCATACTGCATTGGTAAATATGTATGAAAAAATAGATAAAGTATTGAAAAACAATATTGAAACTTATAGAAGATTAGAAACTGTAGATCTTATGGATATTGCTAATATTATAGGTGAAAATGTAGTTTCAGGTGGAGTAAGAAGAACTAGTGAAGTTATATTATTTGGCTATGATGATGAAGCCATGTTAACTGCAAAGAATGAAATATATACATTAGAAGAAGGAAAATGAAAAGTTAATAAAGAATTAATTCATAGACAAATGAGTAACAATAGTATTTTTTATGAAGAAAAGCCTAGTAGGGAACAATTACATTGGCAAATTGAGCAAATGAGATATACTGGTGAGCCAGGGTTTATGAATTCTCAAGCAGCTAGGAAACGTAGAAAGAATTTTCAAGGAGGCAATCCATGTATGGAAATCTTACTTGATAATAAAGGCATGTGTAATTTAGTTACTTTGGTTATAAGTGCTTTCATAAAAGACGGAATACTTAATAGAAATAAAATGGCTCATGTTTTAAAACTTTTAACAAGAGCTTCTTATAGAATGACTAACGTTGAAATGGAACTTCCTAAATGGAATGCTATTCATAAAAGAGATGCTTTAATTGGAGTTTCTATGACTGGATACCAAGATATGATTAATTTAACTAATCTATCAATGGAAGAACAAGCAAAATTATTAAAAGAAATGAAAAAAATAGTTAATAAAACTGCAAAAGATATCGCGCTTATAATGGGCAAGAATGCCCCAGTATTGACAACTACAGTAAAGCCAGAAGGTACGCTGTCACAACTCCCAACTGTATCTAGCGGAGTGCATTATTCACATTCTCCTTATTATATTAGAAGAGTAAGAATTAATGCTAATGATCCGATGATACATGTAGTAAGAGAGTTAAATTGGCGAATGGTTCCTGAAGTAGGACAAACAGAACCTAATGTAAAAACTTATGTTGTTGAATTCCCAGTTAAATCACCAAAAGGAAAAACAAAATATGATGTAACTGCTATTGAACAATTAGAGAATTATAAGATGTTTATGGAAAATTATGTTGAACACAACGTTTCTATTACAGTTCATGTTAGAACGCATGAATGAGAAGAAGTAGAACAATGGGTTTGGGATAACTGGGATGATATTGTTGCAATTTCATTCTTATCATTAGATGACAACGCTTATGAGTTACTTCCTTATGAAGAAATAGATGAGAAAGAATATTTAGAAAGAAAAGCAGAGATGCTAGATTTTAAACCGAGTTTAATTTCTAAGTATGAATCAGGCGAAGATTTTGAACTTAACGAAAGTGAATGCTCAACTGGTGCATGTCCAATAAAATAAGAGAGAAATAATTTCTCTCTTTCTTTAACTAAATTAATTGACTTTATATAAAAAAAATGCTATAATTAATTAATAAAGGAGTGATAATAAATGGATAATTCTAAAATTTTGAAAGAACAAATAATAGATAAAGTAAAAAATCCATTACAAAAAGAATATGGAGATAAAAACGATTGCACTTTAGTATCAATTACTAATTTTATAGATTATTATTTATTAGACTATTATGATTTTTCTTTTGGTTCTATTTATGATTTAGTTGCATATCAAGCGAAAAGACAATTTATATATCATCCTAAATTAGGCAGTAATCCTTTAGCAATTTCTTGTCTTGTCCAATATATGTTAAAAATAAAATTCAAAATTAATAAATATAAAATGAAAACTAAATTATTTAAAACAAAAAATTTTTTTAATATAATAGAAAAATCTATTATGAATAACAAACCTGTAATTTTAAGTATTTTAAATACTAAAGATAAAAAATACACATGACATACTATAGTTATTAAAGGAATTAGAGTAATTGAAAAAGATGGAGAAATAACAAAATCTTTTATAATATCTGATAATTGGTCTCCATCTAAAAATAAAATATTAGATTTAGACAATTTAGGATTTATTTGTTCTATAAATTATTTACGGAATTAAAAAGGAGAAAATTATATGAGAGATAAAATTTGTTTAATTGCTGGACCATTTCATGGAAGAGCAAATAAAACAATAAGACAACAAGAGTGAATGGAATTGAAGAAATTGCACGCTGATAACAAAATTAGAGAAATAGATTTTATTAGTCTACATAAAATAGATAGTTTTTATTACACAAATGAATTATCAGATTGTGAAGATATGCATGATAGACTAATGAATACTATTGCTACTTCTGACTATGTATTTATTGATATAGTTAATGCAGATACTACAACTGCAATAATAGTTGCATCAATAGATCGAATTAATATTACCAGAGAAGATGATGATAAAATTGAAATAATAGCTTATGCAGAAGATGAAAGAATCTATGACAATGAACTTTATGGATTAATCTATACACCAGTTGCATTTGATCAATTCTTAATAGGTTTAATTCAAAAAAATGGAAAAATATTTAGAACTCATTTTTTAGCAGTAGAAAGAATAAAAAAGATAAGCAAAGAAATAAGAAATAAAAGACGGAGAGAGAAAGAAGCTAAAGAAAAAGCTGAGAAGAAGACAGAAAGAGAAACAAAAAAGGAAAAAATAACTTTAGAATTATTGAAGTAAAGGAGGGACATAATGCCTAAAACAGATGAAATGACTCTTAATGAAATAATTATAGCTAATTTGCCTAAAGAAATTTCAATTGAAAATAAATTAAAACATTTTAGAGAAATTGATAAAGGATTTCTTAAAATTGATAAAAGCACTGAATATATTCTATTAAGACCTTATGATAAAGATAGCCAAAGTATGTATCTTACAATTTTTAAAAACTTAGAAAAGATTAGTGATGTATTTAAATTTATTGAAAAATATATAGGTAAAATAAGATTAATAGATACAGATTTTGATGAAGAATTCCAAGGTAAAATTGATTTTTGGGTAGAAGATTCATGCTATAGCTTAATGCATGCAGATAATTTTATTGTAGATATAAAGGAAGGTATATAATGCGTATTTATTATAATAATTTAAAATTTACGAAAAATACGGAATTATTAATTGTTAATGATGATAAAAGATTCACAATTTTTGTAGAAAATACGATAGAAGCTGTAATGAAATATATGAACGATATATTAAAAGATTCAACAGAAGACATTGTACTCTATATATCGAATGTTAAAATGATAAATCCAAGAACAATGAATACTCTATATAGTAATTCAAGAATTACAATACAAATATTTTAGGAGGAAAAGGAATGTATTTAAAAGAAATAATAGAACTTTACAGATGTGAAACTGAAACAGAAGCTGAAAATTTAATTAAAAAAGCAAAAGAAAATCAACGTGAAGGTGGATATGAATTAAAAGATTATGGCAGCCAACATAAGACAAAAGTTAAAGGCGGAGAAATTTACGATGACTTTTATTTAGTAAAACTAAAGAAAGTTATGGAAGAGTAGATGATAGGAATAAAAATTTATAGGGATTCTGCTATTGCTGTGATCCCTAAATATAAAACTAAAGGCAGCGCTGGTGCTGATATATATTCAACAGAAACTGTTACTTTACAACCAGGAGAAAGAGTTATGATAAAAACTGGATTGTATTTTGAATTACCTATTGGCATAGAAATGCAAATACGACCTAGGAGTGGGTTAGCCGCAAAATTTGGAATTACTATGATCAATTGTGTAGGAACTCTTGACTCTGATTATAGAGGAGAATTAAAAGTACCTTTAATTAATTTAAGCAATGAACCTTACACTGTACAAGTTGGAGATAGAATTGCACAAATGATTTTTGCTAAATATGAAATTAGTAGATTCTTAGAAGTATCTGATTATAAAGAATTAGAAAAGACTGAAAGAGGTCAAGGCGGTTTTGGCTCAACTGGAAAGTAGGTGTAACATGAGCAGATTTAATCCATCTGTAAAAAATCTACAAGAAATGCAAAAATTGTTTGAAGATTTCCTTTTTGACCAAGAGATAGCTGAAAAAATGAATGCTTCTCTTGCAACCATAAAAAAATATAGAAAAAGATACGATGAAACCGGTAAACTTTCTATTGAAAAAATATCTAATACCTCAGATAGTAGAAAAGAAAAAATAAAAATAGATGATTATGTACCCGTAGAATCAAAAAACTCAAAGAAATTGATAGCGTTTGACCAGTCCTCAAGACTTATAGGATATTCAGTTTGAGAAAATAATAAATTAATTAGTTATGGGGTAGTTGACTTTTCAGCTAGCAAGGATACTATCCATAGACTTTATATGATTAGTAAATGAATGAAAAGTTTTATTGAAGAGAAAAGTCCAGAAATTGTATACTTTGAAGACATACAATTAGAATCAAATGTAGGAACATTTAAAACGTTGTCAATGGTTTTAGGAGTATGTAAAGTAGTTGCTCATGCTTTAAGTATCTCGTATGAATCTATTTATAGTTCAGAATGAAGAAAGTTCTGCGGTATTAAAGGAACTAATAGACAACAATTAAAAAGAAATGCTCAATTATATGTATTAAAAGAATTTGGACTTAAAGTTACAGATGACGAAGCAGAAGCTATTTGTATTGGAAAATTTGGATGTAGTAAATTAAATGAAAAAAAATATTTGAATTGAGATGACTAATCAAAAGGGAGCAAATATTAATGAAATCATGAGAAAAAAAATGGAAAGATAATTTAAAAGCAATTGAAGATGTTTCATGGGACATAGATAAAGAAGAAAAAGATATTTTAAAAGTTGTTAGTGAAAGATATCCTATGAGTATTCCAAAGTATTATTATAATTTAATAGACGAAAATGATCCAAATGATCCGATAAAAAAACTATGTTTCCCGAACGCGTTTGAAGCAGATCTTATGGGAGACACAGATACATCAGGAGAATCATCAAATACTAAAATGCCTGGACTACAACATAAATATAGTACGACAGCTTTAGTGCTTACTACAAGCGCATGCTTTATGTATTGCAGACATTGTTTTAGAAAAAGAATGGTTGGATCTAATTCTGATGAAATTAATAATAGAATGAAAGAAACAATAAAATATTTAAAAGAACATGAAGAAGTTAACAATGTGTTATTAACAGGTGGAGATTCATTCTGTATGAGTAATGAACAAATAGAAAATTATTTGAAGAATTTAGTTGAGATTGAGCATTTAGATTTCATAAGATTTGGAACAAGAGCATTAGTAGTTTTCCCTGAAAGAATTTATGGTGATCAAGAACTTATAGATATTTTAGCTAAATATAATGATAAGAAAAAAATTGTTATTATTACACAATTTAATCATCCTAGAGAACTGACTGTTGAAGCTAAAAGAGCGATTGATATGCTTTTAAAGAAAGGTATTGCAATTAATAATCAAGCTGTAATATTAAAAGGTGTAAATGATGACCCTAAAGTATTAGCGGAGCTATTAAACGGATTAACCAGAGTCGGAATTAATCCATACTATGTATTCCAGTGCAGACCCGTAAAAGGAGCTAAAGCTGGTTTCCAAAAAACATTGCTTGAATCTTATGAATTAGTAAAAGAAACTAAACAATATTTGAATGGTATTGGTAAAAGATTTAAATTAATTATGTCACATGTTCAAGGTAAAATAGAAATTATAGGAATTGAAAATAATAAAATGATTTTTAAATTTCATCAAACTAAATATATTGACAATAACGAACGTATCTTTATTCGTGAAATTGATGTAAACGGTAAATGATTAGATGATAAATTAAATTTTATAGAATAAATAAAAAAAATAGGAGTGAAATTAATCACTCCTATTTTTATGTTCTAATTCATCTGATTTATCATTTGTTGTAAAACTTTAATCATATCTAATAATTCTTCTTTTGACATGCTATTTGTAACAGTATCTGTAGTTCCGCTATCATTAGCTTGAATATCTATTGTATTCGCATCAGTTAAAGAAATAACGAAATTTTGTTCTATACTGGTATCTATAGTTATTATTGATATGATATCTGGATAATTAGTATATTCTATAGTAATAGTCATTATCTACATCCTCCTGTTCCATCTATATCCATAACCACGAAACTTCCATTTCTTAGTCCTGTTGTTCCATTTATAGTACCTTGAAAATAGTAGTATAATAAACCAACTTCTGTAGTTGTATAATCATAGTAATATTTTCCTATTTGAGTAAGTCCTGCAGAGTTTATCAATTTGCTTCCAGCATCAAGTGGAATTTCTATTAAAACTTCTCTTTGCTTGTTTTCTATTGTTATAACTATATCTGTCGGATCTATCAAATTTCCATCGAAATCATAAAATTCAACAATAAGTCTAACTGTGTCTCCAATTGTAACTTTAGTCATGTCTTCCCTCCTCTGCATAAACTTTCAAATCTCTAGTTTCTTCAACTATATTTATATTTCTAGATTCACTTTTTAATATAATTTTTCTAATTTTTTCATATACTTTAACTTTCCATATCTTAGGCAATGTATCATCTACAATCGCTAGAATTGCAGCCTTGTTCGCTTTAACTACTGTTAAAATTACTGGAGGATAAATAGTTGTTCCCGTTGATATATCTGGTATATTCGCATTTAAACTAGATTCTGATATTTCTTCCATTAAACTAGTATTAGTAGTTAAATTACAAATTAATTCTGCTAATGAAATATGAAGCATATCAAATAATTGCGTTCCAAAATAATCTCCTAATGTATAACATGTAATTACTTCAACTGAAATATAACCAACATCTGTAATTTCTGTATAAATATCTGGATGATACGGACCAGCCATATTACTACTAACTTCTGTATCTACATCAGCACTAATAGTAATACCTACATAAGGTATAAGAGCTTCTATGCTAGACGTTGAAACTTCACCATCTACTGAAAGGTTCCAAATAGTAAATATAGTAGGATCATTCGTATCTACAATAGAAGTTGATAATTGTCCACTTACTGTAGTTGCTACAGATAGTATAGGCTCATTCGCATTGACGGCATTAATTGCAACTTCTCCATCAAGATAAATATTCCATGTAGTATCTATTATAGAATCTTGAGCAAATGTATTATTAATTGCTACTTCTCCTAAAATATTTAAGCCTAAACTCATTGTAGGAATATTCGCATTTATATTATTAATTGCTGTTAAAGCATTTATATCTTTATTTCTTATAGGTTCTACTATAGGCTCTTTCGCATCTGTGCTTGCGATAGCTATTAATCCATTAATTGTAGCACCTATATTTAAAATAGGAATTTCTGCATTTACATTAGAATTTGCTGACTCTGATTCAATCATAACTCCAATATTTAATATAGGTATATTAGCATTCGTATTAGAATTTGCTGATTCTGATTCAATCATAACACCAACATTTAAAGTAGGTTCATTAGCATTTATACTTGACATAGCTATTTCACTATTAATTGTTGTATTTCTAACCGCATTTATTATAGGTTGTTGTCCAAAAGAATTAACAATTGCTGTTAAAGCATTCACGTCTATATTCCTAATTGAACTTATAACGGGCTCTTCTGCATCCGTATTTATGATAGCTGTTAATCCATTAATTGTAGTACCTACATTTAATATAGGTGTATTCGCATTCACGTTAGAATTTGCTGATTCTGATTCAACTGTAGCATGTATAGATACTTCTGGTGCATTTGCATTTGCATTAACACTTACTACTTCCGCTCCAATCGTAGTGCCTACATTTAAAACAGGTGAATTAGCATTAGTATTTGAAATAGCTTTTTCAGCAAATACATTTACAATAATACTTAAATCAGGAATATTGGCATTACTATTAGATATAGCAACTTCACCAAATACTTCAACAGGTTCAGTAACACCTATAGCAGGACTATGAGCACTAGTTGTTGAATTCGCAACTTCCGCATTTACATCTATATTTCTAATTGAACTTATAACAGGTTCTTCCGCATTTTGATCAGAAGTCGCAGTTATGGCATTTATATCTATATTTCTGATTGAACTCATAACAGGTTCTTCTGCATTAGTATTTACAATTACAGTCTCTCCACTAATATTTAAACCTAAACTTAAATTTGGTATTTCCGCATTTGAAGTACTTATTGCAACTTCTGCATTCATTGTTTCACTTATTGATATTACAGGTTCTTCTGCATTAATATTTGTAATTGCAGTTTCTGCACTAATATTTAAGCCTGAACTTAAAATAGGAATTTCCGCATCATTTATTGAATTCGCAGTTATAGCGTTTACATCTATATTTCTGATTGAGCTCATAACAGGCTCTTCTGCATTAGTATTATTAATAGCATTAATAGCACTTACATTTATAACAATTTCTACTGATATTACAGGTTCTTCTGCATTCACATTGTTAACTGATGTAGGAGCTTCTATTCCAAGAGATTCCATAGTTACTTGTGCTTCATTAGACCAAGCAGATTCCTTCGTACCAATTACTCTTTTTATCCTATAAGTATAAGTCTCTCCAGTCTCCAAACTTAAATCTAAATAATCGCTAGTAATTTTTGTTACTTTATTTAGAGGTTCCCAACTTCCTACCCCAATTTTTCTTTCTATTATATACCCATCTAAATAAGTAGATAAAACTGGGACTTCTGCAGAAGTTGTAACTGTTGAAACTTCTGAATCAATTGATACAAATCTTTTTGTTTCTATAACAGGATTTTCTCCTTGAATATTAGATATAGCTTTTTCAGCAATTATATCTACATCAAGAACTGTAACAACTACTACCTCATGCGCTTCACAGGTATTTGTTGATACTTCCGCATTTATTATTTCATTTATTGATATTATTGGTTCTTTTGCATTACTTGTTGATGGTGATACTTCTGCACTAATATTTAACCCTGAACTTAAAATAGGAATTTCCGCATCTATATTAGAATTTGCGATTTCCGCATTTATTGTTTCATTTATTGATACTGAAGGTTCTTTTGCATTGCTCGTTGCTGCTGATACCTCTGCATCTATACTTAATCCAACATTTAATTCTGATATTTCCGCATCACTTACATTTAATGAAACTTCTCCATTAATATTTATATTTGATTCTGAAATTATTGTAGGAATTTCTGCATCATTCGTATTTAATGCAGTTACTCCATTAACACTTAATCCCGCATTTAATGTAGGAATTTGTGCATCTACCGGAGTAATTGTTGAAGTCAATGCTGCAATATTCAATCCTGAACTTAATGTAGGAATTTGTGCATCTACTGGAGTAATTGTTGCAGTTACTGCTGTAACATCTACAGCTGTTTCTGCGGTTACGCTTATTGCAACATTATCCATATTAAAAGAAAGTGCTCCAGTTGCACTATTACCAGTATCTAAATTACCAGCGAATGTTATTGTAATAGTTGCATTAGATGCACTTGACGTACCACCAAAATCTGTAGTAGAACCATTCCTAGTACTATAAGATTCTGTCGTTGTTGGTTCTCAAGTATATAAATCATATGTAGTACTAGCAACAGTTATCTGTAATTTTACTTGTGCAGTATCTACAGTTTCATATCCATCAACTTCACCATCAAAACTTATTTGACAATCTGTTATTGTATCTCCAACACTAGCCCCTAAATCTTCCCAAGTGCCAGTCCATTCCCAAGTTGGTAATCCATCTTGATTACGACCAAGAGCATCAAAACCAATATCTGTTGATGTATTAACCGCATACGCCCTGTTTTCATCTGTACCTACCCAACTCTCTAAAGAGCCGGTAAATGTAAAAGTTTTAATTAAAGCCATTTACTTGCTCCTTTCTACCAAGTTAGTTCTATGTTAAAATCTTGTTGAATTGCTGCTAAAATTGGTGCTCCTAATATAGATGTAATTACTGCACTAGGGATATCTACTGATGACACTGATATTTCTGCGCTAATATTCAAACCTAAATTTAATGTAGGTATCTCAGCATCATTTATTGATGTTGATATTTCTGCACCAATACTTGCTCCTGTGCTTAAAATAGGATCTTCTGCATCTGAAGTATTTACTGAAATTTCTGCACTGATGTCTAATCCTGAACTTAAAATAGGAACTTCTGCATTTGTACTAGAATTTGCAGTATTACTAATTACATTTAATCCTAAACTTAAATTAGGTTCATTCGTACTTGCTGTTAAAGTTGATACTTCTGCACTTATATTTAAACCTAAATTTAATGTAGGTGTCTTTGCATCGCTTGTTGAAGCTGCAATTTCATTAGAAATATTTACAATTCTAATTGTATCTATAGAAGGTATTTCCGTATCCATATTATTAATAGCACTAATAGCACTTACAATTATAGTAAGAAAATCAGTTAAATTTTTTATAGTTACATCATTCATTGTACCTAAAGTTTTATTCGAATGATCTCCTAAATCAAAAAATTCCCAAGCCATGTTACACCTCCATTCATCTAATTTTATGTAATTTAAAAGGATTATATAAAATATAATCCTTTATTTGTGTTGATTATGATGCTACGATAGTCGCAATTCCATCTACATGCCAAGTGATTTTGAAATCACCATTGCTTGATATTTCATTTTGACCGAAATCAATATAACATATTAAAGCACTTGTTGCTGGTACACCAGTGTCTACATATACAACTGCATAATATGCAGTAATAGTTGAAGCTGACCAAGTCGTATCAGTCCCATCTAATTTAATTGTATTAGATGGTCCATCATAAGTTAAACCTTTACCAACTAATGTATCTCCACCTGCTGTGTATCCAGTACCTGAAACTTCACTAGCAGATACATCGTCCCAATAAATATGTGCATCTTGATCAGGTGTGTAACCAGTGACTAATAAAGCAACTTTAATAGTATCAACTAAAAAATCGATTTCTTTTGATAGTGCTTTTAATAAAGCATTCCCGTACATTTTAGCAGTTACAGCCATAAAACTTTTCCTCCTTTAAGGTAATTTTTATTATTATGATTGAATGTGTGTTGGAGGTAAAATAGTTACTGCTAATTTTACAAGCAAATCTAAAGCCTCATCATCCAATATTAAATCAAATTCATTCATTAATTCTTTACTTAATTCAACTATAGCTACTTCATGCTTCTCAGTCGCAGTTAAGGATAGTTCTTCTAATCCTTTCACTACTACAAGAGCAATTTCCGCTATATTTTTTATTTTTTCATCTCTAAAAGCATAACCTGTAAACATTAAAGCTAAATTAACTTCACTATAGTAATCAAATCCTTTGGCTCTTAGCCAAGGTGCTCCATAACGAAAATAACTAACTAATGCAACAACTAGTAAAAAAGCTAAAATTAAAGACCAATTAATCATTATGTTCCTCCTTTTCTAATATTTTATTTAATAATTTATTTAATAGATATATAGTTTTTTCTATTAATATTACTAATTTATTTTTCTTTATTTTTAAGATATAATTTATATCTAAAAATTGCATAATTCCTTCTGAAATAGATAACGCATATTTTATAGTAGAATATTTTTTAGAAATATGGTTATATTCTATTACTACTACTGGACAATTTATTTCTTTCAAAATTTGAAAATCATTCCAAGAGCCAGGAGCTGATGCTGTTATATCTCTGTCAATACTATTTAAATAATCATCTAAAGATCTATCTATAAAAGCAGCTAATTTACCACTTTCATGTGAAGTATGCCAATAAAAAATTCAATCATCAAATTTATTATTTAAATTTTTATTAATCTGAATAGAAATAAATCCATTCGCTTTTACTTCTTTTTCTAACGCAATTTTATCTTTTAAAGATATCTTATCAAAGTTTAAAGGTTGCGCTAATACCACATTTACTCCATTTAATTCTAAAATTTTTTTAATAAGTTTAATAACTTTAATATTAAATTTAAAATCTTTAGGACATAATTCACTATGATTATTTGAGGTATCTTCTATATATCCAATATCTAATATTATCGTTTTATTATCTAGCATCACTCACCTCTTATCTTAAATTATTTGTCCTCTAAAACTCTTTCCATCTAATTCTCCATTAATAGACTCTATTGTTTTCATTGCATCATTCAGAGTCATTGCAAAAACCGCCATATAAATATCAAATATAGCAATTTGCTTTCTTTCGCAAGTAGGATACATCATGGAATTATTACAAATATCTATAATTTGTTCTTCTAAAAATCTTTGTCTATGACTTTGCCAAATATTAAATCTTTGTATCACAATCTCTAAAATTTCCCTTTCTTCCGCACTATACTCAGGACCATAGTGATATGCATTAAATTTTTCAATTGTTTCATTAAAACATAATAAATTTCTTTTTTCCATCATTGAGCAATTATCTGCGTTAGGACAATTCTCTATACAATCATCCGTTTCTTTCGCTAACTCATATAAGGCATCTGCTCATAATTCAAACTTTTTAATAAATAAATCTCTAAAAATCATTTCTTTTCCTTTGTTTCCTAATATGAAATCAATAAGGAATCTTCTTTTATAACTTTTTATGCGGTGATGAAGTGGATGATTTATTAATTTATTATTTAACTTTTTCTTTCTCTTGGCTTTTCTATATCTGTTGTTAATAAAAGCTGTGATAATACTTGATAGAAAGGCTATTATCGCTACAATAATACTGGTGTATTCACCCATTTTATCCCTCCTATAGCATTTGTTTGTTTTTATTATCCATTCCATCATAAATGTTTTTTTCTGGTTCTTTAGTTTCTTCAATTTTAAAACTTTTGGTAAGTTTTATAACATTTTCAGTTCCTGCTTTCGTAAAATAGTATCCAAGAATAACTAAAAAATCTAAATTTACAACATTTATAATAGTGATGAAATCAAAACCAAATGAAAGTCCAACAAAACCAATAATAATAGACAATATTCATATTATAGTAACTATTGTTATAAGTTTTTTTGATGTTTCTAAATTTTTAAATTTCTCGAACATTTCACTATCCTTTCTTAAACTGGACATAGTTCTATCCATATATAATATTCAAAATATCGATAGAAGATTTAATATATTCGCCCAATCTAATTCAACCGCAATTCTTAGCTGCCCTGTTTGACATAGTAAAAAAACTATGTTATAATAAGATATAAGAATCTTATATCCAAAGGAGAGTGAAGTACAATGTATATAGTAGCATTAAATTGAGGTCATGGACCGAACACAGCTGGTAAACGTACACCAAATTTTATAGATGGTAGCCACATGAAAGAATTTTATTTTAATATCGCAGTTGTTAAAAGAATTGAAAAACTTTTATTAAAAACTGGTCAATTTGAAGTGATTAAAGTTGGCAGTGAAACACGTGATATGCCATTAGGTGAAATAGTTTCAAACGCAAATAAAACGAATGCAGATATTTTTGTTTCTATCCATGCCAATGCTTTTGGTAGTGGCGGATGGAATAGCGTAACTGGTATAGAAACTTTTAATTGTCCCGGAAGTAGCATGGGACCAAAACTAGCAAGACTTGTCCAAGATGAATTAATTAAAGCGACAGGAATGATTAGTAGAGGTGTTAAAGAAAAAGCTTTCTATGTAATCCGTTATACTACAATGCCAGCAATTCTAAGTGAAAATGGTTTCATGACTAATAAAAGAGATGCTCAAAAATTATTAGATGAAAATTATCGTGATAAAATAGCAATGGCTCATGCAGTTGCAATTTGTAAATATTTTAATATTGATTATTCTATACTTTTTGAAGATTCAGAAAAAGAAAAACAAGATAAAAAAATACAAGATTGCTTAGCAATAATAAATGAAATTGATCTTATATTAGAAAAACTAAGGAATAAATTAAAATCGTAAAGTAAAATTACACCCCAATTAAGGGGTGATTTTTTTTATTGTGGAACTTGAACTAATTGTAATTGCATACTATCAACTCAAAATTCTCCATCTAATTTATCAGTTTTACAAAAAACTTCTATATAGTCTCCATCTGACATATTTACATTAGATGCTGCATCTAAACTCATAGCAGCTCCTAATGATTCTAATCTACCATAGCTCATTGAAGGATTTATAAATATTGTTCCATTCTTAACTAATATAAAATGAATTTTCATATTTGGAGTATCAGGGTCCCTAACTGTGGCAGTAGCATTAAAGAGATAATTAGTATCTCTTCCAGAATGTTCAAGTCTGCCATCTACTCCATTAAGACTTATTCCTCCTTGAATATCAGATTGTGTTATTACTAATGCAACTTTATTTCCTGTAAAAGTACTTGTCCCAGTTGTAACCATATTGTATGGATCTGTTTCTTTTTGATAAAAAGTCCCAAAAGAAGTATTAATATCATCTTCATTGGTTTTTACTCAAACCGCTCCTGTGTAAATATACTGTGCTCAGCTAGAGTAGACATTAGAATCTCCACTTGCGTCAATAATATGAACTTGTTTACCCGTAGATGGATTCTCAAGTGCATCTCTAGTAGTAATGTCTGGTAAAACATCCATTACAATAGGAGCACTTTCGCTTACGATAGAAGAACTTGCAACATTTGAAGTTCTATAATCATCTATTTGTACTATTGAATAAGAACTTATAGTTGCTAACATCATAACTCTTGATAAAACAACAAATTCTGCAAAATGAATATTTCCAAAAAGCATTCCTGCTAAAGTGTTCAATTCATCTGCTTCTTTTAATGTTCCTCCTTCTACTTGACCTGGTACTAAAATTATTGGAAAATTTGAATCATTCGTTGCAAGTAACCAATAACAAAAATATTTATTATTACTTACAGATGTCATTTCTCAAATACTTCCATTAAAAGTATTTATTTCTGGACCTGGATTAAGATAACATACGTCAGTACTTGCTGTAATTAATCTAAGATCTCCATCTTCTCCTATCCTATAAACAATAGGACTGCTCAATGGATTTAATACTTGACTACTCCCTATATTGTCTCCTATTCTTAATTCTATATCTTCATCAAATATAGTTCCTGTACCAACTCTTATTGTAGTTGATGATACCTGAGTAACACCAAGACCTTCGCTATATACTGTTCCACGTGTATCATGTAAATAATGATGAAGACTTGGATCCATTCTTCATTTATGAAATTCATATCCTAACCCAATCTTTTTTAAATTAGTATTATCTCAATAAGTAATAGATATAGGACATACTTCATTATTAAAAGGTCATTCTGTAGTAGAAGTTTCTATACCACTGCTAGTAAAATAAATAAAATGAACTCCTTCAATTGCCGGAATTTGAATAGAAGCATCTATATCTAAAGAATAATGAACATTATTAATCCAATAAGTTGCACCATTCCCTTCTACTGTAAAAGTCCTAGTTAAATCATCAAAACTTAAAATTGGATAAGTTTGGTTATCATCTCAACCAGCTTTATAAAAATCAGATTGAACTTCTACTCTATTTAATTCAGTATCTATAATTTCAAAATTATTTGATGTATCATCTATATAATTATCAAATATTTCTGGACCATCTATGATAGTGCTATATTTTTTTAATCCATAATTAGGTGTATTTTGTGGCATCTAATCCCTCCTTTCTATATATAATATTAATTTATTAAACAAAATGTCTTCTTATCTTTATATTTTTAAATATAATTAAAATTATAATATTTTTATAATACTTTATGCTCCTGTATATTCTATTGCTATAATCTCTGTATCATCTGTATCCTCATCATCATAAGCTATTATAACAACACTAGAAGTTATAGCTGTTACACTTTGATTATTCGCATCCGAAGTATCTGGGAATTCTAAACTATCTCCTGTAGTTAATGAACTCGTTCCTGTTATTTCAATTAATATTGCTTCTGATTTTAAAGGAGTTGAATCATAATAAGCTATTATCATTCTAGTGTCAGATAACTTCCCTATTCCGCCAATACCTGATATACTTGATATAGGAGTGATAGTATCTTCTGCTGTTATTACATCACCACTTACTGATATTAATCCAACCACTAAAGAATCCCAAAAATCTTTATACATATATAATGCTCCATTCGTAGAGATTGGTTGTGTCCATCTAGTCGGAATGAAATAAGCAGCAGTTTCTGTTAAGGCATAAGAAGTTGCTCCTAAAGTGATAGTAGTTCCTGAAATATTAACAACTTGCACACGCAATAAAGAACCTGTAGGTCTCCAAAATAATATCCCTTTTGTAGCTGTTAACATTATAACATTCGTATTATAAACTGTAATTCCTGGTGAAAAATTCACAATAGTTCCCGCAGTTATAGTTGTTCCTGAAATAGTTAAAACTACAATATCTCCACCTTCACTTGAACCTTTTCCATAAGCAGCAAGGACAGTAGAATCTGTTATTCTAGCGTTTGAATGATACTGAGAGGATATTGATCCAAATGTCTGGACGGTGCCAGCAGTTATAGTTGTTCCTGAAATATCTAAAACACATCCTTTAGCATAATCTGAATCACTATCATCTTCAAATGTAGTTAAAGCTTTTGTACTTGTTAAAGTACATACAGTTGGAGCTTTGCAACTACTAATCCCAGTAGCAAATTCCTCTACTGTTCCTTTAGATAAGCTCAAATTTGATTCTGTTATAACATATGCATCTCCACGACTTTGAACATCAGAAACTACAAGAATAGCAGTAGTATCTGTTAGTCTAGCTGCTACTGGTGCTCAATCAGGAGAATAAATATCGATAGTTAAAGGGGTTCCTTTAATCAAAGTATTCGTTATTTGTGCCGCGAATGTTCCAAATTTTATAAATGGTGCCATAGTATCCCTCCTATTCTAATGCTCCAATAACTGACCATTCATCAGTAGCTAACTTTTTAAGTGTAACTCCGCCATACTGTCCACTTATATCTAAATTACTATCAATTGAACGCAACGTTACTCCACTCCCTGCTACAATTGTAACTACTCCAGCACCATAATTTAATACATCAATTACAGTCCCTATAGTAAATGCCACACTTGAATTTGGTGGAACTGTAAGATTCATAGCTGTTGCACTTGTACATTTAATAAAATCATTTGCATCTGTTAATGCTAATGTTGACGAGGCTGATTTTGTGTTAATTGTTCCATATGCTTGTAAAACGCTAACATCTGATGCAGTCGCTAACCCCGCTTCTGCTGCGGTCTGATTAATCCATTTAGAAGTTGCATTATTATATGCTAATACTTCATTATCAGTTGATGATGAAATTGTTACATCAGATATAGCATTAATATCAAATGGTCCATTTACTCAATCTGTTCCATCATATACTAAATAATCATCAGTTGTTAAACTGTTATATTTTCCAAAATAAACACTATCTAAATCATCCATATCTAAACTATGTGGATTTCCAGTTGTTGTTCCTGAATGAGTAGTATTCGTATCAACTGTACTATTATTACTTACTTCAGTATCAAAATCTGTAATATTACTAGCTGCATGAGTATGTCCCGTTTCAGATAATCCTACTTCAGCCGCAGTCCTATTTATTCAATTACCACCGCTAGTATTGTATGTTAACATTTCTTTATCTCCAGCTGATGCTAACGTTACATCACTTAAATCTTCTACTTCCGCACCATGAGGATTTCCCGCAGTTATACCTCTATGTGTAGTATTCGCTGCAACATCAGTATGATTGCCTACTTCTGTATCAAAATCTGTAACATTACTAGCTGTATGCGTATGACCGGTCGCAGAAATTCCTGCTTCAGCCAAAGTCTTATTAATCCATACTCCTGTATCTAATATAAGAAGTTCTCCGTTTGCTGGAGTTGTAAGAGTTATATCCGTAATCTCTCCTACAATTATATCATCTAAAATACCAAAGTTATCAGCCATATGATCAATATAATCTTTAAATAAAGAAGCTTCATCTGCAGTTGAATCATATATAAAAAAACTAAAATTTGGTGAATTACTAGGCATCTAATCTCTCCTTTCTAAATTTTTATACAAATTATTTCTTAATATTTGCTTTATCTGACTCAACTTCTGGTCTTGCTTGTTGAAGAGATTTAACTATATCTGTCATAACTTGTATTTCTTTAAAACCTTTAATTTCAACTCTATCTAATAAACTCATTAAATTATTTATTTGTTCTTGTGACATTTTAATTAACATTGTGTCCTCCTTATAATCTATAATTCTTTACTCTTTTATTATATCATATTTTATAAAAAAAGACAAGCATTTTAGCTTGTCTTTCCTTTAATAATATTACATAATTTATAAAATTCTTTTCGTTTTTGTTCTTTTAATAATATTTGTTTATGATTATTATAAACCGTCTCTCTTAAATTATATATCATATCTGAGAATGGTGAACCTGGAGCAATAATATTAAAATTATTTTTATTATTTGTTATATCGTCTTTAGCTCTGCCATAACTTTCTCCTACAATTTTCCCTTTGTCATATATATAATGTCTAACATCAGATTTTGGTTTTAAATAATCTAATAAATCTATATGAACTGTTATTATCCCTTTAGCAATATCTTTTGATATTTTTTTAAATTCTGAAACAAAAGTTTTAACGTACATATCATCAATTTCCATCGTTTTTTCTATTGTACCAACTCCAATTCTTTTAATTCCTAAAGATTGGAGATGCTTTATCCCATGATGTAATAAATAAACATTATATAAATGAGTTACTATATGAATACTTATTCTATCTATAAACCCATTTTCTTTTAATACTTCAATAGATTCTATTACTTTATCATATGAATTATCTTTAGTATTTTTAAAAACTCTAAACTGATTCATATTTTTTGTCCCATCTAAACTAATCCCTATATAAACATTCTTATTCTCTTTTAAAATTTGCAATAAGTTTGTATCTACTATAGTCCCATTAGTAGTAATACCAAAACTATCAATTAAATTTGTTTTTTGTTTAAAATAATTAATAGCTTTTAACATCAATCCTGTTTCTAAACAAGGTTCTCCACCAAGGAATTCAATAGAAAAAGGTTCTTTAGCATATTTTATTATTTCATCTATAAAATATTTAATTTCTTTTCAAGAATAAATACTGCTCTTATCATCTTCATAACAATAAAAACAATCTAAGTTACATCTTTTAGTTACATGCACAACATATCTCTCCATTTTTCTCTCCTTTTATTCACTGAAAATGTCTGTAGCTGTTTGATCAATATCACATTCACAAGTAGGTACCGCATCTCTTGATTCGCAAGTACATGCTGGAAAATTTATCGTACAATCAGGAGTTCCTCTACCAACACATTCACAAGAATCTGTTCTTAAATCACAATAACAACTTACTTCTCCAGTCCTACTTTCACAGTCACAATATGCATCAATGTTACATGTACAACTAGGTATCGCAGTTCTATTCTCGCATGTACAACTGCCTGGTATATTAAGATCACATTCAGGTTGTCCTGTTCTTGACTGACAAGTACAAGAAGCTGTTCTTAAATTACAAAGACAAGTTGGATCACCTGTCCTAAATTGGCAAGTACAGTATGGAGCTGTATAAGAAGTACATGCCGGTTCACTAGTTCTATCTACACAATCACAAGTATTTGTTCTTGCATTACATGTACAAGTTGGTGCATAAGTTCTATTCTCACATGTGCAACTTCCTGGTACATTAAGATCACAAGCTGGTTCACTAGTTCTATTCTCGCATGTACAAATACCTGTTCTTAAATCACAAGTACAAGTTGGAGCATAAGTCCTAGATTGACAATTACAAGCTATCAATAATATACAACCAGTTCTAGTATTACAATCACATGTAGCAGTTCTACCATCACAAGTACAAGTTGGTGCATAGGTTCTGGTATCGCAATCACAATAAGGATTAACATCACAAGTACAAGTTGGTACTGCTGTTCTAGCTTGACAATCACAAGTATCTGGATCTTCTACATTACAAGTACAAGTTGGTGTATATGTCCTAGATTGGCAATCACAAGTATCTTGTACATTACAAGTACAAGCCGGAACTGCTGTTCTAGCTTGACAATCACAAGTTCCTCCTAAATCAGTATTACAAGTACAAGAAGATGAACCTGTTCTACTCTGACAATTACATGCTGCAAGAGTATTACATTCACAAGTTGGTAAATATGTTCTAGATTGGCAATCACAAGTATCTGGATCTTCTACATCACAAGTGCAAGTTGGAACAGATGTCCTACTTTGACAACTACAATCTCCAACTCTATTATCACAAGTACAATCAGCAGTAAATCTAGATTGACAATCACATGTAATTTCAGTTAAACAAGTTGGTTCTCCAGTTCTTAACTCACAATCACAAGTATAATCCATATCACACGTACAAGCAGGAGCAGATGTCCTATCTTGACAATCGCAAGTAGGGGTAACACTATTACAAGAGCAATCAATAATTTCACTAATTTTACCTGAAATTCCCCCGAACGAATCATTTGCTGAATTTGCATTTACATACACATATGTTTCACATAAAGATGTACTCTTTTCTCTGAAAGAATTAGTATCAAGAATAAGATTTTTTAAAGTTTGTAATGACTTCGATGCTGCATCAAGAGTCATATCATATCCACCATTCGCTGCTATAGCATTGGCAACAGATCTTAAACTATATCCCATTATATTCTCCTATTCTATTTTCTTTTTAATTTCTTCAATTTCATCTATAATTTTTATTACTGCTTCAGCAAGTTGATTAATAAGAATTATATCAATTTCTTTTTTTGATTTTTTCTCATCATTCAATTCACAAGACATTTGCTTTTCTCCTTCTGGAAAAATTGTTTGAGTATTTCCAGTTCTTAAATCACAATAACAATCTGATTCTTTAGATTGATTATTTTTAGGAGTTACATTATTACCACAACCAACTCCTTCTGTTTGACTATTCCCCGTTCTTAAATCACAATAACAATCAGAATTATTTGATTGATTTGATTGATTTTCTCCACTTCTTAAATCACATAAACAATTAGGATTATTTGATTTTTGGTTACTTTTATTAAATATCCCCATTTTTCTCAACTCTTTCAATGTATAATCTTGTATTTTTTTCTCAACTCCTGAAAATAAACAATTAATTCCCTTAATTTGAGAAAAAATACTTCCTTTATCTGTCCAATTTTGTGCTATACATCTATAACAACTATTATTAGGACAATTTTTTTCACAAGTTAAATCTGTTCCATCATAATCTATATAAATTCTTCTAGCTGCTTCATCAAGACCATTATCAAGATCTCCTATTTTAGTTTCTTTATTAGGGTCATTAAAATAAAAATGATGACATGGATAAATTTCTCCATTTGCAGTTATTGTTACAAAATTTTTACCTGCTCCACAAGGAGAATTACTTAAATTTCTTTCAAAACTTAAACATTTATCAATTGGCGCATAATTACGAATTTCATCTATATTGCCTTCTCTTCTAACAATATTCAATTGGTAATCTGCTATTAATCGCAAATTTTCTTCATAAATTGCCACATCTTCATAACTTCATTCTGTTTCACTTTGTAATATTAAAAACCAAATTCTTGAAAATCCTCATTCTTCTCTAAACATTTTATAATTTTCATATAATTTTGGTAACGTTTTTTTATTAATAACTCCATGAATATTTAATGACTTTGGATTATTTTTAAAAATTTCTTTAAATTTAGGAATATTTTTTTCAATTAAATAAAAACTTCCTATCCCAGCCGCAGTAATTCTATATAAGTCATGACTTTCTTTTTTTCCATCTACTGATAATTGAACACTTAAACTTATTTTAGTATTCCAATAAGAAAGCATATTAAAAATTTTATCAGACATAATTGTTGCATTAGTAATTATTGTTACAGAAAAATGAATCTTCTTTTCTTGCGCAATACGATGTCCATTTTTAAAAATAAATTCCATTAAATCTGGTTGTAATAATGGTTCTCCACCAAACATCGTAACTGAAAAATAATTTTGTTTATTTTCTATCGCATTATTAGATAAAAATTCTAAAGATTTAAGTGCAACTTCATTACTCATTTTCTTTTTATTATGCTTTTCGAAACAATAAGTGCATCTTAAATTACAATCTTCTGTTAACAATAGTGATGCTGCTGCAGGCATCCATTTCCACTTCATCATTTATCCTCCTTTTATTCTCTTTAATTCTTTATTCATACATATTATATCAAAATTGCTGATATAACACAATAAATTATGTTATACTGCAATCCATCTAAAATTTCCAATATAGTTTCCACTATTATAAACTATAAATGTAGTAGCACCTATTGAACCAACTCAAACTTCACCTAACCATCCATTAGGATCTCCATCAGCAGTTATTGTAACAGAAGAAGGAGTACTCCCTAACCCATGGGTTACTGTTCTTCCACTTCCATTACCAAGAAAACTATTAGAACCACCAACTCCACTAGAAATTCCTGATACAGTAGCATTGGTAAAATCCCAATCTCCTTGACAAACAATATCACCAACCATGCTATTATGACCTATATTTAAATAATTGCCATCATAACATATATCAGTTCTATCTGCTGTAAATTTTAAAATCCCTGTTCCAGATGAGTCTGAAATAATTTTTATTCCACTTGAAAATTCAATAAATCTTGTAGTATAAAGATCCAATGGATCTCCTATATATAATTCATGACCTATAAGTTTATCTGCTTTGACTTCACCAGTATAAACTCCATTTCCATCTATATAAGTTCCTTCATATGCAAGGACTGCACTAGCATCTGAATTAGTAACATCTGTCCAAGCAATTGAAAAACCTGAACCAATAACAACATTAGATGTTAAAGTTAAAGTTGAACCAGGAGCACCAAGAGTACCAGTTAATATTTTATTAGCAATTAAAGTACCTGTATAAATTCCGTCACTTCCTATATACGTTGAATAAGTAGTTCCATCGAACGCTGCTGCTTTAGCTTCAATATCTCCATCTGTGATATTATCCCAAGAAATTGTAGAACTTGCGCTCATATTAATATTACCAGTTATATTTAAATCCCCACTAGAGTCAATCCATAATTTGTCAACTTCACCAATAGAAACTCTAATTACGTCTGTATCATTTAATACTATTTTTCTTTCTGTTCCTAATCCTTCATCCTTAACTGCTGTTAAAGACATGTTTTTAATTACAGTCCCTAAATCATCAACTGTAAAAGTTCCATCTGCTGCTTCAATTTGAAATTCCGTACCAAGTATTGCTCTACCAACTAAAACATCTGCAAAAACTCCAGTTGGACTTATCGCAGTTTTAACGGTATTCCAATTGTCATCAGTAATAGCAATTGTATTATTAATTAACCGCATTTGGCTATCTTTATAACCACCTGTAAGAAGATCAAATTCTCTCATTGTAATACCTGTTCTATCAATTATTACTTCTTGATTATTACCCGCTTTAACTGCATTATTGGCTGCATCAAGGTAACTGTTCATAAATTGATAAATCGTATTTTGATCATTATCTATATATGTTTTATATTTAAAACGTTCTACATTAAGTGTATTCGCTGAACTAGAAGTGCTATTTAAAATTTCAGCTAATTCATAAGTTGCATCAAGAATTGAATTTACAGAAGAGAAAGTCATTTCTAATCCATCTTCATCAAAATCATGAGTGTAACTTAATAATCTAACTTCTACAACTTCTGTATCAGAAACTTTAACATTAATTATATCTCCAGTATTAAGTCTATGTCTTATATGTTGATATTCAACCATTTTTAAAAAATCTGCCGCATTTAAACTAAATTCATATCTAGGATAAGCCATTCTATCAGATATTTCTTTAACTTCATCATATAAATCAGTTTCATCTATAATCGTAGTATTTGTATGAGTTGTCTCAATTATATAAGGATCTAACTCTTGCAATTGCGCAAATGTTAGATTTGTTTCTATATCCATTATAACATTTAATTCTTGTAATCTTGTAGTTTTTGTATCAAGTACTGTATCATTAGCATCAACTAAAGCTTGATAAGTTGTTACTTGTCCATTCCAATAATCTAAATGAGTTCTAGTTTCAGCTAATTCATCTAAATCATCTTGCGTTGGAGTTATTGAAGCATGCTTCGCGATTAATGCTATTTCATATTCTTGGAAATAAGCTTGTTTACTTAAAGTTACTTGTAAAAATCTATAATTACCGATATCTTCAGAAATAAAATAAACGCCTTCTGCATAAACTTCTTCTCCTACTGGATTTTCTGGGATATCTATAACTGTAACTTGTACTGTTTGATAAGTATGTTGCACAATTGAAAACGCAGAATCTATCGTTGCAATTTTAGTTGTACCATTATATGATACTATTGTAGCAGTTTGACCTACACAATCTAAATTCGTTGAACTTGGTGCGTCAATCAATAATTCCCAACCATTATAGTAACTATCTAAATCAGAAGCATTATCATCAAATGTAATATTCGTACCTGAAATTAATGTTGCTAATAAAGTATTGTTTGTATTTGAACCATACTTATCTTCAAACTCTGCTTGATACTCAGCTAATACAGTTTGAAATTCTGTGATATTCGCCGCAACAATTACATCATGCGCATCAAGAGCATCTATTAATCCTTGAGACATCCAATCTCTATTTCTAAAATAAGACCAATTATCAATATAACTTTTTCCCGCATTAGGATTTACTGTATTCATTGTTAAATCTTCTGAACCAAATCCATACACTCTAGTAGCTAAATTTTCTAATTTTCTATTTCTTGTTAATTCATTTATTAAATTCTCTGTAGATAGATACAAAGATTTGTTAGTTCCTATATTTTCTAATAATTTAAAATCTATTGTTTTATCGTCTGTATTAAAAATAGCAATACATCCGTATGCTTCTTGAATATTTTTTATAATAAAACTACGAATATCAATATTACTTACATCAAAAGAACGATATTTTGTAAGAATTTCTGAATCTATCGTTCCTACTGTCCATGATGGCGCTAATGAATTAATTAAATTCATTACTCCTGGAATGTCTGAATTATCACTATAAAGTTTCGCTGAAGTAACTTCATAAACTTGAATAAATTTTTGACTAAGTTCAAATTCTAAAGAATAGCAAATAATTTCTTTTATTCCATTTACTTCATCTTCTTCTATGCCAATAATTACAAAAAATTCTTGCTGATTTAATCTAATTAATAATTTTTCTTTAATTTTATTATATGAATCATTTATACTTCCATCTGAATAATATTTATCTATATTAAAGCTAAATTCATCCACCGCAATCATTGAAGGATTATATACTTTCCCATAGTCATTAGAGATAGCAATTATCGGTTCTTTATTTGGTTTAGTTAGCATTAATTCATATTCTATTGGACCAATTAGGTAATTTATATCTCCTAACATTTATTTCTCCTTTCTCTCTAAATCATAACTGGGTATTTAACTCTTATTATAAATGTTGCATTACCTATTAAAGTAATATCATTAACTCCATCTGTTAAATAAAACCAATCACTTCTTTCTTTTGTTGCATCGCTTTTAATAAAATTCTTTATTCTTTTATCTTCAGAACCTGTTTGGTCTGAAAGAATTATTTTTTTATCATTGTTTACATAGATTGTTTCTCCTATAACTAATGTATAAGTATCTCCACCATAAGTTGCATTCATAAATTTAAATACTTTATCAGTATCAAATTGAATCTCAAAACTATTACCAGATTCTAAAGTAACTTCTACTTCTGTATAAACTGGCATATTCAAATTAGTTAAATTAGTAATTTGAATATCTAAAGTTGTATCACAATCATGTTCATATTCATAGCTTTGTGTTCAACCTCAAGCAGCATCTGTTCTTATATTTAAAGTAATATATCTTGGTATATTACCAACTGTAAATATTTCACTATCTGAATATATTAATGCATTATATATTACAGTAGGATGATCCGTATCAATTAATTCTTTATAATTATTTTGAAATAATCATTTTACAACATCTTTTCTAGTTGCTAAATCTCATTCTTCTTCTCTTGCTAAAGTAATAGTAAATTCTAATGGTTCATTGCTTAATCCATGATAAGAATTTTTTCCATCTATTCTACTTGTTTCTCTTATTTCTCTTTGTAATCCGAATGGTCTATCAGAATCTTTACTTCCAACATTTACAACTAATAATCCAAAACTACTAGCTAATATACCATTATAACTAAAATCTGTTCCTGTAAACATTATATCATCCTTCCTCTCAAAAGTCAAGAAAAGAAGAGAATTATCTTCTCTTCTTATCTCTTCTTAATATTATTAACCACTCGTTTATCTATATATGGTGCAATTTGTTTAGCTAATTTTTTAATTTCTATTACTGTTTGTTCTGTTGCATTCCCTTCAATATTAATTAAATTCTTAATTATAACTTCGCTACTATCGATTGGAGCTTTTAATTTAAGACTTGCTAAGCTTTTTATCATGTTCATATTAGTCATTTCTATAACTGACTCTAATTGTGAAGAATTAAAAATCCATTCAGGACTACTTTCACCATGTACAAAAGTTAATCCATCTTGTTCAACAAAATTACCATTTGCGCTACCGTATAGTGCTTCAAGTGCTTTTATTTCGTCTGGAGTTAATCCATTAGAAGAATCTTTCGGTGGCATAATAATTGGACCTCCTGGAGTTGGATAATCAGTAAATTTATCTTCAGGAAATCTCTTCTCTGTAGATAATATAACTTCTTTAGCTTCAATATTAATAACTCCAGCTTCAAGCAATAACTGTCTAGTTTCTTCATCTGCCATTGCATATAATCTATCAAAAATACTAGGAATTGCTCCTACTTTATCAGGAATTTCTTCTAATTCTTCTCCTAATGCTGCTACAGCTTTATTTATATCAACAATCATATCTCTATAAATTTTAACAACAGAATTTGCATGATCACCAATCTTTATAGTCATCTCTTCAGCTTTTAATCCTATTTCATTTACAAGAGAAGAAGTACCAACTTTAAATTCATCTAAAATATTGCTTGAGAAAGAACTTCCTACTAAATCTGCTGCACTAATTATGTCTGCTTCAAAATCTTTTAAATTCTTAGAATCTATTTGACTCCAATCAATAATTACAGTTTCATAAGTCATTCCTATTTCAGCTAAAATATCTTTAGTTAATTCTAATTCTTCTTTAAAGGTATTGAATCCTTCTAATTGTTTTCTTGTACCAGTTTTTTCAAGTTCTTCTCCAAGTTCTGTTATTAATCCATTTAACTCAATAACTTCATCACCTATAACTTTAAATTTCGCACCTCTAAGAAGAGCTGCTGCCATTCTTTCTAAGTTACCTTCTTGAAGTAAAGTTTCAAATCTAATTTCTTGGCTTTGCAAATAAGTTTCTAATCCACCAAGTCTTTTTTCAAAATCTTTTTGTTTTACTGCATCTAACTGATCTAAAGCCGCAATTCTAGCATCAAATGTTGTATCATATTCAATGTCCTCTAATTTAGCTTTATCTTTTTCAACTAAACCTGTTAAATCTTTAATTCTTTTCTTAGCAAATAAAGAGTCATCTAAAGATAATTTATTAATTTCAGCTTGTTTTTCTCCAATATCCTTTAATAAATCTCTTCTTTCTTTTTCGGATTCTCTTAATTCTTTTTCTATATTTAATCTTTCTTTTTGTTTTTCTAAAATTTCATCCCAAAGATCTCGTTCATCTTCTATCGCTTCCACAGATTTATCGTGTGCTTCTTGTATGTCTTCAAATGCTTTCTCAAATTTTTGTTTAAGCGCATCTTCTATATAAGTTAAAGTATTTATAAGAATACTCTCATAATACTCTTGTTGTTTTTTTCTTGTATCTTCTAAATTGTCATTAACTTTATCAATAGCAATATCAGATTTTTCAATCGCGTCTTTATAACTTTCAACTTCATTAATTAAAGTATGATAAATTTTAACTTGATTTTCTGTTGCTTTCGTTCCTCTTCCTAAAGCTAACTCTTCATTTAATTTATTAACTTGTTCTTTAGCAAAATTAACTAAATTATTAAATTTAGTATCATCTACTTTACCGTCAACAATGATATCATTAATATCAATTCCTGGAATATCTTCTTCTAAAATACCAAGAACTTGAGTTAATCCTTCTAATGCTTCTTCTTTTAAATTATCTTGTAAATTTAATTGACCTTCTAAAACACCTCTTAACTTGTCATAAGCTTCCATATGTGCTTCTAAAGTAGAAATAGTTCCTAAATCAGCATCTTTCATGTCTTCTTCAAGACTTTTAATTTCATTTCTTAAATTTGTTAATTCTTCATTAGAAGTTTCTAATAATTCATTCATATTTTTAAATTCCAAAGCTGACTTTTTAATACTAGCAGTCCAAGAATCTTGAGCTTCAGTAGATCTTTCTACTTCTAAAGTATAATTCATTAATTCCGCAATAAAAGTTCTAATATTTCTTTGTTGTTGTTTTAAAGAAGCAATATTATCTTTAGCAGCTTTAGCTTGTAATGCCATTGAAGCTAATGAATAAGGAATAGTTTCTCTTTGAGCTGCTGCTAATGCGTAAAGACTAAGAATTTGTTCTGAATTTGCTTCAGCAGCTTTTAATGTAGCTGTAACTCCTTCTAATTTTGCTCTAGCAGTTTCTATTTCTGCTTGAACTAGGATGTCTGATGCTTCATCTAATGCTTCAGCTGTAATTCCAGCATTGTCTGCAGTTAAATCTAAATATTCAATTAATGAACCATATTCTTCAACTAAAGCTAAAACTTCCTCAGTTTCTAATTTTTCTTCATTAACTAATTTTTGTTTAGCATCTTTTAATTTGCTAGTAGATTTTTCTAAATCTGCATAAGATGTTAATAATCCAGCTATTGAAACCATAGCTTCAGCTACTTCTTCTGCAAGAATTGTGAATCTATTTTTTAATTCTTCTACAAAAAGACCATCTAAAAATGCTAATTCTTCTTCTGTTAAATCGAATGATTCTCCAAGAGTAATTAAAATATTATCTACAATTTTATCTGCATCTTCTGAACTTAATACACCTTCTCTTGCTGCTTCTCCTAAACTATTGCTTACCATATTATAGAAATCATCAGAAATTGTTCCAAGTTCATTTCTTATGCTATCTACATCAAAAATTTTTAACCATTGATCTATAAAAATTTTTTTAAATTCTGTTGTTTCAGTTTTTAAAAAAGGAATCATATCTAGCAAAGCTTCAGTTCTAGCTTTTTTACTCTCTTCTGCAAAATCTTGCAAAGATAAACCTATTTCTTTACCAAATGTTTTTGAACCTTCTCTACCACGTTGAACTGTACTTCTGCCACCTCTAGGTGCTTGAAATTTAAGTTCTTGTGCTTTTAACGCTGCTTCTGTTGTTTCTTCTCAAATTTCTTTTAATTCTGTTGAACTAACAATATTTTGTTTATTTTGTCTGACTAATTCTTGTTGAGCTTCTATTAATTCATCTATTGATTTTGTTAAATCAATAATAGGTCTACCTTCTACAGAATAATCAATAACTAAATCTTTATCTATATTTGCAATTCTTTGCATATAATCAAATAATTGTTTTTGTTCATCTTCATCTAAGAATTTTATACCACCTCTAGCAGCTTTAATTCTTAATTCTTCATAACTCTTATCTATATCACCTAAAACTTGTAAATTTTGTGATAACTCATCTATTTCATCTCTATATTCTTTTAATTTTTCAGTGTTAGTTTTCCAAAATTTAGTAACTATCGCTCCCGCAACTAAAACTCCAGCTGCAATAGCTTTAGTTATAGGTTCTGGAGACATTATTAAAGCCATGCTTGCTAATGAATTAGTAAGTTTTAATACTCTATCTCTTGTATCTTCTATTGTTCCATCACCTTCAGAAATAGCGCTAGCAATTCCTTGAACTACTATTAAAGTTCCTATTGCCGCCAATTTAGCATGAGCAACAGATTTTCTTTGTTTTTGAAGTTCAGCAGTTTTTTTCTTTTGTAAAACAACTTCTTGTCTTAAAGCTTCTTTTGCTGCTTTTTCATCTTTCACTAATTCAGGCATTATTGCTTTTATATTTTTTGTTTCTTCTGTAATATCTTTTTGTAATCCTAATTTTTCTTGTGCTAATAATAAATTACTTTTTAATCTAGCAGTATCTTCTATTGATAAATTTCTTTCTTGTATTCTTGCATTTAATAATTTTTCATTAACTTCTAAAGTTTTAGGATCTACTGCTCTTTTTCCTACTAAATCTTCTAATTGTTTTTCTTTTCCAAATAAAGATTTACCTTTCGCAACTTTATTATAATTTTTTGCAAAATCTTTTACTATAGCATCAGCTTCTTCAGATTGTAAAGTAAAAGCTTTCATTTGCGCAGTAGCTTGCTTTAAAGGTTCGCTTGCTTCTAAATAAGCATCTCCTGCTTGACGCACTCCAGTTGCATATCTTTCAAATTCACTCGCAGATAAAACTTGTTGAGCAAATTTATCAGTTTTCATTTTATTTCTTTGGTGCGATAATATTTTATAACTAGCAGTTAATTTTTTAATTGAACCACCATGTACTTGTATTTTTTTAGTTAAATTAGAAATATCTGTAGAACCAACAACCATTCCAGTAAATACTTTAGTAAGAATTTTGTTAAAACCAATAGCAAATAATGCTATATGACTAAAACTCTCACCTAAATAAGTTAAAGCTTTAACTATTTTTGTTAATCCTTCTACTAGAAATTTAATATCTTGACTAGAAACTAGACTAGACCATAATCTTTCTAATGATGCTCTTAATTGATTAATTGAGAATTCAATACCTTTAGAGAACTCCCCAAATTGAGCTTGTGCTGCTCCAGCACTATTTAACGAAATCGCTAAGATTTCTAAACTTCTATCATAATTTTCCATTAATGCAATGAATCTATTTTGTTGTCTTGTACCAGCTGCTACTGTTGCAATGTAAGCTTTAGTATTTGTATCTAAATCTCCCCATTGTTGTCCTAATTCACCTAATACATCTTGTAAATCTCTTAATTGTCCATCAGGACCTCTAAGTGAAATTCCTAAACTTTGTAAAGCTTTGTCTACAGAGTTAAGAGTTGCCGCAGATTCATGTCCTTCTGAAGTAACACCTCTAAAACGAGCAATAATAGTTTTGAAAGATGTACCAATATTTGTAGCTGTTTCTCTTGTTGCTTCAGAAACTGTAGCTATATAAGTCATCATGTGATCAAGATCGATACCAGCATTGTTTGCTCCAGATGCAACCTTAGTTAAACCAATCGCTAATTCTTCAAAAGATGTTCCAGCATTTGCTGCAATAGCAGAAAATTTATCTACTACAGACATAGCTTCCACTGCTTCAAGTTTAAAACCATTTAAAGTAGCAGTTAAGTACTCTGATGTTTGAGCCATTTCTGTATGTGCAATTGATGCGGCAATAGTTGTAGCTTCAACCAATTCCATTACTTCCGCAGTTGCCTTACCTTGTCTAAAGAAGATAACTGAAGCTTTAGCCATTTCATTAGTTGTACGACCCATTTCTTCCGCCATTTTATTAAATTCAACTGCGTATTTACCTAATTGCTTTCTTGACGCACCTGATACTGTAGCAATTTCAGTTAAAGTCTTGTCTAATTCTTTAGTGAATTCTACAGCTTCTCTGAACTGTTGCGTAATAAATTGATAAGCGGCGATTGAAACTTTAAAACTAACTAACTTTGTAAAAGTTCCTACAAATTTATTTAATCTATTATGCATTGCTCCCGCTACGCTTATTTCTTGTGCCATTTGTTTATATTTACTAGCTACGCCACCGACCATGCTTTCAGCTCTATTAATTTGTAAGACTTTACTATTAACATTTTTAAGATTTACTCCTACTTTAGATAAAGATTTATTCATTTCTTCAAATTGAACATATTTTTGTCCAGAAAAAGTATTATTAATTACTTTTTTAGCTTTACCTAAATCTTTTTCTAGCTTTGTTAAATCTTTACGACTAAAAGGAGATATCTCTGGTGAGATTTTCTCTATCGATTTAGAGAATTGATCTAAATCTTTTAATGATTGCTTTTTAGAAACTTTATCCATAGCAAGGGCGTAAGTATACTTAAAATCAGCCATTTATTCTCCTCCTTCTTCCTTTTAAAATCCTATGTTACTCCTATATGAAAATCAAAAATGTATAAGATATATTGAACTAATCTGCCCAATCAGATAATTACACATAAAAAAAAAATCCTGTTAAACAGGATTTATTCTTCTTCTTCTTCTTTTGGTTCTTCTAACATTTCAGGATTTTCTTTAACTGCTTCTATAAACCCTGGAAGTGAAGCTTCTGCAATTACTTTTGTCATTTCACCTATTCCACCAGCGATTGAACTAGCATAACTAATTTCATTTTCAATACTTTCTTTAACATACTCAACCATCGCATCTAATTCTTCTTCTGGAATAACTTCTAATATTCTTCTTAATACATTGCTTTGTACTAAAATATCATAAACTTCAAAAATACTTTTTTCTTCTAAATCTATTTCTAAATCACTATAATAAATTACAAAATTCATGTAAGTTACGATATCAACTGATACAGGAATAACTCTTCCACCATCAACACATCTGTTAACTATATCTATTACAAAAGCCATTTTTTGGTCAGATGCTAAATATTTTTTAACGTGAATTATTTTTCCTTCTGCAATTTTTACTATTTTGATATTATTTTCAATTTTATTATATTTTTCAATATCCTTTATATTCATATTATTCTCCTTTATTGTAAATTAATATGTTCTATTACTTTTATAGAAATATTACCATCTACTTCCAATTCTATAATTATACCAAGTTCATCTCCTATTTTGAATCCTTCGCAATAGTCTAATGGTAAATTATTTTTAACTTGTTGATCTATATAATATTTTTTTTCAGTTTTTAAAAAACGTCTAAAACTTCTTTTTAAAAATTTTTTTAATTCTTTAATATTTATATGTCCTCCTTCTAATCTAAAGTAAATTATTGGAGTGAAATTAATCACTCCAAATATTTAATTATCTTATACTTCTTCTACATCTAATAAGAATAAAACATTTGTTCCAACACCTGAAACAGTTGCTGGGAAAGCATCTAATTCAAAAGTGAATGTAGATGGATCTCCATCTGGAGTCATGTTAAATTCAAAGTTAGTTCTAATTTTTGCTCTAGGGATTGTTAAATAAGCTGGTAAGTCAGCACCATCTAGTTCTCTTCTCCATAGGCAAGCTCCTTCAATTTTAAAGTATCCACCGAAAGAATCTGTTTTAATAACTAAACTTTTTACTTCATTTGTACTTTCAAAGTAATAATCTACTATTACCCAAGCACCAACTACTAAATCTACATGCACAGAAGCTATAAAATCAATAATAGGATTATTTGTATAAGAACCATCCGTAATTTTTTCACCAATTTCACCAGAACCATTACTTAAATAAATAAACAATGGATAGTCTGTTTCACTTTCTAAAAATGTTTCTGCACAAGTAACTGTTTCTGAAGCATCTAATTGTAGTAATTCTTTTTTATGTTCTTTAGCTTTTGTAGCTGAACCATCATAGCTCACTAAATCCGCACCTGAAAGAATAGCAAAAGATTCTTGTGAAATAAGAGCATCTTCAATAGTGAAAACTATTTCTTTGTCTCCATCCCAACCGATTAATTTATTCGCTCCTCTACCTCCAGTAGCGAAAACAGTATTCGCACTACCAGTTAAAGTAGAAGCTTTCAAAGATTCAAAATAAAGAACAGGTTCGCCAACAGTGAATGTTTGTCCACCAATTACCATTTCTGCTAAAGTTCTAAAAGTTACATCTGCAACTTCTCTAATACCAAATCTCATGGAAATTTCCTCCTTAATTTATTTTTTTGCTTCAATTTTTTAATTCAACGTCAGAAGCCCCATGAAGCATTGCTTGAATATTCGTATTATATTCAAAATATAGGGATTCTCTGGCACTTTGCATAAAAAATTGAAATAAAGTATAAGTGCCATACACTTCATTTATATTGATTTTCGCTTGTGTACTATATGAAGAAATAAAATCAGTTAAAGTAACTTCATCTTTTGAAGAATCTTTCGCCTTTAAATTTTGTATTTTTTTTCTAGCTTTGTTTAGCTTCTCAGCTATTTTCCTAGCTTTTTCATTAATTGGATTATATTCAGGCTTATCTTCATTAGTACCTACATTTCAACCATTTACTTCTTTTATTGAATCACAAACTCTTTCAAAGTTATCCTCATTTATAATTAAAAAATCTTCTAATTGAGTTTTAACTAATCCGTCCGAATTTATAATTTTAGTAATTATTACTTTATCTTTTGATGTAAAAGTAAATTCTTCCATATTAAATTTAAATTTTGAACCAAAAGTTTTTTCAAAAATTATTGAGAATCCTTTAATTAATTGTAAAAAAGATTCAGGATTTTTTTCTCTAATCCCCGTAATAATATAAATCATAATAATTTGATATCTTGTTAATACTAAATCTTTAATAGGTTCTGCAGAATCTTTACTATTATCCATAATTTTATCTGCGTGAAATTTTAAATCATATTCATCCATTGATAAAATATTCATAGGATTTAAAAAAAGTATTTCTTCTTCAAACTCTTCTGCAATAAAATCAAGAGTTAAAGGATAAAAATATGTTTTAAATTCTTTGTCAAATACTTTCTTACCCGCTAACAACTTCATTCTATTGTACATTTTTATTCACCCTTACTATTAAACTTATAGAACCAGATTCTTTATTTATTTCAATTTTCTTTATAGCTGTTCTTAAAAGCACCTCTGACATATTCTCATATCCTCTTGCTCCTGCAGAAAATAATTGAGTTACATCAAAACCATAAAAGAAATCTAAATTTAATAAAATCATTTTTTTAAACATATTATATATAGAATCATTTCCCTTACCTTTATCAAAATAAGCTGGATACCAAGCAATAGTATCAAACATTGATTGTGCAATATATGCTTCTTTTTGTCTGCCTTTTTGACTTATTGCTGAAGCAAAACTTGTTACTTTCCCAGTATGAACTTTAAATTTTCCACTATTATAATTTTTCGCAGAAATTTTAAATTCTGTTTTAGTTTTTCTAAGTTTATTTTCGATTCTTAATACAACATCTGCTTTAGAAGTTTTTCCATCTACTATTAAATCTCCTGTTACTTCTCCACTAAAAACTTTTCCTTCTATTTTAATATCTTTCTTTCTCTTAGATTCATTTACCATAATTTGTAAAGATCTACGTTTAAGTTCTTCTTTAGAAATATCTTTAAAATTATTATTGACATCTCTACCTTTCCCCATTAATTCTATTGCTGCAGCTAAAATAGCTATCTCATATCCTAATCCCGCTGCATTGCTAAGGATACTAGTAATTTCATTTATCATGCTAAGTTTCTTATTCTTATCTTCTCCAACTATTAAAGATTTCATATCCATTTTAATACCGGCTTCATTAAAATATCTTATATAACCTTTTTTAACTTTTTTTGATCCAGATTTTCTTTCATAAATAAGAACTCTATTTTGTAAACTATCATAAAAACTAAATAATTGACTAGTAAATTTTGGATGCATGGAACCTTCTTTAAGTCCTTTAATTAAAGCTTTTTTTATATGCTCTAATAAAGCTTCATATTGACTACTGATTTCTTTCATATCTTTACTAAGATTAAGTACATAATAATCTTTTTTTCCTTTTTTTTCTCCTCCTACAGATAAAGAACTCTCTCCTTCTTTTATTGTTCTATTTATAAAATCTTGAAGTTCAATAAAACTTTCTTTTATTAAATCTCTATTTTTATCTTTAGCCATTTTTTTAGAATTATTAAAAACTGCTCCAAGAAATTTTTTATTAAAATCTGCTTCTGCGTCTGTAGGCATAATCCCCAGTTCTTTATTATTTTGTTCTATTCTTTGCTCTATAATTTTATAGACTTGCCCATCTGACATATCTTTATATTTTCCAGTTACTTGTTTTAAATATTTACTAACTTCCGCATCTAATAAATTTTTAAATTCCGCACTAGATTTAATTTTACGTCTTTTATCTTTTGGAATATTTATATCTGATAAAGACAATCCTTGATTATAAACGTAATACTGTCTAGCACTTAACCCTTTGGTAGTTGACGCTCTTTCTTTATTACCATCTTCTATATAAGAAAAAATAGAAATATACAAAGGATTAGTCTTTTTATAGCCATGATTTTTATAAATACCTACATGACTATAAAAAGCTTTAACTTCTTCATATTGACTCATTAAGCCTTTCACTCTACCTTGCTTATCTCTATTAAATAAACTACTCATTAGTTCATATCTCTATTATGGAAAACCATTGTATATCCTCTAACACCTGGAGTATAAACTTGGAAAAATAAATCTGTTAATTTTAATTTTCCTATACCTTGTATGTCAGTTTCATTAAGAAGATAATCTATTAAATCTGTAATTTCAAATACTCTTAACCCAACACCAAATTTTTCACTATTCTCATGAATCATTACATCTATAGTTAAAACAATATCCATAAATTTACTATTTTTTTCATTAACATGCATTTCAGGTACACCAATAACTAAGAAAGCACCAATAGCTTCCATTCTATCTGGATAATTAACTACTATGTCTGTACATTTTTCCATAACTGTTTTTCTATCTATTAATTCTAATGAATCATCAAAAGAATCAGCTGGATAAAAAAGAAATTGTCTTAACTCTTCATTTTGCGCTAAGATCCCAGCTATAATATTTAAACTTTTATTTATTTTCGCAATTGCTCTATTTGTTCTTGAACGCATTAGTTACCTCCTTTTACCACCATGATACTATATTAATATTCATTCTAACTTCTTCTAATCCATTAGTGCCCAAGAGCACAACTATACCTACTTGTCCTTCTTCTTTAGCAACTAAACTGCAAGAATTTCCATCTATAACCTCTAAATCAACTAAATCCGCACCACTTTCTATTGTAAATGCTCAAGTAGAAGGAACTTCTACATCAGATATAAATTTAGTTATTTCATAAATTGATGATTCAGACCAAACTAAAGTATCTTCTCCTGTCATAGTATAATTAAGAATATCATCATTTAATACTTCTAATACTACTTCAGCTCTTGAATTTACATCCTCATCTAAAGTAATATAAAGTTTAAGATTTCCTAAAACCAAAGGAGTAATTTTACTTCCATTTATATTAATTTCCGTAGCAATCGCATTTAAAGTATATGCCATAGGTACAAATTCACCCTCATAATTTTTTATTTGAATATCTAATATATCCTCTATCTCATATTCAGTATCTAAACCAAGAGCAATCCCAGATACAGTTGTCGCAGATATATAGAAATTATGTTCGATTTCTACATCTTCATAGTAATCTGCAATACCTAAAACTTTATTATCTGTAAAAGTATTAATAATATCTTTTTCAACTCTTAAATATCCCATATCTTGTAATGAATTTTTCCCAACTATTTTATAAACTTCATCACCAATAAAAATTCTAGTTTTTAAAGGTTTAATATATCTAAAATAACTATCTTTTTGTATTATAACTTTACCAGATGCTTGATCATCATCTACAATCAAGCCCTCTGTAACAGTTCTTTTCATATTCACACCATTAATACCTTCAATATAAGCATCATATAAATACACTCCCGCTTCAGTTTTAATCTTCAAAGAATGAGTACATCTCCTAGCATAGCCTTTAAAATATTGGTTATGTTCAGTTTGTACTTCATAAATAACTATATAAAAAACACAATCAATTTCAAAAACTGTCCCTGTCGTAAAAGGAGAATTTCTGTCTGCAAGAATTATATACTGTTCTACTGTTTCATTATCTTTATCATTTATCTTCGAAATGCGGTATTCATTCAAATTTATAACTGCGGTATCAGTGCCTTTGTCAAACATATATCTTTCATAAACTTCTTTCGCATCTTTATCCATTTTTTCCGCAAATGTATTGCCTAAAATATTTATTCTTTCTTTATATCTATCAAAATAATCTCCCATTTAATCACCTATATCAAATTTATCAACTAAGTTTATGCACTCAAATATAGTCTTTCTATAAACTGCAAAATCTGCCATTTCTCCTAGTGCAGATAATTTAAATATTAGACTCATAAAAGGTACTCTCGTTTGAATAAAATTTGCCCCTCTTAATTCTCAAATTAAAGATATCGCAAATTTTTCCCATTCGCCATCTTCTTCTCTTAAGGGAAGTAATTTAAAAATTTGGTTTTTTAACCAATGAAGATAATCTTTTCAATCTTGTTCTGTAAAATTATCCTTGTTATTCATTGTTCGCCTACTTTCCTGCTATGATGCCAAGATACGCATTTCTGTCTCCATCAATCCTATTATAATCATCCTTATCTTTTTTAACATCAAATAATGCAATTTTATATGCTTCTAATAAAGTTCCCAAATGATTAGCTTGAGAATATACTTTAATATCTTTATCTGCATAGATTTTTTGATCGTATAAATCAGTATTATCAATTTGTCTTTTTAACCAATGTTTTTTCATTAAAAATACTAAATGTGAAATTTCATCTAAAGTTAATAAAATATTCCAAGATTCTGAATCTAAATTAAAATCTAAAATATCAAGTTTACAATACTTAAATTCAGCAATTGATAATATTAGGAAAGTTTGAGCATCTGCTTCAGTTTGTTCTTTTGTCATATTTATATATAATTTTTCTGTTATGCTACCTATAAATAATTTATAAATATCACCAAATTTGGTAATCATATTTAACCTCCTAATCAATAAAAAACTGGCATATGCCAGTTATTATTCTTCATTATCTTCAACTTTGGCATAATTTCGTGTCTTAGTTTCATTTTCATCAGATTTATCTTCATCAGGTTCATCTTTATTTTCACTTGTTACACCTATTGTATCATAGTTTCTTTCCTTGCTAGCATCTAAATCCGCATTTTTTTCATCTAAAGCACCTATTCCAATTTCATGTAAAATTTGGAATGCAACATCTATTCCACTAAAATCTTGAATTAAATCTAATTTAGCTTTGCTATCAATTTTTTCTTTTACAGCTAAGTCAGCTGCAAGACGTGCATAACCTTCAGGACCATAAGTAAATAAATCTCTTAATTCTTCCAATGAACCTTTAAGAATAATATTTCTTACTTGTTTTAAAGTTAATCTGTACTCTACATCATCATTCAATCCAAGTTCTAACCGCACATCTCTATCCATTACTCTTAAAGAATTATTTAAAATATATCCATTATCAGCATGTACTGAATCTTGAAGTATTTCAAACTTAACTTGGATTTCTTGTCCAGGTTCTTTAAAAACTATGTGATATTTGAAAGATGGCGCAGATAAACCAATAAACCCTGGTTTAATGCAAACAACTCTACATAAAGTACTAGGTAAAATTTTACTGTTCATATTTTCCTCCTATTTAATCCTTTTGTATAGTAAAATTACGGGGCAAATGAATGCCCCATATTTATTATTTTATACTATAATTATACTACATTTTCTATAAAAACGCTAATCTTATAGACTAGAATTCTTAAGGATAGCAAAATGGTTGTTGAATAATACTGCAACACCAATTCTTTTTGTAGCTGCAATCTCTCTAGTTCTGTTTCTATTTGTAATTTCTTCAACTACTGTTTGTCCTTCAAATAAAACTTTAACAATCTTCTCTCTGCCTGCAGGGATGATGTAAGCTAATTGAGGATCAAATACTTTAACAGCATTTGTTTCATCTACATAAGATTGTGGCATAACAACAATTTCAATCCCGTTCCATCTACCAATGTATCCTAATTGTCTCTTATCGTTTTTGTCAGCGTCGCCAACATATCCAGTATCTGGAACGATAGTTTGAGCGAATTCAGGTGTACAATAAATTACAGGTTTTCCATAAGCTGAAATAGAGTTAACTAATGCTTGTAAAATTGTAGCTGAAAATCCAGCATTTTCACCATAGTTACTTGCTGCCGCACCACTAGCTAAAGATGCTTGTAAAGCAGTTTGTACCGCACCGTAAATTTCATCTTCAATACCTTCTAGAATTACTTCTAAAATATCTACTAAATCTTCTGCACCTGTTAATAATCTCTCTAAAGAAATAACTCCAGCTCCACCAATTCTTTCAGTTTCAACGCCGAATTGTTTTGAATCTAATCTGAATACTTCATAGATTCCAGATGTACCGACTTTAGTAACAAATTGTTTACCTCTGTTTTTACCTAATTTTAAATTAAATTTAGGTTTATCTCCAATGTTAGTATCTTTTATTTCTGCAAATCTCCCAATATTTTCTTTTACCTTAGCAGGTAAATATAAATCTGCAGTTTCTTCTATAAGTTCGAAAACTAAGTTTTTATTACGTCTATAAGATTTATAGTCGCCAGCAAGTTCATTGATGCTTGTTCTTAACGTATCAAGCATTTGATCTTTTGTGATAGTTTCGCCATCATAAGAGAATTGAGCATTAGGCTTAGCTACTATTGTTTTTTTCGCTAATTCTTTTATTTGTTCAAAATTCATAAGTTCTTAACCTCCTATTAAATTATTTTTATTCTATACTACTACTTGAGTAACTTTTAATTTAACTGCTTCGTCTCCGTTTGGAACAGTATAAATCTTAATTACTTGACAGATAAGAGAAGATCCTGCTGCTGCAGTAGCACCGTCATAAGTTAATAGACCTGTGTCTCTAGCTGTGAAATAATGTCCTACTGAAATATCTCCGAATGCAGCTGCTGCCATATCAAGAGTATTTGTTGTAAAAGTGTCACCTAAAGTTAATCTGTATAAATCTGGGTAAGTATATTGAGCTCTTGCTGCACCAGCAAAGCCAATTGTAGAATGCTTAACTGCTGTAGTTTCAATTGTTACCGCGAATTCACCTAATTCTTTATCTACATAATAGAATTCGTGAGTTCCAACTAAGTACATTTCTTCAACTATTACGCCAGCTGCATCTGTTGGTAATCTTATTGCTCCAGCAACTTCATCGTAAACTAGAACCATACCATTTTCACAAGCAATACTTGCAAAATCTGTTGCATCTAAAGGTAATTGAGAAAATACTTGCTTAGTGTCTACAGAAGCAACTCTGTTCATTTCTAGTACTCCATAAGTTGTACTTTTTGCTAATCTAGCCATGTTGTAATATCCTCCTTAATTTATTTCTTTATATTTTTTACTACTTCATTAAACCATGCAGGCGTACTTCCATTGTCGCTGCCTTTTGGTTTATGTGTAAATTTTGGTTCTGGATTGTCTCCATCAATTTCTTCTTTAGAAAGTTCATAAACTATTAAAGCTAATTTAGATTTAATTTCTTCCGCAGAAAAATTTTCAATTTCACTTTCGATACTTTCAATATCTTCTTCTGAAACTTGCTCTCTAAATTCATTAATTATTTCTTTTTTAGCTTCTAAAACTATTTCTTTTTCTAAAACTTCATATGTGTTGACTGATCCTTGTAAAGTAACAATGCTACTTTCAAGTTCTCCAATTGTTGTATCTTTTTTTTCTACTTCTAATTCAAAATCTGTAACTGTAGTTTTTAAAGTTGTAATCGCTTCTTCTAATACTGCTGTATCAGGAACTAATCCGAACTCTATTACTTCAGCATCTTCAGCCCATTCTAGAATTTCTTCTTCATTTAAGCTAAACTTTCTAGTGTAGAATTTTTGGTCTTCTAAATCGAAGTAAACAACAGTATCCTCTGTTTCACTTATTACGATTTTACTAGCTTCTTCTTCTACATTTAAACTAGAGAAAACAGAACTTGGATTTTCGATATTAAGTTTATATAACATAGAATCTGTTCCTCCCTCTAAATCATTATCATTACTATCAATATCAATTTGTTCTTTTCCGCCCAAAGTGAATAAAAAATCTTTAAAATCATTTTTCATTTCTTCAAATTCTTCTTTAAATTTTTTACCAATAATGGCTTCTCTCATTAACTCAAATTGAGTAACTTGAGAATCTTCAAAAGCTGGTGCTATATCTTCTCCTAAAATACAAAATGCCGAAATAAGCGCATCGTCTATATGGAAAGTAAATTCTTCTTCACCTTTCTTTTGAATCCATCTGCCTTCAACAGAACTTGGATCTAATTCCATTGATTGCCAATTATTGTTAGATAAAACTTTCTCTGCATCAGGATAACGTTTAGTCCATAAATAACCTCATGTAGTTAAATAATTAACCATCTTGCCATCTTCATCTTCAACTTCTTCTCACCAAAGATTTTCTGCAGCACCAACAACTCCATAAGGAACTGTAGTTTCTTCATAAACGATATCGTCGCTAGTAATAGTTAATTTACCACCATGCGTTCCAAAATCTTCTTTTTCTGTTATGAACTCTCCAACTATTGGAATGTATGCTATTTTTTTACCTATATTTTCCGCAACTCTTTTAGAAATATAACTTCCATTTCTATTATATCCTTTGTAAAGAAAATTGATTTTAACTTTTGAAAAAAGAGGATTTTTATCAGAATCAAATTCTGTTTCTATAAAAGTAACTTTAATTCCAGAAGTAGAAAAAACTTTTTTATTCATTCTTGCCATTTTTTACCTCCTTTAATCATTATTCTGATTAACTATTGTTTTGTCATCTTTATTCTCATCTGGTTTCCCTGGATTACCGCCTTCGTCACCTGTAGTAGTATGACTAGATTGTAAAGGAATTAATTGATCCACAATATTAAGAATATTATTTTCATAATCCATTAAATCATAAAAATCTTCTTGATCAATGCCCATTGCTAATACGACTAGCAATTTGCTGTATCCATATTGTGCACCTTCGAGGTATCTATCAAACCATTCTTGTCTATTATAAATAGTTAATTCTGGCATGATAAGACTGTAGGATAACTTCTTACCTGAGAACTCTGTTTCTAAAACAAATTGAAAAAAATTCCTTATAGATTCTAATAAGTTAAACATTACACCTTCATCAGTTTTAATAGATTTTTCTAATGCTACATTACCAGATGCATCCATTAACTGTTCACTTACTCCAGCTTCAGAATAAATGTTACTCTTGGCATTACCCATAGAGTTTTGCATTGAATTCCGTTGTTCTTGTAAATTCTCAGTTGATATTTCCGCATAAGTTGTAATTAAATCTATTGATGGCATTTCTTCTAACATATCCGATACTATCGTATGTAGATAAGTAATCTCTTCTGGAGAGAAAATTAACGTACCATCTTTATTAACTGGAAGTTTTTGTATAATAAGTTTTAATATTTCTTGTTCATTTCTAATTTCATCTATAGCTTTATAATTATTAAATCTAATAATATCTAAAATTATGCTAATAAGATAAGGAATGTTATTATCATTTAATGCAAATACCATAGAATGCTTAGGTTCTACATAAAATATTTTTGGTCCGCCATTCTTATATGCATTATAAGCATCATATATTTCTTTAGGATAAATTTCTAAAATTAAAACTCTTTGTTCTTCAGTTCTAAATTCTCTATCAAAATATTCTAAATTAAATTCAATAATAGGTACTCCCATATATTCAAAATTTGTAGTACAATATTTATAAGGTAATTCTTGAATATCCATACTTTCTTTTGAATACATTAAATATCCATAAAAAACACCTTCTATTAAAACTTTTGATGCAATCTCTCTAGACTCTTGTTTGATTCTACTCAACTTAAAAGTTTTAAGAACTTTAGATAATTCTTCTTGTACTTTTTCACTATCAATTGTTTTTTTCTTTTTCCCATTTTGTCTTTTTGGGATTATTAAATAATCAAAAGTTAACATATTAGCAAAATAATCAACTAATCTACCATAAGCTTTGCTAGCATAATAAAAATACATTGATATATCTCTCATTTTTGCTACATTTAACCCATCTATAGCAGTCCTAATATCTTCTTCTGAAAAAGTAAATTTAGGTAATACGGTAGGATTATAAAGAGCTTCTTGACCCTTAAAGGCTTCTAAATCTTTTCCTTGCGCTATATAATCTTTTAATCTTTTATTATTAAGCATTATTTAATTTCACCTCCAACACTTATTATTATAACATATTTTTACAAAAAAGAAAAGAAATGGAGTTTTATTTCCATCTTTTCCATTGTTTTTTTGTTTTCTTAGTCATCTTTACTATAGCCTTAACATCTATATTTAATTTTTTTCTTTTATCTCTTTCTAATAAATAAATATAATACAGACCATTTTCAAGAGCAGAGAATTTATCTTTACCAACTGTAGTTCGAACTTTTTTCAAACGAATGTCTCCACCTTCGCCCTCTCGACGTAAGTTTAACATTTCTTCCTTTAATATAGAAGTTAATGTAAATGGTTTTAACTTTCTTGCCCTATCTTCTGATGATAAAGTATTTCAATTCTTTCTTGAAGCAAACTTCGTTTTAGCTGTACGTTCATCAATTAAAAATTTCATTCTTCCGCCAACTAATTGCGCATATATATTTGAGTGCATTGCACTGTTCATTGCTGGATCTGCTTTAATAATATATAAAACAGGAATTGTATCTGGTTGTATAAATTGTTCATAATCTTCTTTATGTTTTTCACTAATTACACCAAAAGGTTCGTAAACGATACCGTTATATTCTGTTCGTTTTACTAATGGATCTATTAAACCAGTACCTAAACCAGTACCATCAATTACGATTGCTCTTGGTCTAAATATATTAAATAAATATTTAATTTCACCACATTGATCATCAAAATGCGCATCTTCATAAACATGCATATTTACAACTCTTTTATCCCAAAGACCTGTTGTTTGATTTAAAGTTACTTTAATAATAACTACTACTGTTTGGGCTCTATGACGAGCAACATCAATTCCAAATATATAAAAAGTATCTTTACTGCTTCTTCCGTCTGGAGAAAATTCAGCATGTCCTAGCATTCTATATTTTGTAAATATTTCTGCGTCAAAAAAAGCTCCATCTTTAGTGCCTGACCAACGTGAACCATATTCTCTGTTAAAAGATGTTTCATTATAAGTACCGTCAGCTTTTAGTTCTTTAACAAAATTTTTATCAAGGAGACCATGCATCATTGGGATACGATAATCTCCACCAAGGATGAATGCATCTTTTGGCTTAATTACTTGTCATAATAATACCTGAATCAATTTTTCGTAAGCAAAGCTACCCTTATCGTTATATTCGAATAAAGCCGCAACACTTTATCCCGTTCTCTTATGAACTGCTGCATGTTACCATGCAGACTAGACTATATCTTTACCCTTTCGGGCATTCTCCGTTTCGGTTATCATTAACTTATAACCTAAGGGACGCTACTCCCATAGTCGTTGAACCTTATTTAATATGTGTAATATGATTTCAAGTATTCCCATTTTTTATTTTAGAGATACAGCTTTCATTAACATTATATATTTTTGATATACTGACTCCACTCATTCCTGATTTTAATAAGTCTAATATTTTAAAAATATCTTTTTCAGTTAATTTCGCTCGAGGATGATTTTCTCCAACTACATTATGCAAGCCAGTTCTATTCGCATGCTCTAAATTTTCCAAATTAGTCATTCATTCTAAATTTTCTAAATTGAAATCAGTTTTTATCCCATTTTTATGATTAACTGTCATATCTCTATAATTCTCTATTGGATTAAAAGTAGATAATAATAATCTATGAATATAAAAAGTACTATATCCACCTTTATTATTCCTGAGAGATAATGATGGATATCCATCTTTATCTAGTCTTGTTTTCATAATTTTATTCATATAAATGCTTAATACTTCACCTTTTTCATTTATTTTGTATAAGTTTGGTTTTACATTTCAAGCTATTACATTTTTAAACATAATTTCTCCTCTCTTATACACATATTAAATCTTGGCTGCTGATTGTCCTATAAGGATTTTCCAGCAATTAAAAGAATTTTCATCTTACTATTACTAGCAAGAGGGGCTACCCATGTTAACCCAGCGGTTGTCACAAAAATTTGACTTTTATTATTGATGTCATTTGGATCTACCTCGCCATTTTTAGCTCTCCTGCTGACATTCATTAAAGGCAGGATCACCTCATTGAGTTTAACACCATCTATTAAGATCGTCTCTTCTATCAACCCCCCATGTCTTCTACCTCCTCTAGTACTGTCTCGCATACCGACAACATCGAGGATACTACCATTTTTAAAATTTAAAGTTACTCCATCTTTCTGAAAGCTTCATCCACTTTTAGATAATAATTCATTCTTTAAAATTGGTCAAATTCCCCATATCTCTTTTATCTTTTCTTCCGCAATCTGTGCGGCTTGTCCTTTGCCACCAGTTGTAATAAATTGTTTAGCGCCAGGATAAAAAATACATTTTAAATATTCTATAATTATAGATAAAAAAGACTTTGAAAATGCACGAGTAAAAGTTGCATAAATAAGTTTATAACGCATTGCTATTCTAAGAAAAACTCTTTGATAAAAATAAAAATTAAAATTAGATTCTTTCGGCAAAATTATGTCCAAAAATAAATCAGGATATGCTTTCCAAAAGCCAAATTGTTTTCTAAGTTCAGGTTCTATTTTATTTAATCTTTCTTCTGTAATTTCTAAATTATTTAATCCAAAATCTTTTTCTTTTGCTATAGCTACTTGCTTTTTAATGTTAAGTAATACTTCTTCTCTTCTTTTGTCTGACATATTACTCATTTTCATCATCCTCGTCTGCATCTTCTCCAGACCAGTCAATATCTAAATCTTCATCTCAATCATCTGCACCATATACATAATCGGCTTCTTCATCTTCTTCTGGTTTATTCATAAGTGCAATAGTAGATTCAAGTAAATCCCCAAGTCCATTCTCGCTTAATACTAAATCTTTTGTATAAGAATTCAAATTACCAATAGTTCTATCAACTATATCTCTTGGAAAATCTAAATTTATTGTATCTATAAAACCTTTAGATTCTAAAAATGCCGCAACTTCTCCAAAGCAAGACGCAAATTCTGATTTATCTTTATTATTTTGTTGTGCTGTAAAATCAGCCTCTTTCATCCAGTTACTATATGTTACACGTAATACCTTAATAGCGTCCCAATCATCTTGTTTTATTGCTTTATTTAGTCTTAATGATATTAACGCAATTTTTCTAAGATAATCTTTATGCGAAGTAGTACTGATATCAAAGTCATCCATCATACCTAAATAAAAATCCTCTAAATACATTATATCACTTAAATCACTCGTATCTCATTTTTGCATAAGAAATGACCTGTCTTCGACAGAGAGGGAGATGTGACTTGCTTCGATAACTAATCTCAATTCTTCATTCTTTGCTTCTACCTCTAATTTTTTCACTTCATCCGCAGCGTTATCAATTAACGTAACAATTGCATCAGAATCTCTATAAGTTTTATTCCTATATGCTATTAATTTCATTAATCGCGAATAATCACCTAATGCTTTACGAATAGTTTCTCGCTTCTTAGCTTCTGAAGACATATTATATCTATTACTATCCTTTATTTTTACTACTACACCTTTCCAAACCTTATCCAAATAAGGAAAGTCCATTACTTTGCATACCTCTCGTACACCTCTCCAATCCTCTAAATCTTCTACACCCTTAGTAAGACAAGAACGACAAAGATCTATCTTGCCGTCCCCAGGGTACATTTCTAAATTATTACTTTTTCAGAATTCTTTTATAGAGCGATCTTGATGGCATCCAGTACATTTTTTCTTTTCAACCATTCAGTTCCCTTCTTTCTACTACATCTTTTCGGCTATGTCAGCCATCATTGAACGATAAATATTAGGAAGATACATAACTCCAAAAAAGCTATATTCTTTAAATACTTCTATTGCTCTTGCTAATCCATTATTTTGTCCAGCATATACACTTGCATCAACTTGCGCTTTATAGTCACCATCTAGTATTAGCTTCGCACCTTCTTCAACTCTTTGAATCATAAGTTTAGTAGTATCTATAGTTAAATTTTGTGCTTCTGGTATATATAAAATTTCACCTTTATTAATTTGTCTACCTCTGCATTGCGCGATACTTGTAATTTCTAAAATCCCGCTATTAATTAAATCTACAACTGCTTTTCTTGTACCTAATTTACTTATTAATATTCCACCTAAACTTCCTCCAAGTAACTTGTCTATTTTGTCACCTTTTAAGAATCCCATTTCAGCTACTCCTCGAGCGGCAATAGGGTTTATCGCAATAATTAATTTTTCAAATTTTTTCTGTTCAATCATATCAAACGCATAAGACAAAGATAAGAGTGTTTTACCTGAACCCGCTGGTCCTACCAATACAGTAAAGTCATCTTTAATTAAACTATGAATCACCGCAAGTTGATAAGAATCTTTTGGTTTAATTGTTCCCATTATTTTAGAATGAAAAGCAAGATAATTGATTTTAACAAATGATACACCTGTAAATCTATATACGCTACCTTTACTTACTAAATCATCCATAATCGCATATGTACCAATTTCAAATCCTAAGTCTTTTTTATTCCCTAAAAAGATTCCTTCTAATTCTTTGTGATCAGTAATTCTTTCCCAACCTTTATACTTTCTCTTATTAGGATATAGATTCCAAACAATATATTCTTTATCGCATTCGCCCAATTCCATTTTTCTACCAAAAACTGCTTTTGCTTTTAATTCCATATTTATATCATTAGTAATTAATATAACTTTATTACAACCCTCTAGTTCCATATTCCCATATTTTACAACATACGCTATAATTTTATTATCATTTGGGATTTTTAAACTTTCTATCTCTCTATTGTAAAGAATTTTTAAATTGCAGTTACCTATATGACCTTTTATAGCTCTTACAGCTTTTCTAGCCTTATAACCTACTTCTCCACCTTTTGTTTTTAAGTGGTCAAGTTCTTCTAATACTACCATTGGTATAACAACATTTTCATGTTCAAATAACAATTCAGGATAGTCTAGCAATACATTCGTATCTACATATTTAATTGCTTTTTGCATATCTCAACCTCCAAGGGTTACTGTTTTTTATTTTTCTTTTTTCGACAAGATTTACAAATGGAATAGAACCCATCTTTACTACCTTTGTTTAATGAAAAATTTGTATTATTCATTAATTTCTGTTCGCCGCATCTATTACATTTTTTATAAGTGCCTTTCACTTTATTAAGATGATACCAATCTTCTACTGATATTCTATAATATTCCGCAATAAATGCAGGAATTTTATTCCTATATAAAGTAGAAATATATTCTTCTGAATAGATCAAATTATGGTCTTCACGTAACATTTCTCTAATATCTTTATTAGTTCTTTTATCTATTTTCCAAATAATAATATCTTTTCAAGCTGGTTTTTCTTTTAATGACGCATTAATAAGTAATTCCAAATCCCATAATATATGTTTCATTTCACTTTTGTTAAAATCTCAAGCAGAATCTATAAGCTTCGGGTAATAATAAAGCAACATCTCTATGTGCTTCCCCTCTTTAAAATCTATAGTATCTTCACTAACTAATTTTACGTCTCCATCTTCTTTTATATACCATGTGTCAATACTAAACTGCATTTCTAAAGTTGTCTTTCTAAAATTTCTCATTCTTGATGGTTTATTCAGTTCTTCCTTAATTATGTATTGCATCTGACGCATCTCTATTAATGCTTTCTTTGCTCTATACAGGTTCTTCCCTGTTAGATTTTTTCTCTTCATTTCCGCATCTCATTCTTTTATGGTATCTACTAATTGTTTCAATTCAATATGTTCCGCAATATCTCGTGGAGTTATAGTTACTTTCGGAGATAATATCATATTCTTATCATTTCTAATTAAATTGTAAATCGCATCTTCTCCAGTTTCAAATTTTTCTTTAAGTCCTTCTGTTGAAGTTTCTCTTTTCCTTATTGTTTTACGTCTATTATCACTTATAATTGAATGGTCTTTTCTTGGCTTCAAAAATAGAACATAGTTAGTCAATAGTTCCAAAACCCATGAATTAGGTCTAAATTCCGGGGAATCTATTATTTTTTTAATATATTCCATTCGTTCCTCTTGGGTTTTTATAGTTGTATCTAGTTTAAGTTTGATTATTTTCACCACCATTCTTATATTTATAGTATTTGGACAAAAGTGTTCAAATTATTATTCCTACTTTTATTATAACATATTTATGTAAAAAACACAATAAACGAAGAACGTAAAGTCCTCATCTATTGCGTTAAATTTATTTAAACCGCACAAATATTTTAGCTATAATTTCAGTTCCAAGCGCAAGTCTTGTTCCTCTTACCTCAACAATACAAGGTCCAAATGACGAGCTTTGAATCATAGTTATTTTAACACCAGGTGTTAATCCCATGCTTTCTAATTTTCTTTTTAACTTTATTCCTCAATCTATCTCTTTTAAGATAACTTCTTGACCATTCTCTACTACTGTCAACGCCATAATTACCTCCAATTCAGTTAAAACCGCACCTATATCTAAAAAAGCACAGAGTGCGCTCATTTGATTATAATTTCAGTATATTTATAATTTAATATAAATTCTTTTAAATCTTCTATATTATTTATTTGTTTATTACTCGTTTTCTCTCTATCTTTATTATACCATTTTTTTCCGGAAAGCGAAAAGAACGAAGTATGAGGTAAGGTACTCTCTATAAATTGTTATCTAGTTTTCCTAGTTTTCCTATACCTATATCTCCTATAGCAAGCCTAACGGCTTGCCCCAAGAGAAAGAGACAAAGGATAGGGATATTATATATTAATATTTTAGACGCGGTTCAAATAGATTTATATATAATATATAATGTTTCTTCTTTCTCGAAAACTAGCTTTTGGTATAATATAGTTTCTTTTAATACTTTAGACGCGGTTTAAAAGAAATTAGATACTTATAAAACAGAGGGAAAGTACGTATGTCCTGGAAAATATGTTAGGGTTTGTACACTAAGGATTAAAAAAGGTCAACGTAGGTAGAGGAACTTGTATACTACGTGTTTTAGAATGTCAATGTAGGTAGAGGAACTACACCCGCACTTTCCAGTATTTTCCATGGAAGATATTCCCAAAACTACCCCCCTCTTCCAGTCCTGGTAAAATACCCCAGGACTGGTAACTCTTGGAAGTCCTGGAAATAAACGTCATTGTTTGTATTGTCTAAACAATTCAAATTATTCAAACAATTCAAACAATCAAGAAAATACACACAATTGCAAGAAAATAATATATAACCCCGATTGTGTTATTGTGTCAAACAATTAGATAATTGAATGTGTTAAGGAAATAACATGCAAATGAATGTGTTAACAATATAACAGTCAATTGTTTTATTGTTTCACACAATTAGATAACTGCATCGTTAATTATATCACACTTAATATTCTTATTGTTTGACACAATTAGATAATTGAATGTGTTAAGGATATAACAGTCAAAACTAAGTTGCATAAAACTTGCATGACCAGTGCAACAAAAGTAGCATAAATTTTTTTTAGTTATGCAATAAAAGTAGCATGATTATTTTTACTAATATATTTTTATTGCATAAAATAAAATAGTGATTATATAGATATTTTAAAATATTTTTATATATTCTATAATGCTTTATTTTAGATTTAAACGGTTTTAACATGGTATAATATTATAATACTAGAATGATATTAAAATTGATTCTAGGCACTTTAAAATGCTGATATAGGGTATACATGACTTTTGGGTTAAGACTTAAATATCCATTAAGAATGATTCTCATTACAATACAGTAAAAAACTTGAATTATTTTTAAAATAAATGTTTAGAGGTATTTTTATAAGGTATATATATAATGTATCATAATTTAATAAGTACCACAGGAAGTTATAAAGCGGACGTGTCGCGACTTCTAAAAGCACATTGAAAACATAATAGAACACTTGTTTGGTACTAACCGATAATAAGTATCATATAAGTGTAATAGCGTTATACTAGCATCAAGTTAGTATAACCAATGAATGAAAGGAAGGTATTATAATGACTACTAAAAAAGTAACAACAAAAGTTAAAACATTAAGAACAGAAAAAAACGAATGGCGTGAATTATTCAATAGGGATAACATAAGAGCTATCAAAGAGCTTGAATGTTACTTTAGTGAAGAAGATTATGAAGGTTTTGACTATCAAATGAATAGAGGTAAAATCGCTGATTTATATACTCAATATAAGTTAGGGATACAAAACCCCGTCTTTGATAAAATTGACCACTTTGATTTTATCTATCAAGGTAAAAGAATACAATTTAAGTATTTAGGGCAAAACAGTTCACCAAGTATAACAGAATTTAAGAAGGGTACAGACGAGACTTATTTGAGGTTTGTTAATAGAATCATGAAGTACTATAGAGAATGTGACGTTTTTATGATAACACTCGAGAATTTTATCACAGATATAAACAAAAAATCAGTATCAGTATTAACATCTAAACAGTTTAAAAAGCTACTCATGTTACACGTCACTACTGTGAAAGATGGTAACAAATTACGTTTAAGAAAAATTATTACTAGAAATTATTTAAATAGCTTAAAATAATTTCTAGGGACTTAAAAAGAGGGTAGTAAAGGACTACCCTCTATAATCTAAAATAGGAGGTAATACCATGTTAAACAATGATTTGAGATTAAGAGAATCAGAAGAAGCATTATTTTACAAAATTTGTAAGAATTCTATTAAAAGTTTTAGAATCCTTGAAATCTTAGAAGAATGTGATTTTATTGAATCGCATTTAGGAATCGAGTATGATGGCGAAAAAGGAAAAAGAGAAATTGCAGAAAAACTTTATGAAATACAGATAGAAAATGAAGATATTTAAAAAAAAAGTATTGCTAGGGTAGGGGTTTTCCTACCCTAGAAAATTAAAATTGAAAGGGGTAAAAAATGAAAAAATTAACCTATTCAGAATGGCTAGCAATGATTTACGATTATGATGAAGACCAAATAGTTATAAATTATGATTTAATGAAAAATGAATTTAAAGAATATTTAAAAGAATAGGGACTAAAAAGTCCTTATAAATTAAAACTATGAAAGGGGTAAAAATTATGTTTACAACTTATAGAATTATTAATAAAGAATCAGGTGTTGTTGATGAAGCTACTATACATGTAAATCATTATAAGCTTGATATGATAAAAGCTAGAAGAATGCTATTGATATTATTTGAAGAATATAGGAATCAAGAAAATGTTATATGCGAAATAGCACACCATGGCACTAAAGAATCAAAGACAAAATTTTTTATAAAACGTGATTATACTGTTACCGTTGTTGATTTATCGAATATTTTAATCGATTTTTTAGATGATACCGCATTAGAAGAAATTAGAATAATTGAAAAAGAATGGATAGATGAATGGGTTAAGCAACAACAACAATTGAATTGATAAAATAGGGGAAATTTTTCCCCTATTTATACACTATGAAAGGGGTAAAAAAAATGTTAACATATAGATTCGAAATTCCAGAATTATCCAAATTAATAGATATAGAAACCAGGGAAGATGGAACGATTTCCCAGGGAAAAGATTCCATTTCAGTTTTGACAGAATTATCTAAATTAGTATTAAAAAAGACAACAGTAATTTATTGTAAGGTAGCGGAAGTACTTCCAGGGATTGGAATTAATGACAAAAAGATCCAATGGAGGTATATTCCAGCAAGTTTGGGAATACTTAGAATATTCTCATATATTGATAAATACGTAGAATATTTAGAAGATAGGGATTAATTCCCTATTTTTTTTTATGCTTATTTATACACCGCAAATCTCTGCCCAATAATCCGTACACCGACCGCGACCAGGAAAAATACACCGCAAATCTATCCTCTAAAGTCCGTGAGCCAAAGACGACCAGGAAAATACACCGCATTATTTATACACCGGAAATTTCCAGTCCCTAGTCCGTACGCCGACCGCAACCTGGAAAATACACCGGAAATACACCGCAATAAAATTTTAATACACCGCATAGTTGAATAAATTCTTTATTAATGCTATAATAAGGTATAACCGATAAACAATTAATAAAGGAGGATATTATGAAAAAATTATTATCTGTATATGAAATGAGACTAAAAAGAATCGAAGCGTGTGAAGTAAATGATGCATTAATTGAATATACAATTAACTCACCAACTAAAATAAGTGAAATCGCTGATTTATTAGAAGCAAGGGAATTAGCACAAGAAAAATTTTGGGTTATTGCATTAAATACAAAGAATAAAATTATTGGAATCGGACAGATATCAAGCGGTACTTTAAATTGTTCAATTGTTCATCCTAGAGACGTATTTAAATATGCAATCGCTGAAAATTGTTCAAGTATTATATTGATGCATAACCATCCAAGTGGGAATCCCGAACCAAGTGGTGAAGATTTTAAAATAACAGAAAAATTGTGTGACTGTGGGGAACTTTTAGGAATAAAAGTGTTAGACCATATTATTATAGGTTCTGAAAATAAATTTTACAGTTTCAAAGAATATGGAACAATAGAATAGGGATTAATTCCCTATTTTTTTTTATACTCAATACACCGCAATTCTATTCCCATAATTTGGTACCCAAAGGACGACCAGGAAATACACCGACGGGTCGGTGTATTACACCGCAACTGTCAAGTAAATACACCGCAAATAAATACACCGGAACTTCCGGTGTATAATATACACCGCACTCACGACCAGGACCTACACCGCTAATACACCGCTTCTTTCCGTACACCGCTTATGACCAGGAATACACCGGATAAAATTTATTATACACCGTATAGTAGTATTACCTGTAATATTATGATATACTATAATTAGAAAGGAAGTGAAGCTATGAAATTAAAAGGTGTTGAGTTAAAAGGTGAATATATTATAAGATACCAAGATGATTCTTTTTCTGTATTTGATAAAAATAATAATAAAATTTATTATGAAAATTCTGATGGATTTTGGGTTAAAAGAGAATTTAATAAAAATAATAATGAAATTTATTATGAAGCTTCAAATGGTGTTATTGAAGATAATAGACCAATTAAGGTAAAAAAATATACAGTTGCCGAATTAGAAAAAATTCTGGGCGAAACTATTGAGATTGTTTCAGAAAAGGAATAATCTTCCTTTTTTAATATCTTTATACACCGCACAATAGTATTCTCTTTGTATTTATGTTATAATGATTATAGAAAGGAAGTGTTAGAAATGATGGAATCAGAAATTAAAGCAAAAAAAATATTTGAAAAAATGAAAAAATTATATCCTCATTATTTTAATAGTGTTACTTTAAAAATTAATAGAATATATCCTATTTCATTAGCTATTAAAGGTGATATTAATAAATTGAATGATTTAGATTATTCAATGTTTCGAACAGATAATATTATACCTAGAATTGAAGAGAATGATACTATATTGCGTTTTTCAGATTCAGACCTTCAATTATTTAAGAAAGATTTTCCAAAAGCAATAAAACAAATTGAAAGAAAAATGAAAAAAATTAATCCTAATTTTGGGCTTGAAGAATATGCGATATTACATGAATTGGGACACTGGTTAGATTATCTTGATAATCCTGCTAGATTCTGGGAAGATTTAGAAATTGATAAAAAAATAAATAGAAAATATGTAAGGATAGAAAAAGATAGAGATAATCAACAAAAATTTTATATGAGATGGTGTAGAACAGAATACAGAGCGAATAAAAATGCCTATGCAATGGCAAAAGCACTTGCTAAAATGGAAGAGTAATCTTTCATTTTTTTTAGGACATGAATACACCGGAAAGTGCGGTGTAAACGTGATTACTCCACTCAAAATACACCGCTGATACACCGGAAGAGAAATACGCCGCATAATAGTATTTTCTTAAAACCTATGATATAATTAAGTATAGTTACAAATGAGTTAGACTACTGACTAGACTCTGGTCTAACCTATTCCTAACTATCATAAAATGGAAGGAAGAATAAAATGGATAGAGAGGAATTAAGAAAACAAGCAATGGAAATATTTGACAATAAAAACGATATACAAATGTTAGGCTGTGGAATTTCTAGGGATGTATATACATTGAATGATAATTTAGTAATAAAAATTGAAAGATACACTGAAATGTCTGATTATGAATTATTACCCAAATTAGGATATAAACGTATAATGAAAGAAATTGAAAATAATCATATTACTAACAGAAATTATCTTAATACTATTTCTATTTTAAATTTAGGAGTTAATAAAGAATCTGTTAAAATATGGTTAGGAATTGAGGACAGATTCATGTATCATAATCAAAATATTATTGAAGCATTAAATTATAGAGCTTTGAAATTTTCGCCATTACAAAAACATTTGTTAAAAGTTGTAGATATATTTGTTTATAAAAATTTTACTATTTTAATCCAAGAGAAAGGTGTAAAACCTAAAAATATTCATTGTAAAGGAATGGTAAAATTTAAAGAATTTGTTGATAATATATTTAGAAAAAAAGGATATCAAATAAGTGATATCCATTATAATAATATATTATGTAGCACTTCAAACAGAAATACCTATTTAATATGTGACACTGGCACTTGTCAATTTTATGATAGAGAATTATATTAAGAGATTAATTTCTCTTTTTTTACTGTCAATACACCGGAAGACACGGTGTAAATGTAATTACCCTTGCTGAATACACCGGAAAAGAATTCCTATACACCGCATAGTTGTGCTTTCTAGTAAAATATGATATAATTATTATATAGAAATGAGGTGGAATTATGTTTTATAGATTAGAATTTTTTGATGATATAGTGAATGAATGGGTAGGAATGTTTAGGGATATGAATATTCCCGATGAAATGCACAGAAATTTATATAATACTACAGCATCATACCAATTTAAAAGAAATTTACCAATCATTAATCCACAAGATTATAGCTTAAATGAAAAAATTGGTCATTGTTATTTTACAGAAAAAGGAATGGAAGAATTTGGAAAATATGTTGAAGAATTTAAAAATATTTTAGTAACTAATTTTATAACAAAAATTTTAGCAGTTAAAGAAAATACTTATGAGATAGCATTTAGAGATAGTTTGCAAGTTGTTTTGATAGATAGGAGTTGAGTATGAAAAATACAGAATTTAACAAATTAGTAAGAAGATTAGAAAAACAAGGATATATTTACAATCCTTGTGAATATGGTGGTCATAAGAGATTCACTAAAATTATATTTGGTAGAGATTACCATATTTATTATGAATATCTGCATCTTGAAAAGGTATGGTTTCCTGTTATTTAAGGATTCCATCTTTTTATACACCGGATAAAGCGGTGTATGCCTAATTTTAATACACTGGATAATAAAATGTATAATTTTTTAATACACCGGACAGTATCTTTTTCTTAGCATATATGAGATAATAGAGTTACAGAAAGGGAGTGTATTAAATGAATGAAATTATACAAGCAATATTTATGTTTATGTTAGTATTTGGGATAATAGGAATTTTATATGTCACCTATATTATACTAGACAAGAAAGAAATTGAAAGAGTAAATATCCGATTAATTAGTTACAAAAGAAGTAATAACAGATTTTTTATTATAGTAAAAATAAAATTTTTGTATAATAACCAATTAATGGAAGGCACATATACATCTAATCTCAATACAATTATGACAGGTGAAAAAGATTTTATACAATATAATAAACAATCTTTTATTAATTTTATGGAATTATCAGAGAAAGAAAGATTTGAAAAAATTGAAAAATCTTTAAGAAAAAATACTGAATTAGTAATGTCAGCAATAGAAAAAAAAATAATTGCTAGAAAAGCAAGTAAAGCATGGAGAAATTTACCAGAAGAATTTTAACTACCATTTATTGGTAGTTTTCTTTTAGTATGGTAATACACCGGATAAAGCGGTGTATATAGAATTTACAAAGTAAGAGTCAGCCACCGACTAGCTAACCCTTACAAGAAAGGAGGTATTACTATATGTTTTCTTAACTCTTTATCTACTTACAGTATACCATATATAGAGTTATTATACTATGGTGCGGTGTAAAAGAAATTGCACTGAAAATAATTTATGAATACACCGCAGAGTATTATTAAAAGTTTAGTTATGTTATAATATAGGTAGAAAGGAAGTGTTACAAATGAAAAAATTTCAATTTGAATTAACAAAGAAAGTGATAGAACATAGTAAAGTTATGTTAAATATTTATTTTGGTTTAAATTGTGATAAAACCGGTAAAATGATTATGGTAGGAGATATTGTGAAGTTTGAAAGTAATGATATTTATTCATGGCATGAATTTTTAGTCTGTTTTTCTCAAAATTCAAACAAATTTTATTTATTACCGCACAATTTTGAACATGCTCCAATATCTTTAATTCGTAGGTATTCAGCATGTGACCAAAAACTTTACTACAATACAATAGTATTAGTAAAACATACCAACTACTTTTGGAGGTAAAAAATGGATAATTTGAGATTAATAAAGTTTGATAGAGTAATTGAAAATATTTTAAAGGTAGAAGTTATTAAAATGGTAGCTGTTTTTAATCCCTTAAATATAGAAGTAGAAGAAGTAAGAGAATTTATAAAATGGGGAATATCCGCAGATTTTAACAATTTTATCTTAATTATGACAGAAAAAAAATATGGTATTATTTTCCATAACAGACGTTAACTACCATTTATTGGTAGTTTTCTTTTATTATAAGAATACACCGCATTTTCCGGTGTAAACCCAATACGCCGCAAGTGATCAGGAATACACCGCACTTACACCGCATTGTTTAATACACCGCTTCATTGTTTTCTCTTGGCGTATATGATATACTGTGAGTAAGAAAGGAAGTGATATGATGTTTACTGCTATAGAACTTGCAATAATGTTTAAAAAGAACAGTCTTACAAAAAATGAACTACAAACAAAAAAATTATTTGAAAAAATGCAACTTACTTATAATAGTATTTTTAATGATGTAGAATTAGTTTTTATTATTCCTAATATGTTTATAGGAACTTGTATAGGAGTAGAGCCAGATGAAAATGGATTGAGTTATCTTTTTATTGAATCAGAAGAAATTGAAGATATGCCTATTTTACTACCAAATGGATATTTTAGAGAAATTACCAAATTAAAAGGAATTAATCCAAAATTATCCATGTTAGATTTTGTATTATTACATGAATTAGGTCATTACTTAGATTATATTGATAATCCGGAAGAAATGGAAGAAGATGGAGAACTTTCAGTTGAAATTATGAATTATATATATGAAAATTATAATTTTGATAATGAAACAACTTACTATTTATATCAACAAATTAATATAGAAAAAAGAGCGGATATAAATGCATACGCAATGGCAGAAGTATTAAATAGGGAATAATTCCCTATTTTCTCTATAAATACACCGCATCTTCCGGTGTATTCTCCATGCCTAAATCATGAGCAGGGATACACCGCATTTACACCGCACATAATCAGGAATACACCGGACACTACCAATACCTTTTTATATATGATATAATATAGTTAGAAAGGTGGTGAAAATATGAGAATATTCCTTATAAAATTATTTTCAACTTTTTTAATAATTTCAATAATGCTTTTAATTATTTGGGCTACTCAAAATTGGATAATAATTAGAGTAGGAGTAAAAGGGGACTTACTCGGCATAATAAGTGTATTGATTTTACGTCCTATATATAAAATGAAGAAGGTGAGAAAAAATGGCTAAATATACTAGAAAAAATGACTGGTTAGATGAAGTAAAATGTTTTAGTTTAGCAAGTAGAGAAAAGGAAAATCATGCTATTTATTTTTGGAATGGTAGAATGCAGAAAAATTTACATTATAGTAACTTGACTTACATGCAATTACTAGAATGGGTTAAATGTATTATGTATTTACGAGATGACAGATATGCAATTCAAATTATATATTAGGAGGTAAAAAAAATGATTAAACGTTATTACTTAACTAAAGAAAGATATAATAAACATTTAAAAACGATAAAACAAGTTAAAATCATAGGCAAAATAGGAACGTTTATAGCAATAGTTTCAGGGTTTTTACTAGTTATAGGCACGATGATTTTTGCAAATATTGCTGAATATTATCCTATTTTTGAAAAAATAACAGCTATTAACTTTATAATTAATGTAATTATTCTTACTCTTTTATATTATGAGTTAACTCATTTACATCTTTTTAAAAAATTAAGAAATTATAAATTTTTAGATGTAGTACAAATGGGATACCATCATTTAATGGAAGTATATAAAATAACTTATTTAAATTATGAATTACTGGAAGAAGATACTGTTTGGATAGAATTTCAAGACGGTCATATTCATAAAAAAATTCTTATACAACATTTATATGATGTTGAAAGTTTTCCTTCTGATTGGGAATCTCGATATGAAATAATGACAAATGAAATGGAAATGCATAAAATTTGTATATGGGAATTAGAAAAGCATCTCCGAAAAAATAGAAATAAAACTATGGAAGAAAAAGTACATGAGTTATGGAGATAACTACCATTTATGGTAGTTTTTTCTTTAAATACCAATACACCGCATCTTCCGGTGTATTATGCCTACCAAGAGAAAGAATACACCGCATAATAGTAATATGTCTTATGATATGTTATACTATAAGTAGAAAGGTGGTGTTATAAATGAAAATGATATTAAAAGAAAAAATAATAAAAAATGATATTAAATTTATTGAAAATGCATTAGAAGATAGATATGATAATAAAATTTATCTTTTACTTGATAATAAACTTAGTTTATTGATAACAGAAGTAACTAGTTATGATGCATATATGGTTTTATTATTGAATCTTGAAACTAATTTTACTGAATTTTTAGAGTACTATGAATCTAATACAGATGCAGATGCAGCGAATGATTCATTATATGCTTTTTTAAAAGAACATGGAGTTGAAGAATTAAAAGAAACTTGTGAAATAATATTAAAAGAGGAAAATTAATTCCTCTTTTTTTTTCAAAATAAGAATACACCGCACAGTATTAATCCTCTTATATTTATGTTATAATAAGGTATAAGAATAAATAAGAAAGGGAGTGTATTGTATGAAAATTAAAAGAATAGCATTTGACATGGACGGAAACATCGCGGATTTATATGGATTTTCAGGCTGGTTAGAACGTTTACAAAATTCTAAACCAGTATTCGCAGAAATTGAACCTATGATAGATATGGAAGAAGTTAACAGTTTATGCAAACAATTGGAAGAAAAAGGATATGAAATTATGGTAATTACATGGCTTCCGATGTTTGCCAGTGAGGAATACAAAACAGCTTGTAGAGCCGAAAAAAAAGCATGGTTAGCGAAATACTTTCCAATGGTAAAAGAAATACATTCTATACAATATGGGTCACCAAAGCATCACGCAACAAAAGGCTTAAAAGATTGTTTGTTGTTTGATGACAATGAAGGAATTAGAAATAAATGGGAAAATTATGGTGGTGTTGCTATTGATGAAAAATCAATAATTAGGACATTAGAAAAATTATTGGAGGTGTAAACAGTGAATAAGAAAATGGAATTTTTAAAAAAGATAGGAGTATTTAGAGTTAAAGAAAGTCCTAAACATAATTACCATTTAATGTATAATTACAGATTATGGCATCCACTTACTATTTTATTGATAATTATTACTTTCCCTATCAATATATTTTGTGAAGGAATATTTGATGCAATTGAAGATGTAAAAGATTTAAAAAGATTGTATTACTGGGAAAATAAGTATAAATAGGGAATTATTCCCTATTTTTTTTATACAATACACCGCAACCACACAATACACCGCACATACGCCGGACACAAGCTAGAAATACACCGCATGATAGCAATATAAAAATAATTATGATATACTTAATGTATAGAAAGGTGGTGTAGTTATGAATATAAATTTTGAAGGTGATTTTGATTATCTCGAAATATTTGATGAAAATGATAATAAAATTTATTTTGAAGAATCTGATGGTTATTGGGTAAAATTTGAGTATGATGAAAATAGTAATTTAATTTTCAAAATAAATTCAAATGGTGTTTGGGCAAAATTTGAATTTGACGAATGCAGAAAAGAAATTTATTATGAAGATTCTGATGGTGTTATTCGAGATGATAGAAAACATATAATCATTATTGATGGTAAAACTATCAAATTAAGTAAAGAAAGTTTTGAAGAATTAAAAAAACAATTAATTTAGAGATGAATTTATCATCTCTTTTATTATACACCGCAACTATATACTTATACACCGCACTTTCCGGTGTAGACATAATTAAAAAAGAGGATTACTCCTCTTTTTCTTCTTCCTCAACAATCTCAATTTTAAGTTGCTCTTTTTTTACAATGATTTTAATTTCTACGTCAGTGCCACCAACTCCGCCAACTCTTAAAATCAATGATGAACCGCCATCAATTAACATTTCATCAACAGTTGTTTCAAATCCTTCTGCCAAACGTAATTTGACATTTTCTCTCAATTCATTATCTAATGTTTTTTGAGATTTCTCGTTAGTCATTTTTTTTCACGTCCTTTCTAAATAGTAGTATCCCGGTAAAAGAAAGAAGTAATAATGCTAAAGTCATTTACTCACTTCCTTTCTATCTACTTACAGTATACCATAATATAAGAGTAATTAGTATCCTCCGGTGTATTAAAGTTTAAAGTGCGGTGTATACCAATTTTTCTCTACAAATACACTGCAACACTAACTCTACTATACACCGCAACTTCCGGTGTAATATATCTACCTTGTCATACACCGAAATTCTGTAATACACCGCACTTACACCGCACATAATCAGGAATACACCGCACAGTAGTAAAACCTAATAAAATCTGTTATACTTAATTATAAATATAAGACCGCCAAGATGAAGAATTGGAAGGAAGTGGTAGAATGACAAAAAGTGGAAAAATTGACAAAAGAATTAAATATTTAGCAGTTTTTGACACAGAAACTGCCGGCTCACTTGATAACCCCCTTGTATATGATATAGGGGTTACAATCTGTGATAAAAGAGGTAAAATTTATTCTCAACAAGAATGGATTGTAAAGGAAATTTTTGACAATAAAAAAATGATGCATAACGCATATTATGGAAGTAAAAGACCAATGTATGTGGAAAAAATTTCCAATCGAGAAATGAGGAAAGTACCATTTAAAGTGATGAAAACAGAATTTAACAATTTATTACAGAAATGGAATGTAAAGGCAATACTCGCTTATAATTTAAAGTTTGATATGAGAGCATTGACATCAACTACCAAATATTTACATTCTCAATATCAGTATGACGAAAGTAGAAAATTTTTAAGAATGAATTTACAAATCCAAGATATTTGGGGTTTGGCTTGCGAAACCTTGTATAAACAAAAAGGATTTCATTTAATGATTAATACATGGGGTTTTTATACCCCAGCAAGAAATCCCCAAACTAGTGCGGAAATAGGTTACAGGTATATTACAGGTGATATGGAATTTTCAGAGAATCATACCGCACTAAGTGATACTGAAATAGAAGTTGCAATCATGGCGAAATGTTTTAGACAAAACAAGAAATTTACAAAAGGGATTATTTCCCATCCTTGGCGGATTGTAGCAAATCAACATAAAGGGCTTTATTAAGTCCTTTTTTTTTCAAAAAAGATTAATACACCGCACAGTATTAATCTATATTAAACTATGGTATACTGTAAGTAGATAAAGAATTATAAACTATTAGAAAGGACGTGTACAAATGGCTAAAATTGTAAAAACAGTCAAGGTAGCAAAAAGTAATTCAAAAATCACTAAAAGAGAATTACTCTTAACAGAATTAGCAACTTTGTTAGAAGAAAATTTTGAACAGGAAGTAAAATTTACAAAAGAAGGAATTGTACTAGTATTTACCAATGAGAAAGATGAAGAAAAAGATTTTGTTTTTAGAATCGTTGAAAAAAAAGCAAGAATCAACGCAAGTGATTTTGTTGAATAGGGGTTATTCCCTATTCTTTCCATTGGAAGGGAGTGCTAAAAATGGCAAAACTTTACAAAAAGAAAGAGCAGTTAGTTAATTCCTTAAAAGGAAGATTAAGGAAAACGCTTGTTGAAACAAATTTGGCAGATTATTCCAGAAAACAAGCAAGGACTAGAGGTGACATTTTTTTCCAATCATGGAAAGGTTATTTCGATAACCAATTTAAGGAAGCATTGGCAGAAGATGGCAAAAGGAAATTATTAGAAATTATTACAAAAAAAGGCAAGTAATTGCCTTTCTTTTTTTCCGGTGTATTTGCGATGTAGAAAGAGACTATACACCGGATAGTGCGGTGTACTAAGGTCAGTGTATTAATAAAGCCAAAAATTTATATACACCGCATTGTATCTTTCTCTTGGTGTATATGGTATACTAGTTATAGAAAGGTGGTGAAAAGTTATGTTATTTTTATTTTTTTATAATTTATTTGTTTTATTTGGAGCATGTGATTTAACATGGGCAGGTCTTGTTATTTCAACTTTATTACAATTAATGCTTAATATCATTATTTTACAATCAAGAAAGAAGTGATTTTATGAATAAAATAATAGTATTACAAATATCTTTTTGTGAAACTTGCGATTATTCAATGAAATTAACTGATGTTGCAACTGGAAAAATTTTACTTGAAGGTGATTATTATCATGACCATATAGGGGATAAAATAGCGGGATTCATTAAGGGATTAGAATTTTTAAACATACAAATTATTATGTTAGAACAGAAAGAATACAGATGTGAAATTTGCCAAATAGAGGGGAATTAATTCCTCTTTTTTTTTAGAATAAGAATACACCGCATCGTTGAAGATTTGTTTTATATATGTTATACTTAATGTATAGAAAGGTGGTGTAGAAAATGACTGATATAGTAGTAGTGGCATATACACGTTTAGGAGAAACAAGTAGAGCAGTTATGAGTTTAAAAGAAGTTGAAGAATTAAAAATAGAAGTAGCAATACATGGAGATGAAGATAAATTTACTTATATTTACCTTAGCAATAAAGAATACTTAGTATTGGTAAAATTAGGAATGGCGGAAGAATTAACACCAGTTAATGCCAGATAAGTAAAAGAGAGTAAAATCTCTTTTCTTTTATATACACCGCAAACTTGACATACTACACCGCTTTATCCGGTGTACATAATACATTCAGCTAAAATTTATTATACACCGCATGATAGTAATATAAGAATACATATGGTATACTATAAGTAGAAAGGTGGTGAAGTTATGGATATGAATTTTAAAGTCAAAATAGAAGAATTACCAAGTGAAAAATTAACTAATGAAATTTATACAGAATTAGAAAATGAAAAAAGTTTAATTTTAATAAATGATTCTTGTTTGCCTAACTGTTTTGTAATAAAATGCACAAATAGTGAGAGTTTTGTACTTTTTTATGAAAATGGAGATATTGAAACAGATTTTTTTACTCTTAAAAATATTGCATTTCTAATAGAAGATTCTGAAATTGTTTCTTTTAAAACAGTAACTAGTACATTAATAGTTGAAGAAGATTAATTCTCTTCTTTTTTTTATCTTCAATACACCGCACTTCTCAATACACCGACCTCCTACACCGCACTCTTGACAAACCAAAGTCCCTTTTATACACCGCACCCTTGACACTTATACACCGAACGCCGAAGGCAACCTGGAAATTATACACCGCATATACACCGCAAATACACCGACCTTTTTCCATAATTTTCCAGTAAATTCTGCCCAGTGCACTACCTAGCTGTAAAGCGCTCATGTCCAGTAAAATTCTGTTCGATGCATCACCTAGCCGTAAAGAGCATATGTCCAGTAAAAATTAATAAAATTTACTTGACATTCAAGTGTAGATATGATATAATATATATAGATAAAGGAAAGGAGAAAAGATATGAAAATTATGCCAGGATTTTATATAGTTTCATTTAACTGGACAGACGCAGAAACAAAATCGAAAGGTAGAGCAACTCGTATTATCGAAGCACAGAATCTTCATAAGGCTCATGTTAGATTCATGGAGTATGTAGAAAGGATTGCTGAATATGGAGTTACAGTAGATACTGGTGACACTTGTAATATCAGACCTTTGCAAGAAAATTAAAAAAATATTAAAAAAACTATTGACTTTTAAGTAAGGATATGATATAATATAGATAGTTAAAGGAAAAGAAAATTAATTCCTTAAAAATGTTTGAAGCTCGTTCCGCGAAAAAGTAGGAACCTTGGTAAGAAACATAAATGACATAGTGCGCGCTAAGTTCATTTGATCGAAGCACATGTACCGCAATTAAGTTAACCTAGGCAATAATCTTAATTAAAAATCATGTCTCTGGAGACAACCCAGCCAGTAAACTTCAAACATTTTTAAGGAATTAATAAGGAGGATAAAATATGTTAACATTTTTTATAAGTAGCGTAAACATAGAACAGTTTTTTAAAGGTAGCTATGTCGTTTTTTATGGAAGCGATAATGGCAGTACTCGTGGAAGATATTTAAAACTTGAAATAAATATTGATTATTTAGAAGTAGATAGAGGTAAAATAAGGTATACTAAAGGATAAAAAGGAGAGATGGGTTATGGAAGTAATTAAAGAAGTAAGTGCAAAAGAATTAGCTAAACTTGCTAGAGAAGATGTTAAAGCAAGACTTGCAAGCGGATTTGTAGCTACAAGTGATGAAATTCTAGTAGATCTTGCTAGTGGAGAGTTGTTACTAAGAGGAAAAGACCAAGACATTGTTATTAAAGTAATTGTTAAATCAAAAAGATTAGAAATTGTAATTGAGGACGACGCGGAGTGCGATTGTAACGAAGACTGTCCAGATGACTGCGACTGTCCTTGTCATAATACAGAAGACAAAGAAAATGCTCCAGCAGTTGACGTTGAGTAAGTTATATAAAAGAGATAAATCAAGTACAGGTATACTCGACCCCTACAACATCGGGTAGAACTTGGAAGTCTTTTATCTCTTTTTTTTATGTGAAAAATACACCGCATCCTTGACAAACTGAAGAAGAAATTTCTCATTTAAACCGCAAAAAAACAGGGAGACTATTCTCCCTGCAACGCTTCAATCATTGATTTTAAATCTCTAGTTCTTACGTCAAACACTTCATACATATACTCTATATATTCTGCTGTTACTAAATTGTTATTTATATAATCTACCATAGTGTTCTGATAATCTGCCAATGCCTTATCAGCCTCAAATGTTACTTCATCTAAATTCGTTATTGCCGCACGTCTAGCAATATTTTCTTCTTCTAATTTAAGAAGTAAAGTAACTTGTTGATCTTCAAGCACTGATATTTGCTCTTGGAATCCAGTTAATATTAATCCCATCACAAGTAAACCTATTAACATAATTACTAACATCACTTTCATTTTAGTTCTCCTCCTTTACTATTTTAAATCGAAATTTAAAATAAATCCCTAAGTCTCCATTATCATTCTTTACAGCATAAGAAGTATTTGTTTCTATTCTAAGATTGTATATCTTCCCATACGTCAATCCTTCCGTTTCTAAGTCGTAAATACATCTTAACCGCATAATCTTACTCCTTATCTTAATTTATTTAGAATATATCTAAATGGTAATAAAATAATTTTACCTACAGTAATCACTGCAAAAACAAAAAATATTATACAATGCATTAATGTAAAAAATAATTCATATAATAATTCTTTCATATTTATTCCTCCTTAAAAAGTATCTCTAAACCCTTCATCTTTATATTCTATTTCTGGAAAATACTTATCCATTAATGAATGAATATAATATGTGTATCTTTTTTCTCTTTTTACATATAAACGAACATATGCGCAACCATTTCTATAAAGTATTGTTATTAAATTTTCTTTTCCTCATTCATCTTTATACAGAACTCTTCCATTGCTACTTATATAGTATTTATTATTGAATTCTTCTATTTGTTTTCACTTTTCTTTGTCTTCCGGAAAATATTTCTTTAATAAGGTAGATACTAAATAAATACACTTTTCGCCAGTTTTACTAATTAATATAATATATTCCTTATCATCTTCTCTTAGGAAAGTTTCTAAAACTTCATTTCCCTTTTTAAACTGTCCATCTTTACTTATCATATATAAATCATTATATCCATATATAGGTTCCCAATTTGTCATAATTTATCCTTTCTTTAATTTCTATATATATTATAACATAATTATAATAAATTGTCAATATAATATGCTCTAAACTTCTGGGCAGAAATATTTAATAAATATGTGGTTACTTTTGATAGAAATTAAGTTTAAAATACGAGGAAATAATAATACATATTACATACTTATTACTTTCCACTTCATTAATCTCGTAGCCTTATTGAATTATCTAATTACTATAAAATCAATATATAGGAGAAATGCGGTAACGCATTTCTCCCTCTAATTCTTAAATTTTATTATTATATAGTTTGTTCTAATCTTTTGGGCAGAAATGTTTAACTCATATATTTAAAAGTACATATATAATGAGAAAGAAACCCCCCCCCCTATTCATTTACTTTCCACTTTGGTCATCTCGTAGAGTAAATAAATCCTATAGTAATAAGGTGCGTTAGCACCTAATTACGTAACAATACGTTCTTACTAATTAGTAATAAGGTGCTTTAGCACCGCATTACGTTATATACAAATCCCCTCTATGTATAGTGAATTGCTCGTTACACTCGCTATTCGTTATAGGTACTCGCTAACGCTCGTACCTACTCTTTTTTATTACTTTTCGAGAATAATAATCTCGTGGAGTAAATAAAATAATATTGCTTTCGTATACGGTGTAGTATAAAAATATCTCCTTCTGGATAAATTTAAGTAAAATTCAATACCACTAGGTCAAAAGTAAGTGTACGATAAATAGGGATACTTAAGTACATGGGATGAGCGGGATTCTTTTACCTCTTCAATTCCTTTATTTTAACATAAAAGGTTCTTTTACCCCTTTGATTATATAATTTAATACAACCCTTCTCTTTTCTACTTTTTATTTACATAACTCATATATTCTATTTCTTTTTTAATACCCCTTTCTTACTTACTTTTTCTTACTAATCCTTCCTTACGTTTTCTTACTAGTCTTTATATGTTAGTTTATATATAACATAGTGCGGTTTAACTGAATTTACGTATTACTTTAATACCGCTGAATTATATAACTTTGACCAAGAGTAAGAAAACGTAGATTAGAATATAGATACAATTTTAATAAATTTAATACCTACTTTTTTTTTTCAGTTTAAATTTATTTATTATATTACGTTTAATCCTGTTTTCTTATAATTTCTTGTTGAACATGACTTCCTACGATTCTTAGAAAAACTTATAGCATCAATTTTTCTTTTTCCTCCTTTATGAGAAGTGCATTCTAATTTAATATGTCTATAATTTCTTCTGCGTTTTTTATTTTTTTTAGATTTATAATTCATATTTACACCTCCTACCGCGGTTCTAATTGATTTAATACCTACTTTAAGTGCGGTTTAACTGAATTTACTTATTAGATACATTCTTTCCTATTAAATATCCTATTAAAGACCATATTATTATTACTATTAACATTCCTATAATATCCATAACTTCCTCCTAATGCGGTTTAAACGTACTTATTAAATAAAATATCTCCTATTTTCCATCCTATTAAAAATAATACCATTAATCCTAACGTTCCTATTAATATTCCTATTAAAATTTCCATAATTAACCTCCAAATAATTAATACTTTTACCTATTAAACAGCTTCCCATACAGTTATTGTAACTTCTTTCGGATATACTTCCATGCAATTAACTTCATCACTCCAATTATCAGAATCATAATACCAGTCAGTAAAAGGAGATCCGCTTCTTGTATCTTGTAACATATAATATTTTCCTTCAAATTTAAATATTATAGTTTTATACTGATATTTTCCGCTTTGAACCCATTCACCTTCATCTATTAAGGTAAACCCATTACAATCTTTATCAAGAATTTGACATTCTATTTCAGTTAAAATTTCTTTTTTAAATAACATATTACACCTCCAATGCGGTTTAAATGTATTTACTCAATTAGTTTAAATATATGTATAATTATTTGAGAACTTTCATCTATCTCATATCCATAATAAATATATCCTTTCGGTGCAGTTACATCAAAATTATAATCTCCAATCAAACTATACTTAAATACATATTTATTTTTCATAATTTCCTCCTAATGCGGTTTAAATAAAATTATTTTCTGCTAACGTCTATAATTGCTTTACATATAGGACATGTTATATAATAACTTACATTTATTATCCCATTAAAATCTCTTTCTAATATTTTCGCATCTTCCATATTATATTCTAAAAGACTATAACAATTATGACATTCTTTTTTAAATGTTCTTTCACTTCCTTTTTGTAAAACTTTCATAACTAACCTCCAATACAATTTAAATAAATTTTATTTTTTATTTTTCAAAAAAATGTTCTATAATTAGATACAATCCATATGGTACTGACCATGCTACTAATAATACTATTATTACTATTCCCATACTTATTAAAAATTCCATCTTATATCTCCTTTATATTTTAAAGATAATCTTGATAATGATAACTTATAACAAAAACTACTACAACTATTACTATTAATACTAATATTCCCATAAACATAATACATTCCTCCTTTATAATTTATTTTTATTTTTTTTTATTTTTTTTTAAATCTTTTTTTTTTATTTTTTTTAAATTTTTTTCTGTAATATTTCATGAATAATATGGTATTAACCAAATTGCTAAGAATATTATCATTGTTATTCCTATATTTATTAAAAATCCCATATCTATTCTCCTTATTTATATATTTTCCGCATATCATGTACAATTGATATAATCAACAAAGCGAAAAATCCAAAAATTGAAATTCCCGCTAATAAACTTTCTGTTGCAGCAATAAGATAAACAAGAAATATAACACTTAATATTACAGTAAGTTTTATTGATGATTTTTTTAACATATTACATTCCTTTCCTTTTTACTCTTACAATTATCCATCCATCTTCATTCACTCTATCTATTTCTATAAAATCTTTAGGTATAACTATCTTTTCATTAATTCTAAATGGCATAGTCATTTCTATAACTTTTGCTTTTGATTTTCTAGTCATTTTAACTCCTAATCTCCTGTTATGATTTCTAAACTAATTGCGTTTTCATTTTCAACAATAATTACCAATATTAAATTTCCTATTGCAATATGTGCTTCAGCACCAACAGAAATTAATTCTGTATCTACTCCTACTCCAATAACATGTTTTTTATTAGGTTCTAATCTTTCAACTGGTAAAGATTCTTCTTTACAATTTTTACAATCTTCATTACACATAATATTTCTCCTTATAATCTTTTGTGGTGATTGAATTTTTCTTTTTATGAACATGGTTCTTCTTTCAATCACTTCTAGTTATTTTCCAATAAAATTCAATAATATTTTTTAATAGCTTAATACGGTTATAACAGAATTTGTTTACCACATTTTAATAGTTTTTGTCCCAACTTTTAATACCACAGCTTAATAAATATCTTCTGAACATAACATTTTTTTCCGTTCATTCGTTTGACAACATTGGTAAGCAATTTCTGCAGCTTTATCTCTTTTTACAAATCTTCCATGACTTGTTAAAAATCCATCAACATAAATATTTAAATATTCTCTATTTGGATAAAGCATAAAAAGAGTAACAAAACAATTACAATGTCTAAATCCAGCAACTACAAATCCTGATTCTACATTTTTTGGCTGATGCACATATTTATTACCATCTTGTACCCATATTGCTGCACAAATGATGTATTCAGTTTTATTATCCATTATATCTCCTATTTTATTATTTTAATAGCGCATCCTAATAGTTTTTCAATTTGTTCAACTGTTAATTCTTTAATTAGTCTATTATTTTCAATAATACCTTTTGAATTTTCATAATAAATTTGATTATTATTTTTATCAAATTCTCTTTTAACCCAATAACCATCTGAATTTTCAAAATAAATTTTATTATTATATTCATCAAATTTTCTTTTTATCCAAAATCTATTTAAATTTTCAGAATAAATTTCATTATCATTTTCATCAAATATTCTAAAGCTTTCAGTAAAATATACTATAGTATATTCTCCTATTAATTCAATACCTTTTAGTTTCATAATATATTTTCTCCTATTCTTCTATTACTGCAATAATCTTTATTTCTTCAACTTCTAATTGTGGAATTATATATTCTATAGTAATATCATTTACATCATACATAGTTTTAATACGCGATTCTAATATTACAGTTCTTTTCTTTTGTCTTAATGCGGCAATTAATTTTTTAACATCTAATTCATTTCTGACCGCAACTACTTCAAGCTTTCCTCTATCTTTATCTACAATATAATATACATGAACTAAAAATAAATTAACTTTATTCATATTTATTTCATTATCTAGTACTTTCTTTTTCATACTCCACTCCTCTTTCTAACCCATATATTTCAGAAATTGTTTTAACTATTTTTTGAATGTCCATAATTGTAGCTTTATTAGTTAAACTAGGACCGGGGAGATGCCAACACCAATTCTTAAGTATCGTATCCTTTCTCTTGGGGTCGAACAATTCCATCATCTCCGCACCTAAATCTCTTGTTCATTTATAGAATGAACCAATTTTAACTATATTAGGGAGATGACACATAAATTCTTTTATTTGTGCATCTGTCACTTCTTCAGCGAACATTACACTAGGTTCTGTCTTCTGGTGTCCTTGGCAACAGAACTGAGTTTTTAATCCTATTTTATTAAGCATATAAATTAAATCATGCATCTCTTCATCTATTAGATTAAAAGGAATATTAGGGAATTCTTTTTTAAATTCATCCTTAAAATATAACATTTTATTGTCCTAATTTAGAATATAAATCTTGTGCTATTGCATAAACAGCGAAAGTTTCTGCATATTCTAACAACATTTCAACAGAAGAGTCATCTTTCATTATTTCTAAATTTCTTTTTAATAATATTGCTATAGCATTAAGTGCATTCTTTAATTCTGTTTTATCCATAGTTATAAACATTGCTTCAATTCCTTCTACATCAATAAATTTCATAATATCCTCCTTATTTATATTTTATACCAGTTAGTATCAATTAACACAGGACTATTAGGTTTATTAGGATTTGGTATTATTAATATATTATTATTCCTGTTAATTAATTTCTCTCCATAATAGTTCTTAAAACTAATTTTACATACAGTACATTGACTTAATGCTTGCTGAAATGTAAATTTTTCTATCATACTTCACTTCCTTCCAAATTTTTCTTTTTCTTGCATTCTTTTATTTCTATATATATTATATCACAATTATATAAATTTGTCAAATAGTATTTTTTACCTAAAATTTTGGTCGGTGTATTTTTCTCCAGAAATTGGGAATAAATAGTTTGCACTTTGTATTGACAGTTCTAAATAAATGTGGTATAATAGTTATATAAAGGTTAAGGAGGAAATATGAATAGACAATTTAAGAAAGATTATTATATAAAATTTGGGAGTATAATAAAAGTAAGAATTCTTGGTATTAAATTAAAAATGAAATATTATAAATTATTTAAGAATGTTAGAATATTTATTGATTATGATGGATGTTCATATTCTCATATTCAAATATATATACGCAAGAAAAAAGGGTTAAATAGATATTCTGCTAAAATTATAATTTCACCTGCTCAATTAAGTATCTTATTAGAAAATGAACCTAATGTTATAAAAGAAGATATAAAATTAATAAATAAAGCTAAAAATAAATGCAATCTTTTAGAATTTATGTTATTACATGAGTTAGGTCATTGGGTAGATTTTATTAATAACATAATCAAGTATGAAAAGAATGATATAATTCAAACAAAAATAGAAGAAATGATTAATACTCTTTATGAAAAGAATGAAATGTCTTATGAAAGAGTTTGTTCTACATACATGAATTTGCCTTTAGAAGCAAGAGCTAATAAAATTGCATTATTATTATTAGATAGAAAATTATAATAAAATTTTTATAATTCATATTGACAAACTTATATAAATATGATATAATATATATAGGAATAAGGAAAAAGTAATTTAATAAAATTTCCAAGAGGAGAAAAGAATGTCTAAAATAGTTAAGGCAAGTGAGATATTCAAATTGGCTCAAGCAGAATTTTGTATACAAAATAGAAAATATTTAGATGATAAAAGAGATTCAAATAATAAATGCAAATATTGTTATTGGGAATCATTATGCAATACAACAATTATGCAAATAAAATTAATAAAGGATATAGAAAATAAAAAGGAGAGAAATTAATGAAACTTAATATTCTACATGAACTAAAAATTATGAGGATACATTTAAAAGATAGCAAAAGTAAATGTAAAAGTAATAGAGTTAAAGTAGAAATAGGTATTCAAATTAATAAATTAACAGCAGTAATTGAACAAATAGAAAGAGAGGAACACGCTAATGAATTGTCCAAAGTGTGGTAATCCAATGTATTATACTGGAAATAGATATGCAGAGTTATCAATTAAGATAATTAAAGATAAAAGAATTAAATATGTACAAATTCATATGACTCAAAAATGTTTAAAATGCGGTTTTAAGTCGGATATTCCAACTTATTAATGGAGGTTGATTATGCATAAAAAATTTAAAGATAAATTATTTAAAAGAAAAACATTCATTGAAAGAATTTTAAGCAATATAAAAATAGGAATTGATTTTTCAAAAGATGAAGAAGTTAAACAAAAGATGAGAACTAGATTTTATATTTTAAATCAAGAATTAATGATTATTAATGTTATAATTAAACAATAGGAGGTATTTATGGAATTTTTAGGAATAGTATTAACTTTTATTACATTAGGTAGTATGGCAATTACTGGATTATATTTATTCGTTGCTGGATTTTCATATACGTTTCTTAAATTAAGTGTATTTGTTAATTCATTATTTACAAAATAGAAAGGAATTTATTATGAAATTAATAAAAGGATTATTAATATTTACAATATCTATACTTATAGTATTTATGATTGCTTTAATGGATAGTTTTATTGGTGTACTAATTATATTAATATTAGGAGTGGTTATAATTGCTTTACTATCACAAGACAATACACTTTAGGAAGTGAAAATGATGCGTAAAAGAAAATGAAGAATGAAATTAAGGAAACATATTAAACGAAGACCTATTAATAGAGGAAAAAGATATGAGTATAAAGTCTTTTTAGTAAATGGTAGAGAATTTCTTATTTATGCAATAGATGAAAAAGAAGTAATACAAAAATTAAAAGAAATAGGAATTATAGAAATAGAAATAGAAATAGAGAGCATTACTAAAATAAAATACTAGTATAGGAGGAAATAGAATGAAAGCTATTTGCACTAAAGTATGTGAAACAGGCATCTTTATACATGAGTATATTTCTGTTGGGACTGTACTTGAAATTGAAAATGATTTAGTACTTAGAACTGATCCATTTGGTTATATAGAAGTAATTTGTGAAACTGGCTCTGTTTTCTTTAAAGAGCATTTTAATCTTGTTAAAGGAGGATAATATGTTCATTAATAAAGAAAAAAGAAAATTTTTACAAAGAATTAAAAAAATAAGAAATGAAATTAAACTTAACAATGAAAAAATTGAAATTCTTGAAAGCATAAATAGAAACCATCATGTTAATTTATTTGTTGAAAAACTTGAATTAAAAAATCATAAATTAGAAATGAGTTTATTATTTTTAAAAACTCAATATGATGTAAGAAAAAAATTAAATGAATGGGATTAGGGAGGAATTATGGCTAAAAGTGAAAAATTCAAAGAATTGGAAGAAAAATTAGGTACACTTAATAATACTTTAAAGAAAACTGAAAAAATGCTTAGCACTGCAATTGCAATGACGAAAGGAGATATGAACAAAAGTGTGAAAATCGGTGATGTATTAAAATTACCTATTTTAGTTCCTTTTGGAGACTCTTATGAATTTAAAGTTATTAAGAAAACTAAAACAGGAATGCTTGATGTAGAGAATATTGATACACCAAGAATTATTATCAGAGTTACTTTCGATGTTAAAGCACATGAACCATTATACGGAATTATTTATGAAATGATGGAATTATATGTAAAATTAGAAGAAGAAAGAGAAAAAATGAGTACTGGTTCAGTAAATTTAAATAAATTTAGAAAATAGGAGATTAATATGAAAATTTTATTTTTAGATTTTGATGGAGTCTTAAATACGTCAATAAGATTATGCGAAGCAGAAATGTTAAGAATAAAACTACGAAGTCAGAATGTATCTCTTAGTCAAATACAAAACTTCGCATTAGATATAGACCCTAAATTAGTAGAGAATCTTAATAAAGTAATAAAAGAAACAGGATGCAAAGTTGTTATTTCTTCCTCTTGGCGAATGTTTGGATTAAAATTTTGTATAGATATATTAGAATTAAAAAATTTTAAAGGTGAAGTTATAGATCAAACTCCTTATGAATTTAATGAACTTATGACAAGAGGAGAAGAAATACAATTTTGGCTTGATAATCATTCTAATATCGAATCTTTTGCAGTGGTTGATGACGAAGTTATTGAAATTATGGGAACAATAAGCTATACAGACAGGATTGCTGCTACTAGTTCTACGAATATAGATGGTGGATTAAATGATGCGGTTATAGACCGATTAATTCAAATATTAAATAAACAAGGAGATTAACTATGACTTATGAAGAATATGATGATTTAAAATATAAAATTACAAAATATGAACTTTCAACAGATAAAATTGAACTTCTTAAAAGAGATAATAAAGTTTTAGAAAATTTAAAAGATGATAAGTTTAGTAAATTACAAATTTCAGTATCAGGTAATGCAGTTGCAGGTAATACAAAAATATTATCTACTGGTGATTTAAAAGAAAGAAATAATATTATTAATTTTTTAATAAAAACGAATGAATCTAAAATTAAATATGAAGAAGAAAAAATAGCAATGTTATAAAAATTACTATAAGTCAAGGGAAAATTCTCTTGACTTTTCTTTATATATATGATATAATATATATAGAAGTTAAAAGAAGTAAAAAAATAAAGGAAGTGTTGAAATGACAAAAATTAAAATAAATGATATTAATAGTTATACAGATAGCATGAAAAAATCTTTACATGAAAAATCATTTTTTTTAAGAAAAATAAAAGCTGATAGTTTCTTAGACTATGGATGTGCAGATGGAGCACTATTAAAATTTATCCAATCTTTACTTCCTGAATGTAAATATGTAGGGTATGACATATCAAAGGAAATGTTAGAAAGAGCAAAACAAAATAGTGATATTACATTTACAGATGATTTAGATTTATTAAGCCAAGAGAAAACGAAAAATAGTGCTTTGATTCTATCATCAATTATTCATGAAATATACTCTTATGCGGATCCAACGGAATTTTGGAATGAAGTATTTACAAAAATTGATACTAAGTATATTGTTATTCGTGATATGATGATAAGTGATTCACAAATTAAAACAAGTAATTTAAAAGATGTAAAGAAAGTAAAAGAAAAAAATAATGGGAATTTAGAAGATTTTCAAGATAATTGGGGAGATATTGCTTTAAATAGAAATCTTATTCATTATTTATTAAAGTATAGATACCTTAAAAATTGGAATCGAGAAGTAAAAGAAAATTATTTACCATTAACACTAGAACAATTAATTGCGGAATTACCAGAAAATTATGAAATCATTTATATTAAACATTATACTCCTAGATTTTTAAAGAGATTTGTTAAAAAAGATTTCAATATTAAATTAAAAGAAAAAACTCATGTAAAAATGATTATAAAAAGAAAGTAAAACTTGGAGGATGATTGCAATGACTAAAATAATAAAAATTGAAGTTTCTACAAATTATTGCGAAAGTGATGAAACATATTATTATTTAATGAATGGCAATATTTCTGAAATGGAAATAGCTATTTTAGGCAATAGTTTATGCTATGAGAACGCCATAGAAACAGGAAGCATCGAACAAGCGGAAGAATATAATGAAGAATTAGAATTTTTTATTTATTGGGAAATTGCAGAAGAAACAAAAGAAGAAATTCTTGAAAAAGGTTATGAAATTATTGTTTATTAATAAGGAGGTAACTTTATGGAATATGTATATGCGGTAAATTGTAATTGGAGAAATACAGATAATCAAGTATTTATATTTAAAAATGTTGAAGATGCAATTTTATATGCATTGAGATTAGCGAGTGAAGGCGTACGTTATAATGATGATTTTAAAGTTATAACTGATAATGAAAATGAGTATTGTATTCAATGGCATTTTGAAGGATATTGTATAACAGTTACTAAAGAGGAATTAAGATAAATTTTAATTTACTAAATAGTTTATAAATTGAGAAAAGTGAAAAAAGGGTTATAGTAGCTCATTACAAACCAGAAACCTTGAGACTTAAATCGCAAGATAGTCGACAGACCATTGGGTAATTCCATAGGAGTGCTGTTAGGTAGTGACTCAATTTTAATAAGGAGGATTTATGTTTTTTTATGTATGGATTATGACAGCATTTATGTTATCGTTTTTTGGTAGGAACTCATTAGATATAAGTATTTTATTTGGATTCGTATTTGCGGGAATTATTGTTATGAGTCCGCCGATGACATTTGTAGTTGCAGTAATATATTGTTTTATTTCAGCAAGCATCTTAGTTTTATTTGCGAATAAAAGCAATAAAAATTTAAAAGAATTAATAGAAAAGAATAAAGATAAAAGTCAATAAATTTTATTGACTTTTTATTTTATTTATGATATAATATATATAGAAATAAGAAAAGGAGAAAATTATGAAATTAAAAGGAATAGACTTAATAGGAGAATATACTATAAAATATTTTGATGATTATCTTGAAATACTTGATGAAAATAATAATCGAATTTATTATGAAAATTCTTATGATTATTGGACAAAAAGAGAATATGATGAATGTAATAATGAAATTTATTTTGAAAATTCTGATAAGTATTGGTTCAGAAAAGAATTTGATAAAAATAATAATCAAATTTATTTTGAAGATTCTGATAGATTTTGGATAAAAAGAGAATTTGATAAAAATAATAATGAAATTTATTATGAAAATTCAAGGGGTATTATTATTGGTAATAGACCAAAAGAAGTAAAACAGTATACAGTCGCGGAATTAGAAAAATTACTTAATCAAAAAATAGAGATTATAGCAGAAAGTTAGGAGGTTCCATATGGGAT